AAAAGAATTAACGTTCTTTGCACAAGCCCCTCACTTTAGGGAGGGGTTATTGACGGAAACAGATGATGTATGAAAGTGATATGAAGAATGCCAGAATTGGTCTTGGTATGACATATTTTAACGATTATACACCAACATTTAAGTCTGTTGAAGTTTTTTCACTTGAAGAAATAGAAGAATACGTTAGTAAGGGTTATGCAATAAAAATTAATTGTTAATTATTATGGAAAGAAAGTATAAGACATTTGGTGATGTTAAAGTAGGTGATGTTCTGTATATCATTGAATATGGTGACATACCATCAATTTTTGAAGGACATGCCAGTAAGGTGGAATATCCATCTGATAAGTCTGTGACAATTACTATTGCAGAGAAAGTACCTAATTCTCCGGAAAAAGAAGGTGAATTCAAGATTAATTTGGTAAGTCGTGATGCAGACAAGACTTATTATGATGTTTTCACGACTGAAATTGATGCAAAGAGGAAAATCTATAATATGCTTCTGGATAAGATTAAGGATAATCAAGCCGAAATTGGTATTGCCTTAATGAAGATTGATAGCTGCAAGGAACTTATTAAGAAACAGAAAGAAGAAATTAAGAAATATGACGTTTAATATCTTTTAACGACTGTTTCACATTTATTAAGTAAAATTGTTTGGCAGATTGAAATATTCTTTGTACCTTTGCATCATCAAACAAATAAAGGAGATTAAAGACATGACAACAAAGCAGAAACTTTACAAGGAGTACCTTGAGTTGAAGAATGAGTATTATACCCTTAAAGGTGAGACTGATAAGGTTGTTGAACTGACTGACGAGTATCTGAATGGCCGTGTGTTTGACCATAATGTACGGAAATCAAAGACCTCTGTATTGGAGCATGATATTACTTGTATGAAAAATGGTATCGCTTCTGTTAGGAAAGAACTAAAAAGGGAGGAATATTTCAAGACACCGGAAGGTGAGAAGTATAAGTCAGGTCTTTTGGCAAGACGTACAAGTCTTACTGATAAGATTAAGGAGATTGAGACAAGTGCAAGGAATTATATTTCCGGTATCATCGAGGATTACTTAGGTAAGGGATGGGAAGTCGGACGGATGGGCAGATGGATGCGTATCTGTTATGTTAAGGGTTACGATAAAGATGGTAAACCACTTGTCAAGCGTTCTTACGATTTCTCAATTGACTACGAATGCAGAAATGGTGAAGATAAGTTCTGTCTGAACTATCCTACTTGTGGCTCATGGGATTTGCTCAATGACGAGGATATGCGTACATATCTTGCCGGTGTAGGCAAGTTCGGTACAGATAAACATATCTTGGGGGCTATTATGAATGGTATTAAGACTTGGCTTAAACAAAACGATGAATACAGAACTATGCTTTATAGGATTGATGATAAACTCATAAATCCGGAAGCACTTAAAGATTAACACACATTAACAGTTCTTTAACGCAGTTTAACTAAAATTTTTTGGTAGTCTGCGTTTTTTTCACTAACTTTGTGTCATCAAATTAAAGGAGTATATATAGTATGGCAAACTTAACAGACAAAAAGGCAATTAACAAGTGGATATTTTTCACATTCAATTATCCCCATCGTTTTATTGAACAAGTTTGGCATGACCAACCTTTATTGATGGCACATATCAGAAGTAAATTTAATGGTGATGTCAATAAGTTGTATTGTGACTTAGACCGCAAAAATCGTGATAAGTTGCTTACTTATGTGTTGGAAAACTATGATGATGAACCTAATTACATTGAGCCATGTTCAGAGGATTAAATTTAGGTGTTATTGAAACCGCAATCAGAGAAGATAATTCAATTAATTCCATTCTGTTGTATGACTATGTGATGGATAATTTTCTTCCTGATGTGTCAATTGATGATTTCACGGGTTCGGAAATGTTGGAAAGACTGACAGATGAACAGATAGAGGAATTGTCAGAGTATGCGTTAATTCTGTTAAAACGTAATAATTAGCATGAATAAGATTAAGTATTGGCTAAAATTTATATTCTTAGCGTTAGCAGATATATCTATGTGTGAATGTTATAATAATAAGAGTGATAAGTTCGAAGATTATTGTAAAATTAATTAATATGAGAAAACTATTTGTATTTACATTCAGTCTTGTTAGTATTCTGTTACTTACAAGTTGTGGACCGTCTTATTATGTGTCCACCAGACCTTATGGCTACATTCCTGATTTCTCTCGTACATTTTCTGATAGGAGTGTATATCGTCCTTCCCATTATCGCAATTTTATAAGGGAAAACAATCAGTACCAACGGCAATCGGTTGCACAGAACGCTAATGCAAATGACGGTACTAAACGTTTTTCAACAGATGGAAGAAGTGATGAAGTATTTCTTGTAAAGAGTTATCTTGATACACATTCAGAAACAAGAAAACCGGTATATCATACCACCTATACAACATCATATAATGATAATGGTGAGGTAACTACGACTTATACAACTGATTATGTCGGCACTAAGAAAGAGGAACAATACTGGGAGGAAGTGAAAAAAGAACAGAAGAAGATGTATAAGGAAAACCGAAAAAGAAAGAAGGTTAGGGTAAATAGCCATAATTTTGAAGATTTAACTGAGTGATTAACATCTTTTAACCGAGATTATTTGGTAGTCTCGGTTTTTTTTATTACTTTTGCAGTGTCAATTTAAAAAGTAATATATGTTTGAAGAAGTAATTTATTTCGATGGCAATGGTGTTATGATTGATTATGATTTTGCCAAATATGATGGCGGTATTATTCAATACGGTTTTGGTAATACTGAAAATGCAAGTGATTCTGTATATTCTGACCGACTTTACGGATGGGATAGCAAGAAGTATAATGAGACGTGTCAGAAGATATGGGGTAATCAAGGACAAGCGTTCTATTCAGACCGCCATCCGGAAGATGTTGAGAAATTTTTACGTATAATGCTTGATAATGAGAACTTAACTCTTGTACGTATTTTACGTTATGAGAATGCCGCGACTGGTTATCCTTATTGGAGATTTGATTTTAATAGATAATAAAAAAATAATCAATATGAAAGTAACTATTTTTTCAGCAAGTGTAAATCCGTCTTACTATTATGACCTTATGGCAATTGGTAAGATGTCTTATGACCAAGCAGTAGAGTTTTTCACAAAGGAAGATACTATCCATGCTTGTACCTATCATTTCTATGAAGTAGACCTTACGCAGCCTAATGAGTTTTTCTTTTGTGCTGATGGTGCAAATTATGGTGATGGCTCTGATACAATGTTTGTCTGGACTAAAGTGGAAAATAATTAATATCAATAATTAAGTATTATGATATACGGGTATGCAATTATCACTAAAAAACGTGATGGATGGTATGATGATGCAATGGAATGGTATGAGATACCAAAAGTTAGACTATTTGCCACTGAAAAAGACAGGGATAATGCCTTTAACATAGAACAGAAGAAGGATTATTGTACTGAAATTGCAAAGTTTGAAACGAAAGAGCAACAAGGCGGTCTTACTATATCAAAAAATCGTTCCTAACGCATTATTTTTATTAAAAGGCATAGTTTATCATCTGAACATATAAAACGGCTCTGTGAGCCTTAAAAATGAGTTTATGGACAAATATGAGAGGTTAATTGGGAAAATAACAGAAGCGGAGCATAATTTGGATGAAGCACAGAAGAAGTTGGCTGCTGAAATCATTAAAGATAAAATAGATTTTTCCGACTTTGAGCCGGATGAGTTCTTCAATGAGCCACCGGATTTGAGACTTGAAGCACTTAGTGGCAATGAGTTGGCTTTGTCTGATGATAAGGATAATGCAAACTATATTGACGCTTTCATAAACCATAAGGGTAAAATAACGTATAAGGAGTATAAAGAACATTTTATGACCGGATTTCTATAAGGAATATGAAGAAATATAGAGCAGATTACGAATGTGTTATTGATGGTGAGAAACATTATCCGGATTCGGACTACTTTTCATCCGAAAATGATGAGAAAGCCTTGGAATGGGCAAAGTATCTTGCATCTGAAGGTATAGACTATGCTGATGTAGGTCATGTTGATATAGAACTTGTCTATGTGGCTGAATGTGATGAAGAATGGAACGAAATAGGACTGATTTACTATTGAGCCAGGACCTAGGTACCTTAAGTTATTTTAATAAAATTTTATTATTAAAAATAAAATTTTTCTATAGTATTAGGTCCTAGGTACCTATAGCAGAAAAAAAAAACTAAAAATTAATTAAAATGAAAACAGATTTCAAATACATCAGTTTAGATTTGACAGAGGACAGCCGGACGTGGCTATTGGAAATTTTGCCTAACGTTGCTTGTTTCCAAGGTAAGACTAAATCAGAAGTTCTTCTTGATAAGGTTGTTCTATTGAGGGATTTCGATGTAAAACATTTTGATAAAGAGTTAGTTAATTTCATCTTACAGAAGTACAAGGAATTTGAAGGTGAAAAGATTGATATTAAATTAACAAGATTTGGCTGGGATAATCATGTCATGGCATTCCAATGTACTTGTGATATACCTACAATTCAAGACAAAGATTGCGTATGTGTTATTTCAGTATATAACTATCACAATCCAAAGGAGGCCAAATCAATTACTAAGTGGATTGATTTACAACCAATTTATGTTACTGGAATTTTAAACTTTCATTAAGTGCTATATGAAAAAGAAAGATATATTAATTAATATTTTCACTATCTTACTGGGATTGTTCCTTGTTGGTAGTGTATTATATGCAATATTCAGTAGTATATGAGTAAAATAGTTAAGACAATTTTAGGGATTTTTATCCTTTACTTGCTATGGCTTAATTTCGACAAAGCAGTAGCAATTGGAAATGCAGTGTTTGATAAGGCATATAAGTGCCTTGTGGAAAAAAATGATACAATTAACATTAATTAACGAGAATATTTTGGTATTCTCGTTTTTTTGTATTACCTTTGCATAACAAACATAAAACATATAGTAAATTATGAATAAGATTAAGGCAACGATTTTTGAGTGTTCTACACCTTACCAACTTGAGCAAAAGGCTGTATATGGTAAAGGTTGTAGGATTTCAATTGAGCCAAACTCTCCGGCCTGTATTGGTTATCACAAATTAGATTTGCTGCGTGATGGCTTTGAGGACAATATTTCAGAGAGAAGTATGGTAGAGATTGTTGATAGAAAAGGCAGCTCTGTTTTTTGGGGTTCGTTTGATAGTTTAATTCAGAAGTTAAGTGAAAAGTAAAGGTTATATATATTATCAACCCAATTCAAAGGATTTGAAAAATCTTTTTGGGGATTGTGTTATTAGGGCATTTTCCAAGACAGAGGATAAGTCGTGGGTAGAAATATATGACGAACTTGTTCCTATTGCAAGAGAACTGCAATGCATGCCAAATACCAAGCATGCGTATGTGAAGTGGCTTAAAGCACATGGTTATGTCTATACCGGTATTTCAAATAAAAAGGGAAGTAAAAGGCCAACGGTTTCCGGTTTTGCAACAAGCCATAAGCAGGGACGATATGTAATGGTTGCAGCAAATCATCTTGTGGCAGCAGTTGATGGTTCTTTCTATGACAGCTGGGATAGTGGAGAAAAATGTTTATACGGATATTGGCAAAAAATAAATTAATTAATATGGAAAAAATCAATTTTATTTACATTGGTAAGGATTGGAATGGCAATCCTAAGACAAATTTACCTACCGGTGAAATTAAGTGTATTAAGACGAAATTATCAGATGATAAGTTTCACTTAGTTCCTATTGTGCCTTATACCCGTTGGGAAAAGGTTGAGGACGTTAAGGAGGTATGGGTTCGCGGCAAAGGCTGGATTAAGATTGCCAACAGAAAGCAATATACCATTCCGGCATTTGATGGAACTATTGAGCATTTTGCTGATTATCTTAATGAATATGGTGATGATGTCATGTGCTATTGCCTTAATGGTGATTTATTTCATCGTAGTGGTGATTGTTGTGATATTAATTATATTAACGAATACAGATGCCTTAGACACTATGGTGCAGAGAAATTCAATGAATATACCACGCATTTTAATGCTATGATTGATTATCAGAGAAAATGGTTTATCGAGCACCATCTTCCGGTATTCAAAGCACATGGCTATGGTGACAAGGTAGTGGAGAATTGGCTTTTTAAACCGGAATTTAATCTTGGTTTCTCTTTCTTGCCAATTCCGACAATGGGTGTTGATATTATCTATGATGATAAATTGTGCGAGAATTTATATAAGAAACTACGTTATTGGGAATTATATGAGAAGCATGAACAATATCCGGAATATGCCAAACATAAGAAAGTTGCTGACAAATATAAGAGTGAACATGAAAGTATACGAGGTGATTACGAATATGAGAAACTTTGCGAAAAATGTATGGAAATTGACCATATTATCCACAAAGATGTTCAAGCACAAATTAACAATGAGATAGAAAATGGACGTGATGGATTTCCAATTTGTTTTAAAGACAGATTGACTATTCTGTATGGTAAGGAAGTAACTGAAGAATATAACTTTCTCTGTTGTAAATTCAAGGAAAGTGAGAAAACAGTTAAAAAAGTTGCATAACAAATTAAAAATTAATTAACATGAAAATTTCAAAGAATGTAAAGATTAAGGATATACTTGCTGTACTTAACAAGTTATCCAACGAACAAATTAAGGAATTTGTAACAAATAGTACAAGGCCATATCATGTGCCAGAGAAATCAATCGTATATGACGTGGTTAAGCAAATCTATGGTGAATACACTATAAGCAGTATGTTGATTGTAAAGGCATATCTTTCAGAGGTGCTGATTAGTAGGTTGCCGCCAGCTGAATAAAAGTTAAAGGAGAGTTTTTTAGCAAAAATTAACTCTCTTTATTTTGTTTTATCAATTTTTTGTAGTACCTTTGCAACTGAAAAATAGAAAAAAAAATGACAAATAGTAAGAAAATCAGAATTATTAATGAATATGTAGAGAAGGGTCTTGGTGAACAAGTAGTATTGAAGATTGAAGATAGGTGGAGTTTCGACCCTGATGTTTTGCCTATTAAGTATGCTGTTCGTGAGCAGTATACGGTTTCTGACGCTCTTAAACAATTCAAGGAGCAAAAGGGCTATATCTATGAGGGTATTAACATTAAAGACCTTCAGAAGAACATTGAGCGTAATCAACCACTAACCATTAGTGCTGAATATCAAGACACAAAGGAAAAGTTTCATGCTGAACACCCAGACTATCAGAAGAAACTTAGAGAAAAACTAAATGCTTATCTTGGCATTGTTAATAAATATAAATCTCAATTTATTTATTCATAAATGAAATATTTAAAGCAATTTATCAAAACATTATCAGAAAAGGTTGAGATTAAGGAAAACGAAAAATCAAATAGTACATATTGCATTATTGATGATACATTTGTAGTACGTCTGTCAGACCATCTTTCTCCGTCTGATGCACGAACCGGTATCAATGTGAATGTTGTATCAATTTGGAAGAATCCGGATTTTCTTGTGATTTACAAGAATACTCTCAACCCCATGTTAATGGATAGAAAAGAGGTCAAGACTTATATTAAGTTTTGTTACACTAATTGGCAACTTGACAATATCACCAACAAATCAAGAGATAAGTGGACTAAGGCTACCGGTGGACTTACCGGTGAGGACAAGTATGTCTATGGAATAAGTGAACGCTATCCAACCATCAAGGTATATAAGGATTGGAAACAACTTCATTCCACATTAGGCTCAGTCAACCGTTTTAAACCCATTAATAAGGACGTAAGAAAAGTATTTGAGATATACTTCTGTGAGAATAAAATCAATGGTGAGGACATTTTGCGTCTTATCTATGAGAAGATAAACGGCACAACAGAGAAAGACCAAGCCATTGAGATTATAGAGAAATATATCAAGGAAAAACCAAAGGTGGAAAAAGGAATTGTAGCGAGTGTTGTATCAGACAGAACACCATCCGATGTAACACATGTATCAAGTGATACAACACTTACACATTTTGAAACCGCTTAAAGTATGTGATATGGAATATAAAGAGATTACACCAAGTCTTATAAAAACATTGAACGAAGCAATTGTCAAGGATTCCGGAAAGGACTTTTTTGAAGCACTGGGCTTTGATGTCTATGATTGCTATGATAATCGTTGGGAACTATCCGGAATTCATACCAAGGGCGGGGTTGAAATGACTATAATGATAGACAAAGAGGATTGGATTTCATCATTAAATGAGTATTATGAATACTTTGATGTGGATGAAGAAATTCGTATGTATCGGGAAGACCCAAATAGCTATTATTGCAGAGATTTTACTTGCAGAGAGAGTGTGGAGGATTTTGAAGATTGGGATAACTACATATCTGAACTTGTAAATATTGTAAATGCCGGTGGAAAGTATAGTTACCACAAGCATCTTCATCACGACACAGCAAAATCAGTTCTGTTATTTCCTAAAACAGAAAAATTTAAACTTGACGAACTGGATAAACTTGAAGATACAGAACTTATGGATTTGTATTATTCACATCCAAGTGAGGTTAAGATGTTAAGTCTTGATGAATTTGCCGACCATTTCAACCGGAATAGTGAATTTGTTATGGATAATTATATGAAATTTATCGGTTAATGAGATACTTGGTTTTTATCGGAATTGCCCTTATATTGACATCTGGCTTTCTCACAATTGAATGGTTCACTTGGTGGGCATGGATTTCACTTGCAGTTATATTTGGAGTAAGTTATGAGTGCTTCTATGTGTCGCAGGAGAACAATGTGAAGATTACAATGTCAATCATTGAAAAAATGGAGCAATTAGAACACCAGTGTACTCGAATGAGTACGTTGTTAGGTGATATACTCAATGTAGAGCACCCTAAGAAAAAAATTGATACAAGTAAATTTAAAAAGAATTAAATATGGCTGAGAAGAAAGAAAAGTTAATTAAGGAGTTTTTATCAAACGATATTAAAGTTGGCGATAATGTTATCGTTAAGAAGAAACTCTTGGGTGGCTATTCAAATAATCCGGAACGTGATGTAACGGTTACGGTTAAAGAAGTGTACGACCATTCCATAAAGGTATCAAATACAGAGAACTACTTGGATGATGTTGTTCTTGAAGATGGCCAATACAAACGCAGCCTTTTCTGTGTAGGTGCAAATCCATTCCCTAATAAGTGTTGGAGAAGTGAATTACGTACAGTCAACTTTGATATTTCTTGTATGTTAGGTTTACTTGGAATTAATTGCCTTCGTGATACTCCCAAACGTGACAAAAAGGAATATGTATATAAGGGCATTTGTATTCCGGAAGTGAACGATAATCCTTATATCATTGATAAGGACGGCAATAAGCAGTATTACCAACGTGATTATTGTTGGACACTTGAACAAGAACAATTATTTATTGAAAGTATATATCAATCTATTAATTGCGGCATGTTGGTTATTCGTAAGAGGTCTTATGAGTATATTGAAAAGGAGATAGACAAAGGTAATACTGAAGTCGCTTTTTTCGACATAGTTGATGGAAAACAGCGTTTACATTGCCTTATAAGATTTTTGTTCGATGAATTTAAAGACTTGCATGGTAACTATTATTCCGATTTATCAGATAGAGCGAAACGTCTTTTTGGTAACTCGCAAATGATTACTTACGGAGAACTTGGCGAGAATGCTACAGATGAAGATGTCATCGCTACTTTCCTTGGAGTTAATTATACTGGCGTACCTATGTCACAAGAGCATATTGACTATGTTAAAGAAATACAAAAGAAGTTGTAGTTAACTTATATTAACAAAATATATTCTTTTTTTAAAGAAAAAAGTAGTACCTTTGCAATACAAATGAATAAGAAAGATTTTTACCAATTATCAATCATAACATTCTTAGCACTTGCGGCGTTTGTTGATTTTCCGTTATTCTTAACGTTGGTAATAGTATTTTGCATTATGACGTTTTTTATCATGCCGACGTTTGACTTTTCGGAAGAAGATACAAGATTAATAGCAAATATGGATACGGATATATCAAAGTATAATGAGACGTTGTTAAAGGTAATGACCATTATCGTAATGGGTAGTATGTTAGTGTGTTTTCTCCATAAACCTATTTTATATATTATGAGCAATGAATAAAAATGTAACTGAGAAGTATCGGAAACTGATAGATACAGCGCCTGTTGTGTTCGTGCCATTTACAGGAAGTGACGATATACTTGATTTATCAGTCAGTCGTAAGATTAACAATAAGCATGAACTGGCAAGACAGTACCCGGCCAATACTTATATAACAAGGGAATACAAAACAAACACATCAACCGGATATATCTTGGTTTCAAAGCATTATCTCAGAGAAAATATTCCGGAATTAAAGAAAGCAAAGACCGCTGAATTGATAGAAGCGGCAGAGAATATAATTAATAATTTTATTACGCAATTAGGACTAATAGAAAATGGATATCAATGAGAAAATTCTTTTAGAGAAGTTTAATCTTCCAGATGAAACAAGGGTTCATAAGATGCATGAACTTGTCTATAACTACCTTAAAACATTTCACGATACAGACCACATGGAAGAAATCAAGCACATGAGGGAAGATGTTGAAAAGGCAATTAATGGCTTTGAAGATGCTTATGACAAGAGATATGAAGAGGTGAATAAACTTCTTTTCAAATTCTGGAAAGTAAGTAAAATGGATGAAAAGGGTAATCCTATTCCGGTGATGTATATCTTCCCATATAAGTTACTTAGAAGCAATTGCTATCTTTTCACACTATGTTCGTACATTAAACCTGAGTATAATGCGAATAATGGTTTACATGAGGAATCTTTCGACATTATGGAAAATTATCTTTTTGAGAACTATGACCTTCTGTTTGAAGAGACCACTGAGGATGAAATGATGCTTAACGCGAAGACTTCATGCGAGGATGCTTTGGATGAACGCATGTGGAAGTTGAAATATCGTGACCATGTACTCGAATGAGTACGATAATAAATTATACTAATTGACTTTTATTATGTACGAACCAGATGATTGCCCCTATAAGGGATTAAATATGTGTCAGAAATGTCCTCGTTTCAATCATGACACAGCAGAATGTATGTCTTTGACAGCAGCCTCAGCAGCAAATAGAACTGATACTATATCAACATCGTTTGTTGCACAGACCTATGAAGAAAGACTTAGTGATTATGAGAAGAAGAGGGCAAAACTTCTTCACCTATCAAAGGAAGCATTGGTTGACTTAATTTTACAAAGACCTTCATATTATTAAAAATGTTTGAAAGAATTAAAAAATTATTTGAAAGTATGGATAAAGAATTAGGATTGAAAGTGTTGGCAAGGACATTTGCCATTAGTGATGTGAGAGAGTTGGAACTTGATGTAGACTTTACACAAGTAACTAAGAGCCGTGTAAGATTTGTAAAGAACACTCGTGGATGCACAAGGAGTATTACATATTCAATTGGTCGAGGCAACTATGAATATGCTCTTGATATACTGAAGAAGTATGGTACTGAGGAAATGGTTGATAAGTTTATTGCAGATAACAAGAGTGCATTTAGACCATCGCTTTCCACTATTACCGCTAATACGTTCTTCATTGACACTGATAAGAACGCCTTGTCAAACTACGTGGCTAAGAATACAGGTAAGAACGCTGTGTGGTATGAGTTTGAAGAGGTTGAGTATTGTGGTAAAACCTATTATGTAGCATATAACTAATACTATATAGATGCCTTTAAAATAAAAGAAAAATAAATATGAGTTACGAAGGAGACGTAGAGAACATTATGACAAAAGCCGAAGAGGATGCAAAGAAACATCGTTTTTTTAACCGTTGTATGAAATCAATCTTCCCTTGGCATCGGAATGAAAAGCCTTTAACTGCACAAGAGGCTTATTTCAGAACAAAGTATGGTGACATTACTTCACTTGATGAGTATATCACTGTGGCACAGAATCATATTGCTCTTGAAATTAAACGATGCATATCACCTAATCTGTATGCAAATGCCAATGAGGATAAGTTCCATTCATATTATGCAATGGTTGACTTTGACGAAGATATGGTTCCATATGTGGATGAGATTTTTAAGCCGTTTAGGGATAATGGTTTCAAATTCATTCCATTACATGACCGTATTGAGGAAATCAATAATGCTTCTGTATGGCTTATTAGCTGGGATAAACGTCGCAAATTAGAACGTTAAACCCTTGATTTTTATGGTTAAATCTGTTATATTAATACTTAATTAGTATAGCAGATTTTTATGGCTAAAGAAATACAAGACATATTAGAAGAAAGCTTCAGAGCGCATCTATTTATTGAGTTTTATTATAACAATAATGGTAAACTGTTTATACTTGAGCAAAGTGACAGACAGTTAAACGAAGAAGTATTATTAGAAAACTATGGTGTCTTTAAAGGTTGCAAAAACCTTGCATATCAGTTATTGGACTTTATTAAATCAAACAATGGAAAGAAAACGGCCAATTTTAGTATAAAACATTGTCCGTGGCTTGAACAGATTAAAGTAGCATTAAACTATCAAAATGGTGAAGCAGCATATATTCCTGAAGATAGCGTGTTTGTTAATGATAAATTCAAAACAATTTATATATTATTTAATCCAAATTTTACTAATACATCAGATGGTTTATCACTTTTGATGCATGAATTAATGCATGCATATCAAGATTATCAATTAAGGTTAAAAGGTCTCTCGCTTGAAAACGAATTTAAGAAAATAGGCTACGATAAGAATAAGACAGATTATTCTGAGGATTTTGCAATTAAGGATAAAAGGAAAAGAGAACTTAAATATAATCTGTCTTGGGTATTATATCATTTCAATGATTTCGAACGGTCTGCATATATAGCACAAATAGCAGGGTATCTTGATAATTGCAAGCAACGATTTTCAACAATAAATGACGTATTTAACTTTTTAAAGAATACAATAGTATATAAGAACTGTGAAACAGTCTTCGAATGGACAAATGAATTAATCAATCTAAAAGACGAAGAGTTACAAGAATTTGTTCTTGATGAAGTAAAGGAATTGTCTAATTATCAATTCAAAGATTATACACAATTTGTCCAATGGTTAAAAGGAAAGTTAAACAGATATAATAATAAGTTTAATACAATTTTACCAAAAATAGCGAATGAGCATTTAAGAATGATAAGAACATTAATGCAACCAGTTACAAAATCAATAAGAAGATATTAATTAATATGGAAAATAATATATTTGAAAGAGATTTTCAAACTCATCTATTCATTGAGTTCTACTATAGAAAACCTTTACATGGAACACTATTAGAGCATCTTAATTCAGAAAGTTATAACAAAATATTGTTAGAACAATATGGTGTATTTGATGGCTGCTATGACTTGGCTAAACAAATAGCAGAAGAAATACCATCACTTAGCAAGAAAGAGGAAATTTTTGTAACATTTAAAGATAATAAATTCGTTAATAAAGTTAAACTTATTTCGGATAGTAGTATTGATATAATGGCTTATGACCCTGACGAAACAATTTTTAATAAACATTTCAATATTTTAAAATTAGTAATTAGAGTCAACCCTAACTGTATCAATAATGATGATATCATTCCTTTAATAATGCATGAATTAACCCATGCTTATCAGGATGCTGAAATGTACAAAAGGGGTGATAGACTTTTTTACCAACTTGAACGTGAAAACTATTATGGCTCACAAGAAGGCAATGATACAGAACTTAGAAAAATAATTGCGGACATTATTTATTATTCAAATAATTTTGAGCGTGGTGCATATATCGCACAGATTGCCGGTATGCTACAAGTTGATGGAATAAAGATTGGAAGCGTTAGTGATGCATACAAATACATAAGAAATACACAGGTATACAAGGACTATATACAGGTATTAACGAATATTCAAAAATTAATTAATACCAATGACGAAAAGGATAAACAACTGATATTATCTGAATTTAATAAGTCTGCATTAAGGAAATACAAGAGTTTTTCAGATGTAGCAAGGTGGTTAAGACATCGTGCATCAAATATAAAGAAGAAATTTGAGAAGACGATTCCAAAGGTTATCTTTGATAACGTGGAGTTTAAACATCCTGTAAAATAAGAAAAAAAGTTAAATATTATATATGGCAAGAAGTGTTTTTAGAACAGTATTGGTTATTGGTGATAACCATGAGGAATTAATCAAGAAATATTCAGCTGATACCAAGGTTGAACGGTATGTTAAGTGCAAGTTAGATGATGCAGAAAAATTGCATAAGTCTTTTCTTAAACTTATAGAGGCAATATTGGATAGTAAGGAACTTGAAATTAGTGAAACACAGAGGGAAAACTATAAGAAATTATACCTCAATATCAAGGAGATGACTGATTTTGAATACTATCAATATTACACCAAGGGTTGTTATTATGATGAGGAAACAGGTGATGCCTTAACGGATGAAAACCCTGAAGGTCATTATCGTTATGAGAAGTGTTATGAGGAAAGACTCAAGAACCATAATGAAGAAGGTCCTTTCAGTAATCCGTTTTGGCTTAATGATGCCACAAAGTCATATTCAGCAAGATATAAGGATATCTGTTGGGAGAGGATGCACATGTATGAAAAGGAAACAGAGATATACAAACGTGCATGGGAACTTGTTGTGGATGATGATGACCCAAAGGATGAAAAAGAGGAAAGAATTAAGACAAATATGATTGGAAAACTTGGATATTTCCTTAATTTTAAGGATAAGGATGAATATATCAGGCATTCATGTTCATTCTGGTGCTATGGTGTGATTACAGAAAACGGATATGATGAAGTGACTTATCAGATTTCAGATAAGGATTGGGTTGCTAATTTCTATGATAAATACATTAAGAATATCAAGGGAAATCCACTATTAACAATATATGAGGTAAGAAGTCTTAATGATTAACAAAAATTAACTGAGATTATTTTGTAGTCTCAGTTTTTTGTAGTATATTTGTAACGTAAATAATTAATATAATATATAATATTATGAAATATGACATGTCAAATGAAGAAGACAAAGCCCATATACGTAATAATAAAGATGTAATATGGTCAATTTTACAAAGTGGCTATGAAAAACTTGGTGGCTTTAAAGGTTTTGCTTCACGTACTGACATGATTAAGAAATCACCATTTTTTACTCTTGGATACTGTGATGGCGAACTTGTTACTGTTACTGTATACAATGGCTATATTGGTGGAAACAAATGCGTTGGCGCAACTTGTGTAAAAGATGGCCGCCACGATGCTGCTGTTAAACTTTTAGAAATGATAATTCATTATAACATTGTTAATTGGAACCAATGGGTTTGGATTGAAGCAAGTGGAAAAATTGAGGATATGTGTAAAAGATTAGGTGGCTTCAATGTACCGTCAAGATTTGCAACATTATATATTGAGACAATGCACATAGATGCTGTTGATGATTACCATTATAAACGTAAGATTGGTGATAAAATAGAAACTAAAACCATTTTTGGGTTTAAAAATTCAGATATATTTGAATTTTTAAAAAATACATTAAATAATGATGTAAAGCGTTTTGTTGATAGCATTGGTACTACAATTACAGAGTCTCAAACTGAACAAGAACGTTTGTGGCAAAAGTTTAATATGATGCGTTCTGAAATAAAAAGACAAGCAAGTATTATTGGCTTTTTTGTAACTATGAAGGATGATGAATTAGTCAATGAATATCCCCAAGAAGCATTAGATAAACTTAAAAGTGCAATGAAATACATCAAGAATGCAATTAATACTAATAATCTTGAAGATATGGATTTAAGAACTGCAAAAAACTATTATTCAGAAGGCCTAAGAGTATTAAGAACATCAACCGTTTTAGAGCCATTAAAAGTTGGCGCTGCATAACTCAAACAGATAAAGGTGGATTCAATTAAGAGTCCACCTTTTTAAATATCAATTTTTTTGCGAATTATATCCTTTGTTGTCGGAATATATATTTCGTTCCAATCATCATCAACAAGATGGTAGCAATAAACATCTTTTTCTTCTAGCAAATATGCCACGTAATGATATCTTTGTGAATTGTCTTTTAACGCCCACCATCCATCTTCCGATACTATCTTCAATAATTCCATTTTTTCCTTTATTTATTGTTAATGTAATCAATTATTCCCTCAATATGTGTTCTTACTACCGCATGAATACCTTCTTCTGAAACCATGTATTTAAGGTCATCCTTGTTATCATAGAAGAAATTCTCAGTTAATACGGCAGGACATTTTGCGTTTTTGATAATATAGAAACCTGCTTCTTTATCACTATCTCCGTCTGATGTATCCTTACGTATTTTTCTTCCTTTGAAGTTTTTCTCTGCCCTTTTGTAAAGATATTCAGCAAGAACATCGGATTTTGTTTTACCTCTTGTTGTATATGCTTCCCATCCTTGTCCGGTCATCCATTTGGTACTGTCACCAACAGCATTTGCATGGACTGAAATCATTATTACGTTGGAAACGCCACTTTTATTGCAAATTGCGTTAACCCTCTTAACCCTTTCACCAAGAGATATGTCTTTTTTTTCGGTAACAAGTAATCTTGCGTCATAACCCATTGCTTTGAGTTTCGTAACAAGCATATCTGCAATAACCCTAGTATATTTCCACTCCTTAAAACGTCCGTTTTCAGTAAATTCACTTGAAACAATTATAGAACTATCAAGTTTTGGCGATTGCTTGCCTGGACAGTCTTGACCGTGCCCGTTGTCTATTAAAATAATCATCTTTTATGCTGTTTATATACAAATAAATATTCGTTTTAACAATCTTTAAGGTGAATTATTTGGCTATTTCAGAATAATTTTGTACCTTTGTATCGTTTTTAATAATATACATCAATTATGAAAAAATTAATTAATTTAATTGGCGGGTTTTTACATCAACATTTTGAGGATTTTACCAAACCTCTTGTTCTAACTCTTGCATTTTTTGGAATTCTATTTGCAATTGTTGGGCATTATGGTACTATTGGATTTAATCTGAAATGGTTTTTATTTTTTGAATTACCTTTATATCTGTTCTGTATATGGGCTTTATATGGGGCATATAAATTATATAAGAAAGCGAAGAAATTTAATAAACATTAACAGAAAATATTTGGTGCTTTCAAAATTTTATAGTATCTTTGCACAAAAATTAAGAGAAAAATATAAAAACTATGACAAAAGGAAATTTTTTCAAGACAATTGCAAGTGCATTTGTTGAAGTACAAGATGAAGAGTCACAAGTAAATGAAGGTCAGAGTACACCTCCGGCTTCAATCGTTTCACCTGTTATGGCAACGCCGGTTCAATCTGCATCGCCAGTTGGACAACCTGTAGTAAATTCAGACGGTACGATTCAAGGACAACTTGACAATAAACTGTTTGAACAACTTTGTGAGGTTGTAGAGGAAAGCAATATTCCCGGACCTGACTATGTTGAACTTACCAAGGCTGCACAGAATGATGCGATTAAGGCTGTTATCCCTGATGAGAAGGCTCGTTTCATGACAGCATACATTAGTATCAAGGCTACTGCCCCACAGTTAACTAAAAAGGTTGTACTTGACAGTATTGATAGTTATGTTAAGATACTTGAGAATGAGCGACAGAACGGTTTGGAGGAACTACGCACAAAGTGGGTTGAGAATGTTGAGAATCCTGAAAATGAGGTTACAGCTGCACAGGAGGAAATCGTAACACTGCAAAAGAAGCTCCAAGACAAGATTCAATTTGTTGCTGAACAGAAGACGAAGATTGCGAACGCTAAGAATGAGCATAACATCAAGAAGGCTAATTTCAACTACACATTTGATGTATTTGTTAAGAAACTTTTGGATGATAAGGCGCAACTTGATTCAATTCTTCAAGATTAATTAACTAATAAAAAAGAATAGAAAGACATGAATGATTTAATTGTGACAAACGATTCACAGACTAAAATTTCACCTTGGGAGAAGCCGGGTGGTACACTTGGCTTGATAGTAGCTGGCGGTGCTGTGGCCGGTGGCGCTATCCTGTTGTATAAGATTCTGCCGTTTCTTATTACACTGACAACCAATATCATTACACTTGGTATGCTTGTGGCTGTATTGGCCGGCATTGCATTCCTTATTTCGGATAAGAGGTTTAGGAAAACGGTATCAATGGTGTATTTCCTTATTATGCGTAAGATTACAGGTCTTATCATCGAAATTGACCCAATTGCCATTGTAGAGGCTAAGGTTAAGGAAATGAAGGAGAAAATCTCGGTAATCGAGAAACAGATGGGTAATATCAAGGGTCTTATTACGCAGAATCAACGTAGAGTTGATGATAAAAAGGCTGAATTGGAGAAACAACTTGGTATGCTTAAGCAGTATGAGCAGCGCAATATGCTTGACCGTGCAAAAGTTACAGAACGTCAGGTAGTACGTCTGCAAGGTGCTGTTGAGAGGCAGTCAAAGCGTCTGGAAGACTCAAAGAAATGGATGGAAATCCTTAAAAAGTTGAAAGAGCGTGCTGATTTGGTTGTTGTTGACACTGAAAATGAGGTTAATGACCGTAAGGAGGAATATGAGTCAATCAAAGCACAGCATAAGGCATTCTCTTCAATTATGTCTATCATTAAGGGCAATCCTGATGATTTGGAGGACTTCACTCATGCAATGGACTACATGGCTTACGATATTTCTATGCGACTTGGTGAAATGTCTAATGTCATTGACGAGACCGGTGGTTTGCTCTCACAGATTAGTGTTGAGGACGGTGTAACATCGGAAAAGGCCGCACAGTTGCTTCAGAAGTATGAAAATGAGGGTATCGACGGTTTGTTCAGTACAAATAATACGGAAACATATAAGACAAAGGCTATCGAGAATCAAAAGGCTATGTTTGACCTTAATTCACTTAATAGTGCAAGGTATGAGGAACAAGTACCAATTGAGGTTAATACATCTGAAAAAGCCCCTGCCAAGAGAAGTTATTTTAATTGATTAAAATAGGATAATATTATGGCTACAAGAGGAACAATTGTAATTAAGATTAAGGATGAAGACCTTGGCAAAAAGGTAAAGGTTAATCCTACTTATCTTACTAAGGATGAAGAGAGAATTAAGAAGTATGAAACCAAGTGTTTCGAAGTAGAGTTAAGCAAGAAGTATGCTGAAATCTACCAACATTGGGATAGTTACCCAGAGGGACTTGGCACTTCACTTGTGAAGTATTGGGACACTTACGATAAGGTGTTAAATCTCATCCTTGGTGGCGATGCAAGTAGTGTAGATTCTGATGTAACAGGCTATGTTGCAATGGAAGACCGTGATGAACAATATGAAGATTTGCTTCCAAACTTTACCGATGAGTGCCCACGTGTTAGTGAAGAATGGCAATATCTCTTCGATGAAGATGGCAAATGGTATGTCCGTGATGGTTATGATGTTAAGAAATGGACACTGGTAAGTGAGTATCTTAAAAAACATTCAGATGATTAACACTTTTTAACGAAAATTATTTGGTAGTGCGGAAAATTTGTATTACCTTTGCACTACCAAATTTGGAAAGAGAGAATTAAAAACAAAAGTTTAACAAAAAAAAACGTAAATTAATAAAAAAGAATTATGGCAAAAGTTATTGTAAAAAGTTGGGTTCGCTACGCAGGAATTATTCTCGCAGTCGCCGCTATTGTGTTTGGCCTTTGGTGGATGGGACAGTCATCTGATGGAAGTAAGGACACTAAGGGTGTATTCACCAGTGTATTCGGTGGTGGTGACAAGAATGTAATCACCGTTGGAACTAACACCTATGCAGGTTTCCTTCCATTTATGTACCTCAACAACGGTCTTGACCCGAATGAGGAAAGCATCATCTATAAGGATTATGGTATTAAGTTGAAGATTGTAATTCAGGATGATTTCCAAGCAGGACGTTCAGCATTCCGTAATGGTGATATTGACATCATCTATTGTACGGCAGATGCTCTACCTGTTGAAATGTCAGAGGGTTCGGAAATGGCAGATTCACGTTTCTTCAATATTTCCAATTGGTCACGTGGTGCTGATGCTATTGTAGTGAATAAGAACGTTCAGACGGTTGGTAATCTTATTGGTAAGGTTGTTGCTTGTTCTGAGGGTACTGCAAGTCATACACTTCTTCTGAATACCCTTGAGACCAACGGTATAGGTTATGATAAGGTGAATACAGGTTCGAATATTGACCCAAATAAGGTGAATATTAAGATTGTGGCAAGTGGCCTTGATGCAGCAGCAATTTTCAAGGCAGGACAGTGTGATGCCGCAGTAGTGTTCTCACCTGATGACCAAGACATTGTAGCAACTGTTAATGGTGCAAAGGTTCTTGTATCGACCAAGCAGGCAAGTAGCATTATTTGCGACGGACTTATTGCAAAGCAGTCTTATCTTGATGCAAACCGTGAGAATGTTAAGAAGTTGATTTCAGCACTTCTTATGGCTAATGTGAAGATGAATAGCGAACCAAAGGCTGTTGAGCAGGCAGCAAAGGCATTCGCTAAGGGTTATGGTACTGACGAGCAGTTTGCAATTGACGGTTCAAAGAACATTCATTATGTAACACTTGGCGATGAGGCTAATTTCTTCGGTTTGAATGCATCTTATACTGGCGTACAGGGTTCGGAACTCTATTCTAAGATGGCACGTACATATGCAGGTCTTAAACTCTGTAAGTCGCCACTTTCATGGAATAAGGTATCAGACAGTTCAATTATCGAGGAACTTGTGGCAGACCCATCTGGTGTAAAGGGCGAGCAGTCAGCAGAAAAGGCTAAGACGTTCACAGCACCTACAAAGGAGATTGAGACAGCCGCCGCAATGTCGACCAAAAAGGTGACTATCGATTATCCAAGTGGTAGTGATGTTCTCGATAATGACGCGAAGGCGGTAATTGACCGTGAGTTCGTGGGTATCGCAAAGCAGTTCAATGGTTCACGTATCCGTATTGAGGGTAATACCGATGCAACAGGTTCTGATGCAGTCAATGTACCACTTTCTAAGGCACGTGCTCAGTCAGTAGCCAATTATCTCATCAAAGAGTATGGATTTGACAAGAACCGCTTCATTATCGTCGGTAATGGTTCAAAGAAGGCTCTTGCTGATGGTGTTACAGGGGCAAATCAGAATTATCGTACAACTGATTTCGAGTTGATTAACGAGTGATTACATTTACTTTCGAAATATAATATAAGTTCGATGGAGTGGTTGACTAAAAAGTTGGTCACTCCATTTCTAATCTAAAAAATTCTTTCAATGTTTAAAAAGTTATTCAAATTTGGTGGAGAAAGCGACTTTGGTACTGTACAGAATATCATAATAAGTGTCGTTGGTTTCATCATTATCATTTTAGGTTGGCATTTCATATCGGTAAATGAAATTATACCGACTAACATTCTTCCTGACCCATTTAAGGTAGTTGGAAGTTATGGGACACTGATAAGTGAGTATCATATGTTTGGTAATGCATGGTTCAGCCTTAAAATGAATTTGCTTTGTTATGTATATGCCATCGGTTTGTCATTGCCAATAGGTTTTATTATCACTTTATGCCCATTACTTAATTTGCTAATCAGTAAATACATAACGAGTATTAGGTTTCTTCCGTTTGTGGCAATAAGTTCGATATTCGTTTCAATTTTCGGCCTTACATTTAACATGAAGGTATGGTTTTTGACCGCTGCATTGATGGTATATATCATTCCTGCAATTGTTAATAAGATTAATGATTTGCAGAATCCTAAGAATGATAAGGATAATGTATATCTTCAGACAATTCAGACAATGGGTGCATCCAATTGGGAAAAGTTCAGATATGTATATTGGCCGTATGTAACGAGTGGTGTTGCTGATACATGCCGTGATTTGCTTGCTGTCAGTTGGACATATGTAACCGTAGCAGAGTTGATTTATAAGGATGGGGAAATTACAGGTCTTGGTGCATCAATTAATACCATGATTAGGCAGTCGCATATACCAGAGGCATATGCTCTTATCGTATTGATTATTGCAATTGGCTTTGTGCAGGATTTTGTTTTTGCTAAATTAATTAAGAAGTTGTTTCCATATAAAAACTAATTGAAATGGGTAATTTATTTTCAAATATATTGAAGGAAAATGTTGCTGGAAAGACAGTAAACAAAACTACGGATAAAGGTCTTGGTGAAACAGTTGCATGCTCACCTTCTGAAATTGCTTCCGTACTGAAAGACCATGTTGCACCAACTATTACGACACAAGAGGTGGAAATGGTTAGAGAGCAATGTAAGGAAAGTGTTACAAACAGCCAAATTGTTCCTACTAAGAAGTATGACGGTGAATATGAAATTGAGAGCACTCCTAATGTTATCGACCTTGAGAATGTAACACTAAAATTCGGTGATTTCACATTATTTAATAAATTGAATTTCTCAATACCTGATTTTAAGGGTGAGGGACAGTTTATTGCAATCATGGGTGGTAGCGGAAGTGGTAAAACACAACTTTCACGTCTGATTTCGGGACTTAAAAGACCAAATGATGGTGTTGTTAAGATGTATGGTAAGCCTTATGATGAAAAGACACATGTTCCTATGGTATTCCAACAGTATTCTTCATTCCCTTGGATGACAGTTCTTGAAAATGTCGCTTTGCCGTTGAAAATGAAAGGTGTTGGCAAAGAGGAACGTGAAGCAAAGGCAATGGAAATCCTTAAACTCGTCGGGCTTGAAGGACATGAGTATAAATGGGCGCAATATCCATCATTGTCAGGTGGGCAGTTGCAGCGTGTTTCATTGGCACGTAATCTTGCAGGTGATTCTCAGATTATGATACTTGATGAATACAGTTCCGGTCTTGATACTGCATCAAAGGCATCAATGCAAGACATTTTGCTTAAATTGTTCTATGATGATAAGGTTGACCGTACATTTATCATGATTACACATGATATCAACGAGGCAGTATATCTGTCACAGAGAGTTTATCTACTTGATGCTAAGACACATACATTCGGTGATGTGGTCGACGTGAAGTTTGAAGGAAAACGTGATAGAAATATCATTAATACACCAAAGTATCAGGAATATTACAATAGGATTGAAAAATTCTTTAATAAATAATCTTCTATAAATGGTCAAGGTGAAATATCCGTGGCCATTTTTTTATTTTTAATATTTTTTAACTAAAATTTCTTTGTTTTATCAACTTTTTATAGTATCTTTGCATTGTCAAAATAAAAAATATATAGTATGGAAAAGGAAAAGATTTTCAATGAAGTTGAAAAGTTGGTTAAGGAAACATTTAGTGGCTTTCTTGCAGAAGGTCTTGCTGAAAACATGGCCAAGGAGTTTATGAGTATTTTAAAAAAGCGTTGTAACTAATTAACAAACTATGGGATTTGGAGCATATGGAGTGCCTATGATGGCAGCAACAGCAGTTTTAATGAACGGTTCAATGCGAGGTGGTGGCATTGCAAGTGATGATAATGATGACAAACCAAGGAAGTGGTACATAAAATGGTTTGTCGTGATAACATTATTGTTTGGATTTTGTCTATTTGGTGTTTTCTCACAAGTAGGAAATAGAACTGTAGATGTAGAAGGTACTGTATTTGCAAAGGGGACTACGTATAAGCATCATAAACACTATGATGAACAGATTTTCATGCTTGCAATTACACCGGATAACCCCAAGTGGCATAAATTTGACGTTAAGGTTACGTTTGCCACATATAGTTCATATGAAGTCGGTGACAAAGTGAAATTCAAGGATATAAGGAAAGATGCTGTCGGTGATAACTCATGGGGATTTTGGAATGAACTTATAATGGCTCTTGGTTTTGTACTAATAATAGTATTTTTTTGTGTTTGGTTATATTTTTTGATTTCAATATTTTCTTGGGAAAAATAAAATAATAGTAAAAGAATAGGATTACATATGGAAAAGCAAGAAGCAAAAGAATTAATTAAGGTGTTGGGTAATCTTGAGAAGGCTATTTCAGCACAGACAAAGGAAATGTCACAGATAGGTCGTAAACTTGATACACTTAATGACAACATTACAAGATTAAACGATAAAATTGGTACGTACATTCAATTACAGCAACATTAAGAATAATAGTATACATTATGATATATAATATATGTGTTTTGTTTGTTGGAGTTTGGCCGGTATCGGTTTAACCGCTGCCGCAATAGATAAGAAATGTAATCATTCAAGAATCACTAACAAGGTTAAGAACAAGTTTAATCATTTAAAAAGAAACTATGATACAAAAGACTTTGTGCCCGACACATCATCTGTTTTACACAGCAGTAGAATGTCCTCTGTGCAGACAAGAGAGGCTTGAACATTATTCACAAAAGTATGTAGGTAACACATCTGAGGTTAAGCCCAAGGTTGAGAAAGACCGTGAGATAACTGCGGATGATTTAAGTAAATTAAAGAATAAATTCAATAAAAAGTAATTAATTTTATAATTGTTATGGAAATAAAGAAAGGAAAATGGTATATGTGCATTGAAGACTTATTCCATATAAGTTCATGGTACGATGACCCTACAAGGCATTTTGTAAAAGGTAAAGTGTACTTTGCAGGAAGAGACAACTGTTTTGACGGCACAGAAATTGATAGGTTTGATGCAAGACACTTTAGACTTGCAACAAAAGATGAGATACCTAAGACTGTATATGAAGGCAACAAAAGATTTAGTATTGGTGATAAGGTGCAAGTTAAATCAAAGCCATTTAAGAAAGGAATAATCAGAGGCATTAATGATGATGGATATTATGTCACATTTTATAATACAAACGTCAAAGCAACTGAAGATACAAATGTTGAATATTTTTCCTATGTAAAACATTATTCAGGGGATAATCTTAAAATGGTAGAAAATGAAAAGTTTTGTAAAGGGGATGTTGTAATTGTTGATAAGGAAGGATATAAGGGAATAATCAAAGAAAGCCACGGTTTCTCAAATAAGTATATTGTTGAAGCAATAGGTAGAGGAGGGACAAAAGTATACACTGATAAAGAGTTGTTAAAAGTTATTTGAAATGAAGACTTATAGTTTTAGTGAAATAAAAGAGCGTAACTTATTGATTTACAATTACTTACGTGGAAGCCACTGTCACGGTATTAGCACCCCTTTGTCCGATGAAGACTATGGAGGCGTGTTCTTAGCACCGGCTGAACAGTTAATTGGTCTTGGTTTGGATTATCAAGACCAGATTGCCAATGAGACAAATGACATTGTATGGTATGAAATGCAGAAGTTCATGAATCTGCTACTGAAGTCTAATCCTACCGTACTTGAAGCATTGTTTGTAGATGACAAGTATGTTCAGTTTGAGCATCCTATTATGACTGAACTTAAATCATATAAGAATGAGTTTCTTACAAAGAAGTGTTTCGACAGTTTTTACTCATACGGACGCTCTCAAATCAAAAAGGCTACTGGTTTGAAGAAACTTATTAATTGGGATGTTCCTGAGCGTAGGGAATTACTTGACTTTGTGTACACATTCCATAAACAAGGAAGTAGTAAGATACTCAATTGGCTTGAATATAGGGGCTTAAAACAAGAGTATTGCGGCCTTGTCAATATTGCTAACATGCCTACTATGTTTGGCTGTTTCTATGATTGGGGAAATCATTTTCTTCATGAAGGTGTAACTTGTGAGGATTTGATTGATGCATGGAATGACATTACTGACTATGATACAATTAAGATTGTAAGACAAATTAAGGAAGATGGACGTGAGGATTTGAAAGAGGTTCTTAAAAAAGCACAATTCAAGAATATGGTAAAACTTATTGTAGATTTTTATCATTTACGTGTGGATAGTGCGCCTTATGATAGTTATGACTTCACAGCCGATAACCTTGAAAAATGGTATAAGGAACAGAAGCCTATTGGATATAAAGGTATGGTTAATCGAGACCACACATCTAATGAACTGAGGTTGTCTTCAGTCGAAAAGGATGAAATGCCGATATGCCATATTTCTTATATGAAGGATTCTTACAGCCAACATTGCCGTAGGTGGCTTGAATATCAAGATTGGGTTAAACATCGTAATCCAGTGAGGTATGAGAGTAATCTTCATAAGTCATATGATGCTAAGAACATATGTGAATGTTTCAGACTTATGAATTGTGGTATTGAGATTGCACGTGGAGAGGGTTACAAAGTTGACAGAAGCGGAATTGATGCAGAGTTCTTGCTTGACATCAGAAACCATAAGTATGAATATGATGAACTTATGGAAAAACTCAATGCAAGAAAAGACGAAATGGAGAAAGCAATGGCCGAGTCTACTATTCCGGATGAGATAAACGTTGATTTTGTTAATGACCTACTCCTTAGTATAAGAAGAAAACAATTAGGAATTTAATATGGAAGAATATCGCAAGGTATTAGTATTACCGTTAAAGGAAAAGTGGTACAGAATGATTGAGAGTGGTATCAAGACCGAAGAGTACAGGGAACTTACTCCGTATTGGTGTAATCGTATTCTGTATGATTGTCCCCTTGGTATTGATGGTTATTGGGGAGATAGTACCACTAATCCTAATGAGAGAGGTGTGCTTATTAAGACAATTGAATTTAATAAGGACCATCCATATGTAACGTTGCATCATTTATTAATTGAAAATTATGGTACACGTGGATATACACATGTTGAATTTACATTAGGCTATCCCAAGAAAGGAGATACTTCAAGACGTATGTTAAAGGAAATAGTTTCAATTAAGGTTGGTAAAGGTAATCCGGAATGGGGGGCGCCTGAGGATAAAGAAGTATTCATAATAAATTTGAAATAAACTGTTTATCATCAAATAATGTCCAAATGTTAGAGTTAAACAAAATTTATTGTCAAGACAATGTAGAAGGAATGAAGATGTTGGGCGACAATACCATAGACATGGTATGCACGTCACCACCTTATGACAATCTGCGTAAATACAATGGCTATTCTTTTGACTTTGAGAACGTAGTCAAAGAACTATACCGAGTAACAAAGCAAGGTGGCGTGGTTGTATGGGTAGTCGGTGACGCAACAATCAAAGGCTCTGAGACTGGAACGTCTTTCCGTCAGGCATTATACTTTATGGAGTGCGGTTTTAATCTACATGACACAATGATATACCACAAAGAAATACCAACATGGAACAAAACATCCATGAGATATAGACAGCATTTTGAATATATGTTTGTATTTAGCAAAGGCAAATGCAAAACATTTAACCCGATACGTGACGTAAAAGTCAAGAATATGCAACCAAGGACATGTAAGTCAAACAGAAATGGACAAGCACATTACGAAATGTATGTTCCAAAAAACGAATTTACGGCAAGAGGCAATATTTGGTATTATCCTGTAGGAAGTAACTGTGCGTCTAACAAAATAGCGTTTAAACACCCTGCCATATTTCCTGAGCAACTTGCTATTGACCACATAAGGTCTTGGAGCAATGAGGGTGACATCGTGCTCGATTGTTTTATGGGTTCTGGCACAACGGCTATTGCGGCATTACAACTAAATCGTAAGTACATTGGCTTCGAAATATCGCAGGAATATGTTGATATTGCCAACAAGCGCATTGCATCCGAGACGAGTCAACTATAAAGCATAAAAAATTAATAAAAATATTATGGATTACGAAAAAGCATATAAGGAGGCATTAGAAATTGCCCATAAAATTAATAACGGTGATGGTGTTGCAGCACCGGCAGATTGGACTGTGTGTGAAACCATCTTTCCGGTATTGCGTGAGGATTATGATGATATGATAAGAGGTGCTATTATAGACCACCTTAAAGATAATAATTTAACAGAATGGGCTGATTGGCTTGAAAAACAGAAATCTATTGACGTTCTCGATAAGGAAGAAAGAGAGTTTGCAGACAATGTAGATGCTTTTAGAAAAGAGATAGATGCTGCTTATCAGAGAGGATATGAAGAAGGTAAAAGACAAAGTAAATGTAAATTCAGTGTTGGTGACATTGTAAAACATTCACTTTATGATGGCCTTTACTACATTGTAAAGTCTATTGACCTTGCGGGTGACTATGAACTTGAATGTCTTAATGGTAAAAGTGGTAATAATATTGCTTCTGCTACTGAAGAATATCTGTCTTTATGGACTATCAAGGATGCAAAACCGGGTGATGTACTTACTGATGGCAACAGGTTCGTTATATTCAAAAGTAATAGCTATGACCCGAAGACTCAATATGGCTGCATGTTTGTTTATTGTTCAATGGAGAAATACAATGGGGGTTGGCATGAGTTTTGGTATGAGTCCGGTGGACTTAATCCAACAGGTTATTTGCTTGCAACTAAGGAACAGCGTAGATACTTCTTCAAAAGAATGGAAGATGCCGGATATGAATGGAATATTGGTAGATTAGAATTAAGGGAAAAAACAAAGCAAGAGTGGAGTGAAGAGGATGAAACAAAACTAAAATCTGCTTGTGCTCTTATTAGAAATACAAGTCTTAACGGAAATGAAGGTTTAGTGGATTCTACTATTGATTGGCTCAAATCTCTCAAAGGCAGGTATACTTGGAAGCCGAGTGTTGAGCAGATAATCGCATTACGATGGGTTTTGAATAATGTACCTTATAACAAGCATAAAGAAGAAATAAGTGGATTACTTGACCAAATAATAGATTTATAAGTTATGGATAGCACAGACAGAGAAGTCTTGGAGCTATGCAAGGCATGGTTTGAAGACATTATGGAAAGAAGTAACAGACTTACAAGTGGTAATGTTTCTCATGGTAGCAGGGCAATACATGGTGTTGCTAAAAACTACGCTGAGTATGTTGATGAACATTTACATAACAGGTGGAAGCCGAGTGATGAGCAGATGGAAAGATTGAAGGGAACTATTAACAGTTTGCCACATCAAGAAGTTTTATATTCTCTATATCAAGACTTAAATAAACTTAGGGAGGAAGAGTTATGAAACAGCTAACGAAAGAACAGGCAATAGCATTTGCCGAAAACAAGTGCTATGAAAATATGACATATCGTCAGATTGCAGAATTTCAAATGGAGCAGGATAGACTTTGTATGCCGTTTGATGTGTTTCACGAAGCTATCGAAAAAAACTCTTGGCAGACCAGTATTTACGCATGAGTTTGCTTTTTGTGAGGAATTAAGAAAAGAACTTTATGGAGAAAAAGAACCTCCTACTTTTGAGGAAATATGCGCATTAATTCCAGAAGAAAAACTAATTCTTATAAACTTATGAAAGCAAAAGAATTAAGTTGCAATGACCTTATGATTGGGGATTGGGTGCTTGATGGTAACATCTATGTTCAAGTAACCTCTATTACTTGTGATGGGATTATAGAAACCACTCATAACGAACATTCAAACATTGAGTTGGTTAAGCCTATACCTCTCACTCAAGAGATTCTTGAAAAGAATGGAATTAAATGGTTTTGTACTGAACCGTCTGGAAGGAAGACATTCTGCTGTAATGAGCCAGTAGTTCAATGCACTTATATTCCTAATAGTGGGTGGTTAATAAATGTTGGGGCATGTGGCAGTATTAAAGTTCGTTTTGTAGAAATATCAAAAATCCAATACGTTCACGAACTCCAACATGCATTAAGACTTTGTGGCATATCAAAAGAAATTGAATTATGAAAGCAAACGAAGCACCAGAAAAGATTTATATTGCTTGCGATGTGATAACAGAAGAAGGACGTGCTTTTATATTAGAAAAGCCTGTTAGTTATTTAAAGTCTGTTGAGTACACCCGCACTGATGCCTTTATTGAGAAGGCTTGTAAGTGGATAAGAGATAACTATCTCAAATACCCAAGCGAAGATTGTGCTGATACTACAAAGTTTGTGATGGACTTTAAAAATTATATAAAATGAGAATAATAGAAAAAATCAAAGAAATAATCTTTAAGGTTAAGGACTACGACAGACTTGAAAGTGACTATTGCACATGCTTGTGTTACTTTACTAACAACAAAATGAGTAAGCCTAATTATAAGATAGAAGCCGTCAAGGAAGTTATCATTGACTCTATTGGAGAATACTTGGATGAAGGTTACAATGAGGCAACCCGAAAAGCAATAAAGTGGTTAGAAGAAAACAAAGACAAGTATCTCTATAATATAGAAAAAAAAGGTGAGTATATTCCTACTTGTTCAGACAAAATGATTGACGAATTTAGAAAATATATGGAAGGGGAATAAGTTATGACACACTACATAGACAAATCCGCTGTAGTGGCGGAGATAGAAAAGTTAATATCAAATGGAAAATTCAAATGTCAACAATCACAAGAAAATAATGACCAAGAAAGTTATATTGCATGGTCTGAACATATTGCAACTTGTGGAAAAATCCTTTCTTTCCTTAACACCCTTAAAGTGAAAGAGGTGGATTCGATGATACATACAATTATAGCAGAATGTTGCGATTGGCTTGCAATGAATACTAATCTTAGTCACGATGAAATAGAAGGTTGTCGCAACTTAATGCTTACAGTAAAAGATGAACAACTTAAAGCGCAGAAAGGAACAATATGACAAGAAAGGAGTGGAAAGAAATTACAAAGAAGATGATAGAATCATTTCCTTCTGATACACTTGTGGATGGAAATTTTGAAGATAAGGTTATAGTAAAATTGTTAATAAGGTTTTATAAAGCATTATAAGTTATGAAACAGTATATATCAAAATCCGCTTTAGTAGCGGAGATAAATAAACGAATAATTGATGCACCAATAAATAACATAGGGCATCAGCGAGTATGGGCTTACAATGATGTAAAAGACATTATCGGTACACTTGACGTAAAAGACCCTTATGAGCAGTGTGTTCAATATGATTCTATTAAAGCAGGTATTCAAGCACACGCAGAAACGTATTCTTTCAACATAGAGAGTGAGTTATTCAATCAACTTACGAAAGAACAACAGAAACTATGGAGAAAGGAAATTGAACAAGCAGTCATTAGTGGTGGCGAAATGGGTGTTGAACTTGCAAGAGACATGCGGTATAAAGAAAATCTTGAAGTAAAAGAGGTGGACTTGGAGAAAGAAATAGATAATTTTTGGGATAAGAATTACAGAAAAGTAGAATGTGGCGTAAAAGACATAAAATTAATTGGTGAGCATTTCTTTGAACTTGGGCTTAAAGCACAGCACTCTGAATTAACTTGGGAAGATATTTCTGTACTTAGGAAAATTATGGCAGAATACCGTAGACAAACAAGTAATGAAATGCTTGTGCTTAATGATGAGGATTACTGTAAAGAGGTCTTGAATCGTTTTAAAGCACAGAAAGGAGAATGATTATGACACTAAAAGAAGTTTTATACAAAAGAGACGATGCCATAATGGAGATTCTTGACCGCATGAAGGGTAAGAAACTATACAATAATCTTTGGGTTCAACTAAGGTTTTTCTGGCAAGAGACCAAAAGGGCAGTATATTGTGCTACACCTTGGAAAGATGCACAAGGGGATGACCTGCCAGAGTATGACAGAGAAGTGATAGCCATTATTAACAATGGTAAGGTAGCGTTTGCACACAGACCTAATCCTAATGGATGGGATGGAAAGAGTCTATCAACAGGAAAGGTAGAACACTATACTCCTAAAACCTATGATAAAGGTGGTTGGAATATTACAGATGTTAAGTGGTGGTTAGATTGTTCATTACCAAATATGGAGGACTGACGATGTGTATTGAATATAAAGATATATACGAATGTGTTGACTATCGGACTTACATAATAGGTATAGCCAAATACCCTTGTCCTTGTGATAAATGTTGTTTTAATACGAATAAGAAATAGAACTATGAGTAAGGCAGAGAAATATATACAGGACAACACAAGGGATTGTAGTAATATTTTTGAGGGTTATTACCCAAACGGAAAGCAAGCTTATTTTCCCTGGATTCATCCAAAACAAGCAAGAAGGGCTGTGGATATTGCAAGGGAAGAAATTTATGAGTGGTTAAACGAAAAACTACCCATCTATATAGATTACCGATGTAGAGGAGTTGGTGAAAGTGTTGAAGAATTTGTTAATGACATTAAACAAGCTATGAAAGATGGATAAGTTTGTATTTGTTGGAAAAAGTTTCAATAGGCAAGATGTAATTTGTGCTATTGAATTAGTAGCAGGAATAAAATTAGAAAACGTATTTGATGCTACAATATTAAAAGAGTTGAATAAATTGAGTGTTGACGAGTTTGATAAAGTTGTATATTTACTAACAAGCTATGAAAGATGAATAAGGCAGAAGAAAAGGCATTAGGAAGCACGCCACTTTAGTGGTGTACTTAACAGTTAAATAAATAATTAAACATTTTTTAACATTTTATTACAAAAATAATAACTTTTTGAAATTAATAGATATTTATATATGATGAAAGTAGTAAATATTGATTTTGAAAACAAGACATTCGAGACTGATAATGGTGAAACATTTCCATTGATGTTCGATGTTGATGAAACAATCACACTTGAAGAATTTCAAGAGTTGGTTGACAAAAGCGAGAATGCAATAAAAGAAGTATTAACTTAATTAATGGATAAACTATACAACATATCAAAGACAGCAGAAATACTTGATGTTACGCCTAAGACATTAAGAATTTGGGACAAGGAAAATAAACTTAAACCAATTTTAACGTCTGGCGGTCACAGACGCTATCGTGAGTCTGACATCAATAGGATAATAGGTGGCGATTCAGCTATTATTGTAGAAGTCGGCTACTATGATGGAAGAAAAATAGTATCAGACACTATTGATTGGAAAAATGTTCAGAAAGGTGACATAGTTTTGGAAGGTATTAAAAACGAAAAATATAGAACTTTAACAGATGTTCAAGGAACATATTGGGAATATTTTGATGAAAATGATGGATATTACCATGATACGTCTCCAGAATTCTGCCATTGGAAAGTCGTTGGCCAAAAAAATTGTAATAGCGGAAAAATAATGAAGATAATATACAATAAGTAATGTTAAGAGCAGTTAAGATACGATTATATCCGAACAAAGAACAAGCAACTCAGTACAATAAATTGCTTGGCTGCTATCGTGTTGTGTATAATCAATGTCTTAACAGAAAGATTGAATCATATAAGAATAATGGAATAACTGAAAACTTATCTACGTTAGGCCAGTTTGTTCATCACGAATTACTGAAAGACGACAATTTCATATGGCTTAGAGAGCAAAACACTAAAGTCTTGAAACAAGCAGTGAAAGATATGCTGACAGCATATAAGAATTTCTTCGAACAGCATAGTGGATTTCCTAAGTTTAAGTCAAAGCACGATAATAAACAATCTTGTAGATTTGAACTTGGAGCAATCTCCAAGCGTAACGTCTATACAGACTACAAGATTTCTCTTGCTAATATAAGAAATGTTAAGTTCAGATGTAACAAGAAATATGCTGAGTATCTTGAAAAACATAAGAATTGTATAAGACAAGTAACATTAAAACGTTTGCCTTGTGGAGAGTATTACCTTTCAATTCTTGTTGACGGAGACTTGATGCATCAAGTCAAAGAAACAAATTCAGTAGTAGGAATAGACCTTGGCGTTAAGGATTTCGTTATTACATCTGAAGGAGAAGTGTTCGATAATCTTCATTTCAAAAAATCAGAAACAAAGAAGATAAAGAAACTTCAGAAGCAACTTTCAAGAAAACAGAAAGGAAGTAATAACAGAAATAAAGCAAGGATTAAACTTGCTAAGGTGTATAAGAAAATAAACGATAGAAAAGAATACTATCTTCACAGCGTAAGTAATTCACTCATTGACGAAAACCAAGTCATATGTATGGAGGACTTAAATGTGAAAGGTATGTCTAAGAATCATAACCTTGCAGAAAGCATTTTGGAAATGAACTTTGGAGAGTTCAGACGTATGCTTGAGTACAAGGCTTCTTGGTGCAACAGAAGGATAGTATTTGTTGACAGATTTTACCCAAGTTCAAAGACGTGTCATAATTGCGGTTATGTCAATAAGGAATTGACATTGAATGACAGAGAATGGATATGCCCTCATTGCGGAGAAGTAATTAGTAGAGACTACAATGCAGCATTAAATATATTGGATGAGGGATTAAGAATAATAGGGTGCAGTTCACCCGAATCTAAGCTTGTGGAGAACCCAACTATGGATGACCCAATCAGAAATGATTCGCTAAAAAGTAGTGGCTCTGTGAAGCAAGAAGTTAATAAATCACGAAGTTCAACTTTGTGTAAGTTTTAACATACTGTGAGGCTTCACGTGAACTACCCCCACCTGAAGGAAGGGGACTTCTTGCAAAAAATGTTAAATACAAGTTTTAAAAGAATTATTAACAATTTTTTACTAAAAATATTTGGTAATTTAAAATATTTGTAGTACATTTGCAAACGAAAACGAGAGGATAGTTCAAAGTGGTAGAACGCAATCGATTTGGAAATCCATGACGATGGTTAATTTCCGATGAAACATGATTGAGGCTGTGAAAGCACTGAACTCTCAGGGTAGAACAAAACATTAATATATTCTAGACAAGGTATTATTGAAGTAGTTCCGAATGTGAGGTAGGTAGTGGGGGTTCGATTCCTTCCCTCTTGACTAAAAAATGCAAGCATATGTACGGTAGTAGTAATGTCGCCAAATTCAAGAGATTTCAAATTCGATGGGCTGAAAAGTTAGGCTATGAGGATAATCCATACTTGATAAGGTGGACATTTTTGTTTTTTGGATATTCTATAAGAATACATCATTGGATTAAATCAGATGATAACAGGTTCTTTCATGACCATAGTGCTGATTTATTAAGTATTGTCTTAAAGGGTAGATATTGGAACGTTAAACCAGAAAATGAGAATGAAAATCCAGATTGGGGAGAAAATTCTTATGGGGTAAGACCAAATGAAAAAAGATGTTATGTTGAAGGAATATTCAATTCATGGCATAACTTCTTTCATATGAATAAGTCAATCTGGTTTTCTAAGGCAGAAGACAGACACTATCTAAGTATACCAAAAGGCGGCGCATGGACATTGATGTTTGAGGGAAGACCAAGGCATAAATGGGGATTTTACGTAAAAGGTCACAAGTGGAGGCCATTAAGATATTTTCATAAATACGGAATTAGGCAAGATGAAGAATACCAGTAAAAATTGTACAGATATTGAACAGTCCAAGAAACTAATAGAGTTAGGGGTTGATGTTACTACGGCTGATATGCTGTATAGATGGCATGATGAGCGATGGTATTGTGTTCCAAAAGATGTGCCATATCCATACTCTTTAAAAGATATGATTCCTGCGTGGAGTCTTTCTGCTTTATTGGATTTAATGCCATATGAAATTACTATTAAAGAGGATAATACGCCATATAGATTGTTAGTTACACACAAATTAGTTCATTATCCAAGATTAACGACGATGTGGCCATCCATATATTCAGTCGAAGCTAATACTACATTAGATGCGGCTTTTGAAGTAATTTGTGAATTATTAGAAGATAAGATTATATGAGAATAGAGAAATATAAGGAAATATTAAATCATTTAAAGACTATCATTGCCGGTAGTGAATGGGAGAATAACGTATATTCAGTAGGAGGTGCTGTCCGTGATATGGTTATGGGTAACGATGTGAAGGACATTGACCTCGTGATTACCAAAGAAAACGGAGGGTTAAAGTTTGCTGAGTGGATGGAGAAAAACCATTTCACTTTTGGTTCTGTTGTTACATATCCCACATATGGTACTGCCATGTTCAAACTTGCATCTTTTCCCGATGTTGAGATAGAATGTGTTCAGACAAGGAAAGAACAGTATCATGATGAAAGTAGTAGGAATCCGGAAACTGCATACGGTACACTCGAAGAAGATGTAATGCGTAGGGATTTAACAATTAACTCATTGTTATGGAATATAAGTAAAGAAGAGTTAATTGACATAACCGGGAATGGCTTAAAAGACATAAATGAACATCGTATTAGGGTTACTTCAACACCTGATATTGTCTATTGTGATGACCCTTTGAGAATTTTGAGGTGTGTGCGTTTTTTCTCAAGATTTCATGGTGAGTCAACTGATTGGTATATAGAGGAAACGACCCTTAAAGGTATGTATTTCAATGTCGATAGATTGTCTATCATTACCAAGGAACGTATTGCGGATGAATTGAATAAGATGCTTTTATGTAAAGACCCTGTATGTGCAATGAAGTTGCTTAAAGATATTGGGGCAATGAAATATGTTATCCCAGAGTTGGAAGAAACATTTGGAATGAAACAGAACAAATATCATTTTGGTACTGTTTTCGAGCATACTCTCAAAGTATTGGATAATGTAACGAATGATTGTTTATATTATGGTGCTTTTACCATTAATGGCAAGTTGGCTCTACGGATGGCCGCATTACTGCATGATATCGGTAAGATTAAGACAAAAACTGTTGATGAAAATGGTAATGTCCATTTCTATCAGCATGAGTTGGCATCTGTTGACTTATGTGAAACCATTCTAAGACGTTTGAAATATTCAAATGAATTCATTAAGGATGTACAGTTCTTGGTTAAGAATCACATGAGAACTAAGAATTGGGGTGATGACTGTTCACACATGAAAGATAAGTCACTTCGTAAACTCCAATATGAGTGTGGCAATAAGTATTATGCAATGCTTTTGTCATTGATTGATGCAGATAACAAGGCACATGCTCCGGAGTATTGTTTTAATAACCAATGTCGTTTAATTGATGATAGGACTGCTGAAATGATTGAGGAAAACACTGACATGTCCGGATATAGATTACCTATTGACGGAAATGATGTAATGGCTATCAAGGGGTTGAAACCTGGTAGAGAAGTTAAAGAATGTCTTGATTATGCCTTGAAATTAGCATTCAATAACCCTAAAATTGATAAAGAGACATTATTAAAACATATTAAAGGATATAAAATGAAGTAAAGAAATGATACAGATTGACGAATTGATTAAGGATGCAATGCATCAGAAGAACAGAGAGTTGCTTAATGTCTTAAAGTTAATTAAGGCAGAGTTTTTAAAGAAGCAGACAGAGCCTAACCGTGCATCAAAGGAACTGTCCGAGGATGAGCAGTTTAAGGTATTGATGAAGATGGCTGCACAGCGTAAGGATTCAATCGAACAATACGAGAAAGGTGGCCGTGCTGACTTGGCTGAGAATGAAAAGAAAGAATTGGAAGTAATCAATTCATACTTGCCAAAGGAAGCATCAGAGGAAGAAATTATTGCATATACCAAGGAGGCTGCTGATACCTTTAAAACTTCAAAAGGTGATAGTTATATGTTGACAATGAAGGACATGAAGGATATTATGACAATTGTCAAGGCAAAGTATCCAACCGCTAATGGTGGTATTGTGTCAAAGACATATAAAGAATATATTTCAAATTAATAATATGGCTAAACGAATAATCATAATTGAAGATGATGGGCAACCGGGTATTGGTGTAAACCCGTATGAGGGTTTGTTTGATAATAATATTTTCACTGACCCTATGAGTGGTTATCCCTGTGCTACCTGTTTAAATAACCCACAGATTAATCCATATGCAAGTGGTTTCTGTAATTGCACATTACCTGATATGTGGATGCATAATCCAAATCGTCCACGTATACGAAATGGCATGAACTATACTACCTATACCACAAATACATTTGGTACAACAGATTTCAGTGATAACATTAATTTATATAAAAAATAAAAATAATTAGAAAATTATGGAAGAGAATAAAATTACTTATCCTTATCTTGGTCGAAACTATGTTGATGACAAGGCCTACATTGTTTTGTTTACTGAACCAGATACCGGTGTTGTTGTATTAAATGACACTGATAGCCCTCGTATTAAATTCGGAAAGTATGGTGGTTTTGCCGAAGAGAAATTTGAGATATTGCCACCGGATGTTTGTGTAAGATTGCAGAATTAAAAAATTTTAAAAACTATAGATTATGATGTTTTCAGACCAAAGAGAAAGATTGGAAAATCTCATTGCAGAGACTTCTGAGGATGATATTTTGGGGGAGATTGGATATCACAATGTGTTATATTGGCTTAATTCCTTTGATAAAGGCTTGAATTATGCCTTTATGGATAATGATGATGCTATTAACGGATTAAAGTCCATTGGTAAATATCTGTCTCCCAAGCGTTATCTTGATAAGGAAGATTTGAAGAAGGAAATCAATGACTTCATAGATTTTTGGATGTAGTTAACATTTTTTAATAAAAAACATTTGGTTCTGTTGCAGAAAATTAGTATATTTGCAACAGAAATTTTATATATGTAAATTTTATGGAAATAAAAAATGTAAAACGTATAGCCTTCGATTTCGGTATTATAATACCATTGTTATATTACATATACGATATCGAGGGCTACACACCGACTTCTAAGTGGGAGCCGTTTCTTATCGGTTTTATGCTGCCGATTTTTATTAGATTAATCATGTGGGGAAAAGATGGATACAAGAATGATTGAGGAAAAGTACTTAAGGTATAACCGTGAGTTGGTTAACCGATTTATCAGTGACTATAAGTTACCAATCACAATGAATAAGGAGAAGTATTTCTTCTATTTCATTGAACTGTATGAGGATAAGTTCAAGTCACTAACCAAGTGGAAGACACTTTGGGATATGATTGACAGCCGTTATGATGGTGATGCTAATAAATTCCTTGAAGATTATTATCAGATAAGGGACAATATTATTGTTTCAATGGGTGAGAACTTTGCATTCCAAGACTTCAATATGATGAAATTGGATAAGTTCGATGTAACTGATAGACCAAAGGTAACAACCAATAATGTATATAATGGGGAGAATCTTGGCAAGGTATTCCTTTCAATTGATTTAAGAAAGGCTAACTTCCAAGCATTGAAATATGTCAATAAGGATATTGTACTTGGTGCTGATACCTATGAGGACTTCATCGGTAAGTATACTGATTTGCAATATGTTAAGGAAAGTAAGTATTCAAGACAAGTAATATTTGGTAAGCGAAATCCTGCAAGACAAATTACCGTTGAGAAATATCTTATCAATGAGGTATGGAAAACATATTGGCAGAATTTCGGTGCTGATTTGAATATTGTTTCAATGGCCAATGATGAAATTGTAATTGAATCCGATATTGCTGATATGATTGGTAAAGGTATGATGGCCGGACGTTTAAAGGAAATTGAAAATACAGTAAAGACTAAACTTGGTCTTGAAGTAAGGACAGAATACTTCAGACTTGAAGGCTATCAGTTATATTGCAAGGAAAGCGGCAGTCCAAGAAATACATTCTATGCCAAGACAAACCTCGTTACTGATGAAATTGAATTGGTTTGCGTACCTGCCCCTTATTATGCACTGACATATAAGTTGTTCAATAACATTCCTACGGAAGAAGAGGATTACCATTTCATCTACGAAGGAATAGATTGTAGATTTATGGAGGAGTTTGGACTTAAAAAACTGTAAGTTGTACCATTTTCAATAACAGTGAAAACAATACAAATATGGAGTTAAACGAATTAAGAATAGTATGTTTCGGAAGTGGGGATTTTCCAATTGAAACATTTAAGTTTTTAGCAAACTATTACAATGTCGTCGGATTTGTAACGTCCAATGACAAACCTGTATTTGGTACTGAACGTGTATATGACATTGCCAAACAGCGTAACATCCCCGTATATATTCCAAATAGCCTTGAAGATAAGGAGTTTCTTAATTGGCTTGATGATATAAGTGGTAATGTATATTGTGTTATTTCATATAAGTACTTACCTAAGTGTGTTACAGAAAAGGTTAAATATGCATTTAATATACATGCATCACTATTACCGTTGCTTAGAGGTGCAGCACCTATTAGTTGGGCAATAAGATATGGTTTCAATAGAACCGGGCTGTCTGCTATCAAGTTAGCCGATAAAATAGATACCGGCGGTATAATTTGTCAATATGGAATAAATATTAATCCAAATGATAATTATGAAACGCTATTCAAACGTTTGGCATCACAAACACCAATAATGGCTGAAGGTATTATAGAAAGTATCTTAAATGATAAATTCTATGCAAATGTTGAACAGCCAATAATTCCCAAGAAGTTAGATAGCAAGATTTTTCATGCGCCCAAATTGACATTGGAAAATACAACATTTCATATGTATGGTGATGACATGTATACATCAAAGGAATTGTATGATATGATACGTTCTCTCTCACCGCATTTTGGAACAACATTCAATCTTACCATACGTAAATGGGTCAAGGATGAAAATGAGGAATATGAGGGGCATTTTGATGATGTGAAAGAAATAACCTTTAAGGTATATGATGCAGACCTTGTTCATAAGGATAATAAATGGATTGAAGAACACTATAACGGTTCTGATATCATAACTGATTGGAAAAAATATCTGTATATACTTCCATCATATGCTTCAGGGGATGAGGTTGTTTCAGTTAATACAATACAAATAAAAGGTAAGAAAATACTTGGCATTAGAGACTTCTTAAAGGGCTTCCAAGTATATAATAAACCGGAGTATAACTTCTTTTTAAATTAATATATAGAACTATGGTAAAATGTATTAGATGTGACCACGAACTTGAACTTGTCACAGATGAAAGATATGAGGAAGATGATTGCATAAAACTCTATCAATGCCCTTATTGTGGAATACAATACGAAGTTAATATACCAAGTATTGAGGATAGAGAAGATTATCACTATTATAATAATGATAAAGAATGTACTATATCAGACGAAAATCACGGCTATGAGGGACATTGCACTGAATGTGGACATTATGTAATTATAACCAATAACTTTATGAGGTCTGAAATATTGGGCGATGTTGATGAAACCGATGTGGATGAAAACGGAATACTCAAGGATGACAGTATGTGTGATACACTTTTCTGCCCAAATTGTGGTACAGATATTATAGTTATAGAGCCAAAACCATCAGAACAAAAAGATTATCAATTTTATGGAAATGACATTTGAAGAATACATTGAGGATGCCAAGTCACAATTGGACTGTAATGCATCAGAGGAATATAAGAAGAACAATATAACATACACATATTCCAATGAGGATATAAATCATAATTTGGAATATTTCAAAGCCACAAAGAATGCAGATATAAGTGCATATAAGGCATTATTGTATTTCAACGGATATTATAATAAGCCAAAGTCACAACAAGAAGAGGTTTTAAGGAATTTCAAAGAATTGGCAGAGAAAAGGAAAAAGGAAGACATTGAGATAGATAAAACATTGATGTATTATATCGTATTCTCTTCTATGTTTAATACTAATTATCTATCCGGTATATTAGCAAAACGTTACTATGGTTTCCCAACCGAGGAACAAAAGAAGTTTTGCGAAATATTTGGTTTTCATATATTAACAGAAGAACAGTTCACTGAAGCATGTAGTCATTGTAAAGCAAAAACGACAATTTTTTAAAAAAGAAATATGGATAAAGAACAAAAATTGAATAACTCCAATGTTATTAAGAATATCAGTACAGACCAATCAGAAATTCTTAAATGGATAATGGATTTATATAATGATGGAGAGCCATTTGAATGTGATATCACTGCATCTGAACTAAAATTCTATGGCAAACGTCAAGGTAATAAGTATGAAATACCTGTACCTAAAATATTGATGGATGTATTTCCAATGAGGGATGAAATCATTAAGATTACGCCATTTAATAAATTACCACTTGAAGATAATAGTGTATCATCAATTGTATGTGATTTGCCATTTGTTTGTTCGCCTAAAACTTGTAAGTCAGTAGTAGAAAAGAAAGAAGGCTCAAATCTTATTTCAAATAGATTTTCAAGTTGGTATCCAATGCAAGAGGGATATGAGAATATATATTGGTGGATAAATGAATGTAAGCGTGTATTAAAACCAAATGGAATATTGGTATGGAAAATGCAGAATTCAGTATCAGGTGGCTTACAACATTTACTTTCAGTGTTTTCTGCTGTTTGTGCTGCTGATGCCGGTTTGTATATACATGATGTGTTCTCATTAGAAGCAAAAGCACGACTTATATCAGCATCAAAAATAAAGAAGCAACAACATGCACGTAAATATACAAGTGACTTCTGGGTTTTGAGAAAAGACCCAAAGAGAGATGTTAAAACAAACCTTTTAACTAAACTCCAAGAATGCAAAGATTATGTGTTTGAAGGTAAAGTTTGGGAAATAAAATAAATAATAAAAATGGTCAAGTTCACTACGCTTGACCATTTAATCGTTTTAAAATATATACTAAATTTTTGAGAGAAGAAACTAAAATATGCCATATTTAACCAAAGTTACAATGGCCAATAGTACTATCTGCATGGATTTTGGCAGTAAAACTGGTAGGCAAAGATGAACTATTGTACACACCAAGTTTTACCGTTTTTGTACATGTCTCATCAGTCTTAACTATTTCCAAATAAAAAGTGGTACTACTGCCACTAGCAGATATACTAAAATCCTTATTAGTGTTTGTTTTGATTGTTTTACTAGTGCTTACTAATGTAACGTAGCTACCTGATGGTGCTGAGGCAGTAGTAAAAAAACCTGCCGGAATATTAGCAGTAACAGTCTCTTTTGTTTTTGAAGAGGAACTTGTTTTAACTTTATTACCACTTGCATATACATTATAATATGTAGTTGTTTCTTTTACATCATATAATTTAGCACCGGATAAAGCATTATTTTCATATCCGTTTGATGTTTGGGTCATTGTAACTGCCCAACTAGAAACACTGCCCGTATTAAAAATACTATTTACTTCCTCGGTAGATGTACTTGACGTTGTACTTGCTACGTAATCTTTGGCTTGCGTTATAGTAAATGTTACAGTTTGCCCTTGGTATGTAAGCGTCATTGTACCTGTTTTCGTGGATGTTGTGCTTGTATTTTTAGCATAACTCATTGTTATTTTTCCTGATGAATTAACCGAGACACTTGACATATTTCCTGATTTTGAAACCATTGATGATGTTAAATCGGTGATTGGTACACCTCCATAGTATGCATAAACTGTTGTACTGCCTGATGCCGGTGTTGCACTATATGAGTAACTTCCCAGAGTCAATTGTAATTGTTTTGTACCTGATATTAATATTCTATTTCTTAACATAATTTTCCCAGTTAAACTAATATTTAATATTAGTTTATCTCTAAAAACACTATATTTTTATTAAAAACTTCAAAAAAATTTTCACTATTCCGTTTAAAAATAGTATCTTTGCAACGTGACATAAAAATATAAAAGTAAATTTATCATAAATGCAATTATTATTTAATAAGGAAGAGTGCCTTAATTCTAAGGCATTATTAGGAAAGAACAGTATAATAAGTACCATTTGGCGTAATTATTTCGCACCAAGTAATAGGATTGGTAACTGTACTAATTTATATAGGGTATTGAAACCAGAAAGTTGTGAGGATTTCTATAACAAGTATATAGAATACGGTAGATTACACTCGGAGTTACCTATTTCAAAGAAAGGATTAAGTTATGATGAACTGTTTTCATTGGCTGAACGTTACAAGAAGATTGTAGAGGAAAAGATTAAAGTAAACTATGATGTGTCGGTATATTTCTATGATGCCTTATGTCATATCATTGTAGAAACGTGGGATGGTCAGCAGAATGAGAGGGATTTCATTAAGTTTTTAACCAATTTGGGATATAAATGTTCCAAGTTTGATGGAAAGATTGATGCAGAATATGGTGTTGACATCAAGGTAACAAGGGGTGACGGTAGAATATCTGCCATTCAGATTAAGCCAATTTCATTCTTTAAATCCAATAGGAGTGATGTACAGTCAGACAGGATAAATCTCTGTAAGAAATATGAGGATGCCTATAAGAATTTAGGTTTCAAGACATATTATGCCATTTATGTAAAGGATAAGGCCACAGGTGAGATAACATGGGTTAAGAACGGTAATGGATATAGGTTTAGGATAAATGAATTATTCAATTATGACCCCAATGACATTAGGGGAACATTTACAAGGGTTTCATTACCTGAAATATATGAAAAATTACCCGTTTAACATTATTTAACTAAAATAATTTTGTCAGCATAAAAATTATTTGTACTTTTGCAGCAGAAATCTAAACAAAAAAGTAATGGAGAAAGAAAAGAACTATTATTGTATTGGTATTCGTAAGAAGGTACGAGTAAAGGAAGCAGATGAGACTGAACTTAGTAAGAAGTTATCATCTAATGCTTATACACTTGTTGGTGAAGATGCTGTGTTGATTTTTGATGATAAGGCAGAATGTAAAGAGTATCTTAAATCCGCTAAAGATGAAATGGGCGATAAGAACATTGTTTTCAAAATACTTGATTATGGTACTGAGATGCCAAAAATCAATCCGTCTAAACTATATTCAAAACCTTGAAAAATATGATTTATACATTATCTGAATATAAGGATGCTGCTATTAAGGCAGAACGTTTAGAGTTTGCGAAGAGGTATGCAGTAGCAGACCCAAAAACAGCGGAATTTTTACTTGGTTTACATAATAGACTAGTAGAAGGGTTTAATGACGAAGAATTTGTACTTTCTATGTATAAACAGTATTTAGAATTAAATGGTTTAAACTATGGTAGTTAAGATTGATGTTGATGGCGTGATACGGGATATTATCACAGCAATGTGCCAGATTTATAATAAGAAATTTGGGGGTAATCTATGTTCTGATGACATAGTTGATTATGATATAAATACCAATTTCCATGCAATTGCGGAGAAAACCGGCATGAAACCAACTGATTATTTTTTCAGAGAGCATGCTGATGATATATTTCTTTATGTAAGTCAGCCATTTGAAGGAATTAAGGAAGCAATTGATACTTTACGTAGTAATGGCCACAAAGTTGTCATCGTTACATGGCAGTTCAATTTGGAAAACATAATGCACACACTTAGGTTTCTTGATGTGCATGGTATAAGATACGATGATATATGCTTCACCAAAGATAAGTGGATGATTAAGGGTGATTACCTTATAGATGATAATCCTGAATTTATTATGGATAAACGTGATAAATCCAAGAAGATTGTTGTTGATACCCCGTATAATAGGAATGTTTCAAAGAAGTATAAGAGGGTTAATTCCTTGAAAGATGCTATAGCATACATTATTAATAATAATAGGGAAGAAAATAAGGAGGCCGCATGAAGAAGTTAATTTTATTTATTTTCAGTTCACTTTTACTGTTATCTTGTGGTGATGAGATAGCAACAGTAAAGTTGTCACAAGGTGATAAAAGAGTCACTTATACCAAAGATTACATTGTAATTGAGGAATGTACTGGTTTTGATGGTTTTAATGAGCCGTTTTGGGAACAAAGGGAGATTTTGAATAAAACTCAGAATGACACAATCATAGTAATTTTGAATAGCAATGGAAAAAAGTAAGATTTACATTGTAATGAAGTCCACCGGACAGTATGAAGATAGTTTTGAAAGCCCTTATGCTGCATTTACCAATAAGGATAAAGCAGAAGCATTTGCCGAGACAAAGAATGATTACTATCACAACCTTGAAGAGCAGTACAGGGCAATTGACTTTGACGTTCAAGGAAAGATGGAAGAGTTGTTTGACCGTTATTTGGAAGATACCAATAAGGAAATGTTTGAGGCTTATAAGGATGCAATTAAACCGGAAAATACCAAAAATATTTTCAATTGGGATATCTACTATGATGAGCAGCTTGTATTCTATGAGAATAAGGAATTGTTTAACAAGTACTTGGAAATCTGTAATGTAACAGATAAGGAAAAAGTAGCATTGGAAGTTTCCAAGGAGTATGATGACGCATCATATGACGGTATGCCTTATTTCTATGTAAGTGGTCATGTTTTGGATTTGGAAGAGTAATAAGTATGCCAAGGTATAAGTTGTCAAATGCCCTCAGAAGCAGTCGAATAAAGGAGTTTAAGACAGATAAGTCTGCGTGGAACACTTTACGTAAGGACATGCTGTTTAAAGAAGAAGATGGAACAGTTTCTGGCTGTTATATTTGGATGTGGAAAGAAATGGAAATAAACGTCCCGATTAACAATGAAGAGGAATATATACGTATGCATAACGCAAAATACGGTCCTCGACCTTACGGATATGGTCCAGATAATGCTAAATTATTAAAAGTTGGTGAGCCAAACATACAATCTTATTGGGTGCCTGTTCTTGAAGGTATAACGTCACACCCTTACAATGTTGTTAAAAAGAAAAACAAGAAATAATTATGAGATATTGCGGAAGTAAAAAGAAGTTTGCAAATGATATTGTACCTATTCTTATGGGTGCAATAAAGGATGAAAACACATTGTTTGTTGATATGTGCTGTGGTGGGTGTTCTATTGTATCAGAAGTACCACATGCAAAGAAATGGGCAATTGATAGTAACAAGTATGTAATTGATTTATGGTATAAATTGAAACAGAATGTAATTTTTGGTTATCCATCTGACAACATTCCGTATGAAATTACAGAAGAGCAATACAATTCAATTAAGCAGTCATATCTTAATGGCGATGGACGTTGGCCTGACTATATTATAGGATATGTTGGTAATGCACTTAGTTATGGCTCATCATGGTTTAATGGTTTTGCAAAACCAAATTACAATAAACGTAATAAGAATGGAGAACCGGAAAATCATTGCCATGAGGCATATAATGGCTTGATGAAACAATTGGCCAATTTCGAACATATGGATACAACAGAGTTTTTATGTGGTTCATTTGATGAATTTACTTTCCCGGAGCATAGTGTTATATATGCAGACCCCCCATATTTTGAGACAAAGGCATATATGGATGATTTCCCACATGATAAGTTTTGGGAATGGGTAAGAAAGATGACCAATGAAGGGCATCAAGTATTTGTATCAGAATATACAGCGCCTGATGATTTCACATGCATTTGGGAGAAGAAGAAAAAGGATGGTATGGGAACAACCAAAAAGGGTGATAAGCAGAATATTAAGACAGAAAAACTATTTGTTTACAAAAAAAATAAATGACTGATAGAGAAAAACTTAACATGCTTTTAGAAGCAATTGACTATTCTTTTTGGAACCTTCAGACTCAAGACTATAATAAGGAACTTACTTATCCGGTTATAGATAAGGTGAAGTATATCAGAAAGTTGCTGAAAGAAGAACCCACTACCTCAGTATGGCATGATGCAAGTGAAGAACCATGCACTAATGACGATGATAATCATAGAGGTCACTGTCTTATATATTATGGTGCAATAGGTAATGTTGGTTACTTAGACTTTGAACTGGCATTTTATAATAAAGAAGAAAAGGTATTTATAACGGAACAATACCCTCACCCAACCGGATATAAGGTTGAACAAAAGTCACTTGACGGAGGAGTTGTTGCAGAAGTATATAAGAATAAAAGAGGCCGTATTCCCATTACTGATATAGCAAAGTGGGCATATTTAGAGGATATAATAGCACTATAATCATATGACAGACAAAGAGAAATTTAAAAAGTACATAGAAGAGACTGTAAGTGATGATTTAATATTTTTTGGCAAGAAGTCCCCTTCCTTCAGGTGGGGGATGAATTGCAAAACTACTATTTACTTATAACAATAAGTATACTATACTTATAATAAATAATCAATACTAATGAGACGAGCGTACAAGTATAAACTACTGCCAACAACACAGCAAGCCATCTTAATAAATAAGACGGTGGGATGTGCACGTCTCATATACAATTCACTACTTAACGACTATAAAACACAACTTGACAACGGACTAAAACCAAAACTAAAAGAAGTAACGCACTTTAAAAATACATACACATTCCTTAACGAAGTAGACTCACTTGCACTCGCCAACGCAAAGCAACATCTGAAAACTGCATTTAAAAACTATTTCGATAGCAAAAAAGGAAAACGCAAAGGAAAAAAAGTACGCTTCCCCAAAAAGCATAAAAAAAGCAAATGCAAACTTTCCTATACAACGAATAACCAAAATGGTACTATCCGGTTGGAAAATGGGAAACTTAAACTTCCTAAGTTGGGGTTTGTGGATATAGTCTTACATCGTGAGTTAGTGGGTAACATCACTTCTTGCACGATTGAACAGACAAGGGATGGGCAATACTACGCATCCATTGCCGTAGAAATCCCTGATGAAAATGTTGGCTATACGCATAAACATAAAAAATACAATGAATTGAAAATCGTAGGCATTGACATGTCTTTGACGGATTTCTCCGTTGATTCCGATAGTAATCCCGATGATACGAAAGCCAAGTACATTAGGAATTACCGGAGGAACGAGAAACGTCTTAAAAGGCTGCAACGTATGGTATCACGTAAGGTTAAGGGTTCTTCCAATCGTTACAAGTCGAGGAAGCGTTTATCCAAGTTAAGCCGTCATGTTGCTAATTGCCGTTTAGACTACTGCCATAAACTATCTCGTTACTACGTGGATAAGTATGATGTAATTGTTCTTGAGGATATAAACCTGCAAGATATGTCTCGTACTTTGCACCTTGGTAAATCCGTTATGGATTTAGGTTTTGGTGAGTTTCGTAGTTTTCTTGAATACAAGTGCATAGAGCGTGATAGTTGTGTTATGTACGTGGATAAATGGTTTCCGAGTAGTAAGACCTGTCATGAATGTGGTAGTAAGAACGATTTACTGCAATTATCTGACCGGGAATGGGTATGCCCCACTTGTGGTTGCGTAATTGACCGTGATTACAATGCTGCCTTAAACCTTAGAGACTATTTTTATAGTGTTGTATTAGAAAATGAATATAATACCGCAGGAACTGCGGGAATTTACGCCCCTGGAGAAGTGACCTCTACATTAAGGGAAACCTTAATGCAAGCCGCTTCGTTGAATGGGGAAGCCCCCTCCTTTAGGTGGGGGTAGTTCACGGCCGGTGCTCAATGGCAAAAGCAAAAGATGTTAAAAAATGCTATTGAAACAAGTTTGTCTTCCGGTCTAAAAAAAGATTATGATATCAACTATAACTATAAAGCATATATCGTAGTTGAAAAGGAGGAAGAATAAAATGTTATATAAACGTTATCAGTATTTTTCAAGGGAAGGTAAAGTATGGACTAAATGGTTTCCATGGTCTTCTGACATGATGGATAAATGGCAAACCAACAATAAACTCCTTAATGAATATAAGGAGGAAAGTGAGTTATCTCCTGAGGAAAAGGAAGATGACATCCCTGTAGAACCTAAGAAGAAGAAGAAGAAAACAACTAAGAAAACTAAAAACTAAATAATGTATGTTGTTCGAAAAATACATGTATGCTGACATCAATGACTTTATCAGTCAAAACAGTTATTTCCTTGCAAGAGATATTGTAGAAGAAATACACAATAGTATCAGTGAGGATGATGTTAAGTTTGATACTGATTGTTTGGAACTGATAGAAACCCTATGCAATTGCCGTCATGTACATGATGATATATTAGCAGACTTGTTAGAGGAGGTACAACATGAGGTTTGGAACCTTGGTGAAGCAGTCAGTCTTAACCTGTGTGGAAATAAGATATTTTGGAAAAATAACATTATTTAACAAAAATTATTTTGTTTTTTCAAAAATATATAGTACATTTGCAAACGAATATAAACATTAGTAAAAATTAATTAATATGATAGAATATTATGATGATGGTCGTGTTAAACGAGTAAAGGGCTATGGCATAACTTGTGGTATTGACATTGATTTTGATAATCCTGACCTTGAGAAGATTAAGACAATAATGCTGAATGACTTTTCAAGAAAGCTAATGGCGATTCATAATGAGCATATGTATGCAATGCCAAATGCGTTATTTATGTATGGCATTTTCGAGAGAAGGTATCATGAAGACATATTAATGTCAATCACAATGGATGTTAAGCGTCAAGTTGTAAACATATCAGATACTAAATATATTACCAATTATGTATTCGAATATTTCAAGAAATATTATAACGGGCCTGAAGAAATGATGCCAAAATCGGCGGAAGAAATTAGGAAGTGGTTTTCAGCCGGTGAATTCCCATTTATGAGTGTTACATTATTTAGAAATATGAGTGGAATGGTTTCTATGGCCTATGTAATATCAAGATAATTCACGGTGGCTATATCTATGATAAGAAGTATAAGGTTTGCCAATGCTTCGAGGAAAAGAAAGAATTTAATAAGTTTTAAAATCATTAATATATGGCAAGATTACCTTTATTAACATCTGATAAAAAACGTGTATCAATCTTAGGAAGAGTCGAGGTTGATACAAGTTTGCCTAAATATAAGGCAGCAAAAAAATTAGATAATAACAGTAAGTTAGAAACGGTTGGAAATTTAAACAATAGTTTTGTAGAAGGTGACAATTCTACAACCCCTGTACTATCTTATAATGAGTTAAAGGATTATTTCCTTTCTGATAAGGATTTGTCTATTACTGAGTTCAATGTCAAGGTATCTGAAAGCATGCGTCAGAACCTTAATGACACTTGGGTTGGTACGCCTTCGGTATTTGCCTCAAATTCTGTTGGTCCAAACAATATTGATGATAATATTCCGTATAATAAAAAGAAATCATTATTTTCTAAACTCCGTAATATATTCAAATCCAAGAAGTCTAATAATAAGAAGGAAAAGGAAATCAATTTTGATGTAATCAAATTCTTTTCTGATGTCAAGGCTCTTAGTAAGGAAGAGGCTGAGAAGTATCGTGATAGAATAAAGGATTACGTTGATTGCATTGCATATACAGAAGCAAGCGGTCAGGTAGCCTTAAAGGAAAAGCTATTCGAACAACTTATCATTAATAAATACGAGTCAATACTGTATGGTAAAGGGTTGTATAAGGCTATCAGTGAGGAAACGTTAGTTAAACTTGCATTCAATAGTCCAAAAGCATTAGGCTTGGATTACATTAAGAACTACACAAGAACAATTCCACTTGATATCATTAAGAAGAAATTAGAAATAGACAAGTTGGAAGTATTTGACAATTATTGTATTTTGTCTTATTCTCCGGATGGTGAAGTATATCATATGACCAACAAGGAAAAGAAGATTGAGGCTGCACGTAGAAGAGACCCAATCTTGTTTGGAATGATATGTGGCAGTAAGAAGCTATACTACATAGATTCTTGGGTGACTCCTGAAGATGACCTTACATTGGATAAGGTTATTCAGATACTTGGTAAGGAGATTGTAGAAAAGGATTTCTTAAAAGAAAAAATTGAGAATTTGTGATGTTTATAGATAAACCAAACTTTAAACCTCTTGACAAGGAATATGTCAGCGTTGGTGATTTGGTTGATTTCATTAATAAGAATCACATAATGCATAACGTCCCCATTTGGATTGAATTTGGGGATGGAAATGGCACGTTCCTAAGAACTGAGGCTAATAAGAATTACAAGACAAATGATGGAATCACGTTTGATAATAACACATTAAGGCTCAATTTATCACCAAGTTGCCTAAATTGGGTTAAGATTGATGCATTGCATCCTGTTGTTCTATCAATAAATAATGATACTGTTGAAAAAGAGTTTAATAATTTCGGATGTAGAACAACTACGCAGGCCAATTATTTAGTTGGACGTGAACTTGAAAATGGTGATGTTGAGTATCAGTGTGATAGTCTTGGGGGCTTTAGTTTTGCCACATATATAGATGGCAATACTTGTCGGTATCGAACTAAAGATGAGGCATATAATGAACTTAAACGTTATGACAGTCTTAAAGATTGTTCGTTGTATCAGATTGACGAAATTACTAAGATAAAGGCGATTGAATATTAACAATTTTTAATATAAAGTTACTTTATTATATTGTAGAAATATAGTATATTTGCAAACGATAGAGGGGATTTGTAGTGCTTGCCACCTCTTTAAAAACGGCTAAAATCTAATTAATAGGTTCACTACATTTAATTTTAAACAATAATTTTTTAAAACTTTAAATTAAATGGTAGAAAACAAAAACAAACGTGTATTGGCAGTAGAAGCCGTAACACCGGGTCATCCCGACAAAGTGTGCGATGTAATTGCAGGAGCATTGGTTGATGCTTTTGTTAGCGGAGATTCTAATTCTCGTTGTGGTATTGAAACTATGATGAAAGATAACATCGTAGTTCTTGGCGGCGAGATTTATTCTAAAAGTGTCGTAGATTATGACAGCATTGTAAGAAACGTATTTAAGGAGATAGTATACCCTAAAAATCACGGATTATATCCCGAAAACATTAAAATAATTAACTTGATTGGTAAACAATCCCCAGAGATTCATAAAGCAGTTGATGTATCAGATGAAATAACCACAGCAGGTGACCAAGGCTGGATGACCGCCGGTGCAACAAATGAAACTGAAACGTTTATGCCACTGGGGTGTTATATAACCAAACATATTTGTGACTTTATTATGAAAAGCACATTAGAGATTGGTCCGGATGCTAAAACGCAAGTCGTTATTGAATATGAAGGTAATACCCCTGTTAAGATAAATTCAATTTTAGTATCTTCAATGCACCAATGTGATATTTCAATACTTCGAGGTTATATTACGAATGCTATACAATATAACAAAATCGGTCTAAGTGATGATATATATAATAAATTCATTGCAGACAAGAATTTTGTAATTGATGTCAATCCGGCCGGTGTATGGAATACGGGTGGTAGTGTCTCTGATTGTGGAATGTGTAATAGAAAACTTGCTTGTGACCAATTTGGTTCATCATTTAGAATTTCAGCCGGCGGACTTCATGGTAAGGATGCATCAAAAGTTGACTATTCAGCAAATATGATGTGTAGATATATTGCTAAAAATATTGTTGCCGCCGGTATCGCAAATGTTGCAACTGTTGATGTATCATATTCAATTGGCGTTGCAGAACCAACCTCAATCAGTATTGAACTTGATAAAAATAAGGAACTTGAATCAGCACTTGTTAGATGGGTTAAGGAAAATGTCAAATTGGAACCACATAATATCATAAAGAGATTTGGTAATGGCGTTGAAAGATATAAAAATGCGGCATTAAATGGCCATTATGGTAAGACACGTGAGGAAATGGAATTGGTAGAAAATCAAATCAATTATCCTTGGGAAAAACTTGACCTTGTAGACAGTCTTAAAAATGAGTTCAACATTAGTTAAAATAAAACTATGGTAAATTACGAACAGAAATACAAAGGCCTTGTTCAGAAATTGAAGAATGCCAAAGAAATAAAGGGCGGCTATACATTCAAGTCTGTACTTGATGAGGTTGCCCCGGAACTACAAGAGAGTAATAATGAGAATGTAAGAAAAGAAATAATCAATTATTTGGAAATAAATAGCAACCAAATGACCCCAAAACAATTTTCTGATTTTAGGGAAAGGTGGTTGCCTTGGCTTGAAAAACAAGGTGAACAGAAAGCTGATGACGATGTAATAGAAGAAATGGTTTCTAAGTATCGTAACAACCCAATAAAAGATAATGAGAGCTTTGGGAAACCTGTTAATTGTATGGTAGATGCATACAGACAAGGCCTTACCGATGCTATTTCTACATTCAAATTAGAAAATAAGCCTTCTGATTGGAGTGAAGATGATGAGAAAAGAATATCTTCTATTTTATGGTCTGTAGAGTATTGTAAAGAACAATATCCTAATTTGAGAGAATATCAGTGTGATATTGATTGGCTCAAATCACTCAAAAAAAGATACACTTGGATAATCAATGGCCAATAACATTATACTTGTTGGCCACCAATATTTATATTAAGATAGGTAATTATATACTTTTTGACCCCAAGTGATATTTATATGTAGCGTGACCCCTTGATGGGTCTTAATACCGCAATTTAAGTAAAATCCATTTATGGATAGCCCATTGGCAAGTGGGTGTAGAGCTTGTGGAGGGAAGAGGCTACGAACCCTGCGAAGCAAGAAACGTATGGGGTCAAACCCTGTATAGTTGCCTTAAGATATATTATTCTTAAATCATGCAACAGAATAACAATAAGGATTGGTTAGGTAACGTTAACGAATGGATGGAGAAACTTAATCCAGAAGTCCATTTCATTAATGAAGTAAAACTCAGTATCGAAGAAGAACAAAGAAACCGAAAGGAAGCATTCAGACAACTTCATGAAAAAGCGAAGACTGTAAATGAAGATGTAATGAACCGTTTCTATGGTATTATAAGCAATCATAATAAGCCTGTTAGGATTGATGAAGTCACTCTTGATAGAGTACTTCAGAAACATGGCACAAATGGTATGATTAACATTAGTGCTAATAGGAGTGATATGCCACAAGAAAGGAATGATGCACAAACAAAGGCACTTATCAGTGACTTGCAGAAAAGTGGATATTCATTCTTACCTACATACGGTGGTTATAGAGGTACAAACGGTGTCGAGGACGATTATGAACCGTCATTTATCGTATTTAATTATACAACAGATGGCCAAACAAAAGATTTTGATGAATTAAAACAGTTTGGTTTATCACTTTGTGCTAAGTATGACCAAGACAGCGTTCTTATTAAAGCACCTAATGAAGCACCAATATGGGTTGATAAAAATGGTAATAAGGTTAATAGCCGAGAAAGTAATAAATATTGGAAGAATGACCCCAAACAAGAATATTTCACCTCATTTAAATCAAAGGATGAAGTAAATAAGGAAATTCGCAATAAACTACTTGGCAAATATAAAACATATTGCCATCAAAACAATATTCCTGTAACAAACGATGGCTTTGAAAAGTATTATCAAGAACATCTTAATGACATCGATAGTATTGGAAAACGATATACATATGATATTTCATTCGGTGAATGCTATGTTAATCCGATGCCTTGTCAGTTATCGGAAAGAATGAGACGAAAAGGAGAAGTTATGATATGGGAGTAAATAACAATAAGGATTGGTTAGATAACGTTAACGAATGGATGGAGAAACTTAACCCTGATGTTAGGTTTCTTAACGAAAGTCTATCTGAAACAGATATGACAAATTGGATTAATATAGGTATTATCAAAAACGGTTCTTATATTGGAACTGGCGGTGATGCCTATCTTATGGTTAATCCTAATTTTCCACAAACAGATGATTTCAGTACATTCAGATACAGAGCAAGTGGATATAATACAAAACCTGATGGTACAGGTAATGAACTGAATATACCTGCATATCAGAAACAATACCTACAGATATATGACCAATATAGAGATACCTATTACGGAGAAGTATTCCTTGGAAAGAAAAAGACAGAAGAGCAAGAACAGAAACATCAAATGTTTTTGAGTCAACTTGAAATGTCGGGGGATAAAGTCGTATTGAAGCATGACAGTTCATATAAGATAACAGATGGGGTTGTTAAAAAAGGACAACCTAATACATATTCCAATAATTCAGATATAGGTATCTACTTTTGGGGAAGTAAAGAACCCGGTAATGACCAATCAAACGGTAGCCAATATACATATTATTGTCTTGTAAATCCTAATCAAGTATACGATTTTGAGAATGATATTGAGAGATATGGCACATTGGTAAATGCATTTAAACATTATCCATTTGTTGCACAATATTGGAAAGGAGGGTCTGCAATCGTTGTTAATTCGCTAAAACCTGTGCCAATTACATATATTAAGGATAACCAAACAGGAAAGATATATAATGCCAATTGGCAAGAAATTAATTAAAATAAAAAGAGGTAGATGCTAAACCATTGACATCTGCCTCTTTGACTATATATACTAAACTTTAAAATGAAAAAACTATTGATAATATTTTCTTTATATATTATAGTTTCATGAACGCTCTGGCATAACTGTGCTGTCGGATATACATATTGTTTATAAAATTGAAGAATCTAGTAAATTATCAAACTTACGTATGTACGCCACGCACCGAGAACCCGTAGTTACGAGGGCTGTCACTAACGCCCTTATACGGAGATGATGGGTAGCCATCACCACAGTAGAAAGCGTAGGAGTTGCTATTATCTTTAGGCGTAGAACTCCAAACGTTGCAGTGCCTATTGTAACTTTGGTAATTACCATCGATGTAGTTGCCAGCGAAAGGGAAAAACACATATGCATTTGGATTTGTCTTACTTGTAAACTTTCCGCCATATCTGCCATCAATGGTATAAAGACTGAATGCAGTATTATTAATCAACTCATTTAGTTCAGTTTGTGTTGGCATCCTCCATCCGCTACCCATTACTTGTGTTGCAGTATCAACACTTGATGCTAGTGGGTTTTCCATACCTTCATACTCACTGTCTTCATAATAATACGTTTGTGCGCCTTTACCATACATATAAAAGTCTCCATATATTGCTTCCCTCGTCGCTCCAACGTTACACGTTGCCCACAACAACCCACTTGGTAAACCAAGGTCAACTACCTCATATTTTCCTATCATTCCGCGTCCAGTCGTTGGGTCAATGCCACCACTTGACGTGCTTAATAATTCTCTTATTCTCATTTTTTAGTTTCAAATCAGTGATATACTATTTAATAGTATATCACTACAAAAAACACCCAATATTTTTAATATTTTTAACTAAAATTTCTTTGTTTTCTCAACTTTTTATAGTATCTTTGCATCGGAAAAAGAAATCGTTACATTTAGCAAAATAAAAATGTATATGTTAAAGAAGTTATTTTTATTGTTTTTCACTATTTCATTACTATCAAGTTGTACGTTTAGGAACAATCAAGATATTTCCAATAAGGTGGTTATTCTTGATAGTTGTGAATACATTGAGTATTACATTACAGATTATTCTACAGGAATAGAGCACAAAGGTAATTGTAAGAATTGCATCAGAAGAGACTCTATTGCAAGAGAGAAGTTAAAGAAAGAAATTTTAAATCAGATTAAATATGCAAAATAAACACAAAAAGCCAAATGGTTATCCTTTACCTGACAGAACGGTATTATATAGTCGCAAGAAGTATATGAAACCAATTCCGGAAGTTGGTAAGAAATATCATTGTTTTGACGATGGAAAGATAACATTTTCTCGGCACTATATTATCAAGATTGATGAAGTTCTTAGCCACATGGAATTCAAGAGGAAATATCCGAATGAATTTAAAAAATATTGTAAAACAGCTAAAGACCATTATTGGTTATATTCTAGACGAACAGATAAATTTGTCATTACATATAAAGGAGAGAATGATGAACTTGGAGTATTTGTTAGGACAAAACAAGGTGATTGGTTTGGAATTGGTTCTTATTGGAATTCTGCAACACTTGATGTGACTGGTAAACTATGGGAGAATCTTGTTGCAAACATTGACAAGTTCGATTATACACAAGAAGAAAAGGAACAAATTATTAAAGAAGATACAATATGATTACAGAAGATTACGTTAGTTTTGAAACAGCAAAACTTTTGAAAGAGAAAAGATTTAATGAATGGTGTAATTCTTATTTTATCTCAGATAACGAAATTGCACTAATATCTAATAGACGAGATTTTAATAATCATGGTGTTTATTTATCTGCCCCGACTCAGCAAATGACGATGAAGTGGTTGAGAGAAGTGCATAATATTTTTATAGTAATTGAGCCTCATATGTATGATTATATTAATGAGAAAAATTCAAGTTATGTAGCATCATTGTGGCAAGGAGATAATTATTACGAAAATATTATATCGAAAGATTGTCCAACTTATGAAGAAACTGTTGAAGCAGCGATTAAGTATTGTCTTGAAAACTTAATTTAAATAACTATGGCAACAATTAATTTAGACACAGAACATATCTTTAATTTCAAGGGTGGTTGCGATTATAAATTGGCAAAATACCCACCTAAAGAGGATGGATATTATATAACCATTAAATGCGGTCTTGGAGGTATCTATACCACTTTAAACGAGTGGAAAAACGGTAAATGGATGGTATTATCAACTGATGACTCTGACGTTATTGCATATTCTAAAGAACAAGTATCTAAAGAAGATGTTAAAAACTGGGCAAATGCTAAATTAGAAAAATATAGAAATAAATAACTATGGCAACAATTAAATCACACACAGACTTGTCTCAGTCAAAGAAGTTGGCAGAAATTTTACCGCTTGAAAGTGCGGATATGTATTTGTGGTCTTCGGGCAAAAGGTACTATATAGAAGCAATGGATGATGGTGATTTTAATGAAGAAGAAGGACATGTTCGTGCTTGGAGTCTTGCAGCTTTGCTTGGTGTTTTGCCACAATCTATAACCAAATATATAGAAGGCGAAAGTTGCCAAAAGACATTCCATCTCAATCTCTTTCGTTCTTATTATCATTGTGTTAGTTACAGTTTTACACCTTCTGTTAATGATGATAATACTTTGTATTGTATTGGTAGAGATAATTGGGTTGATGCTTGTGTAGCTATGATTGAAAAGTTGAACGAATTAAATTTGTTGTGATTATGGAAAGAAAAGAAGCAATAGAGGTCGTTAAAAAGAATTGGCCTGATAGTAGTTTTACAAGGTTGCGTGAGGCACTTGAAACTCTTATTCCCGAACTCCAAGAGAGCGAGGATGAGAGGATAAGGAAAGAGATGATATTCTATTTCCAAGAAGAAATACCTCAATGCAGTATTCAAGAACATTCTGATAAAATGAGAGAATTTATATCGTGGCTTAAAAGACAAGAAATTGAATGTATTAAACTTGAATTGAAAGCAGGAAATAGTTATTTTTGTTATAAATCACGGTGGGAAAGGGCTGACAATGAAACATTTAAGAAAGGTTTAATTTATAAATGTAATAAAGATGGAGTTCTTGACAACTTTGTTATTAAAAATCCAGAACAGCATTTTATTGAAATTAAAGATGAACGTATTGCTTGGCTTGAAAAGCAAGGTGAGCAGAAGTTTGCTGATAAGGTTGAGCCAAAGTTTCATGAAGGTGATTGGGTTGTTACAAGCTATGGCAAGGTAAATCAAGTAGTATCTGTAGATAAAGATGGTGACGGGTATACTCTTGATGATGGTGTGTACTTCAGTGGTTCTTGGTGCGATATGTATCATCTCTGGACCATTCAAGATGCAAAGGATGGTGATGTGCTTGCTGATGGTAATTTACCATTTATTTTCAAGAAGATAGATACCAATAAAAATAGTTATGCTTATTGTGGTATAAGTGTCGATGATGGTTTTAAAATTGAGTCAGACGGGAAATTTGGTGAATGGACTTGGATGCAAGACATAAAACCTGCCATCAAAAAACAGCGTGACCTTTTATTTCAAAAGATGAAAGAAGCAGGATATGAATGGGATGCTGAAAAGAAAGAGTTGAAGGAGATTATTATTCCTATTTTCAATATTGGCGACACCATTGCTAAAAGGCATAATTCCGACATAAATGATTTTGGTTCATTTGTAATTACCGATATTACAGGTGGAAAATATTGGTATAACGATAGAATTATCTGTGATATTACAGAACAGGACGAATGGGAACTTTATGAGCCTGTTAGACAAAATACTGCTGCTTGGAGTGAAGAGGATGAGTGTTGTATAAATCAACTTATTGTATTTTGCGAAAATTGCATGGTTCAAGATGGCAATGCTAAAAAATGTGCAAATTGGCTCAAATCCCTCAAAGAAAGATACACTATAATCTTATAAAACAAATGGAAAAAATGGATGTATGGATGAAATGTACTTTAAGTATGTTCATCAACTACAGCAAGCATTAAGACTTTGTGGAATTGAAAAAACTATTGAATTATGAAAGCAAACGAAGCAGTTGATTTTTTCTCTGTTCATAGCAGGGAAGAAATCGCAGAGATAGATAAACGCATTGAAAGGAAACAAAAGGAATACGATGCAAAACTTAGGGATAGAATGATGAAGGCAAAGGATTTTCCGATGACTGATTAAAATTGAGTACACTAGAACTGATTCTTTTATTGAGGAGGCTTGTGAGTGGATAAGAGACAATCATCTCAAATACCCAAGTGAGGATTGTGCTGATACTGCAAAGTTTATCAAGGATTTTAAAAACTATCTGAAAAGAGAGTAAGATATGGTAAGGTATAGAATTGACCACAGATACCCATGTTATGCTAATGGCGGCTGTATTCCTTATGACGGATACTTTGTACAAGTTCTAAAAGAAGGCTTCTTTACTGACAAATGGGTCGATATTAAGGGATTTGGAAATAAGAAGAGAGCAGAAAATTTATTAAATTCATTAAAAGGAAAATAATATATGAATTACGAAGAATTATTAAATGAAGCAAAAACTGTTTACAATAATATTGCTAAGAACAGTCCTTTTTGTGCTCAGTTTGAGGCAAGAAATTTTATTGCAAGTAAAATAGACCAATGCTCTGACAGAGATGAGCATCTTGATATTCTTGAATGGAAAGAATATAAAGACAAATATGCTCCTATGAAAAAAGATACCTATGAGCGACGTAAAGAACTCGCAAAAGAAACTTACGAACGCACACTTTCTGAAATTGAAAAAGAATATAATGAACGTGGTAAGTTTTCACCTGATTATCATAAAATATGAATAGTTATGGCAAAAATTGATGGAAAGTATGAGCAATTTTGGACTGAGAATTTGCTTAAACAGATAAATAGTGAAGATAGCATAACAAAATGTCATCATCTTATTAGTAGGTATCTTCATCAAAGGGAAAAACAAGTTGAAAAAATTCTCGCTAACATAGAAAATGACGACATAGACCTCTCTATGGTTATCGAGCAGTTATGGGAAGACTTGCAACTTGCTCATAAACAGATTTTGAATACAATGAATAGGAGTGATTTCTATGCAGATTATTATAATTTAGATAAATGGGACGGTAAATTTAACGGCTAGATTATGGTGCAATATATTAACAAAGACGCAATAAAACAAAAAGTTCAAGAAAAGTTACTTAACGCTTGCGAAAGGCATTATGAAGCAGAAATGGCGTTATGTGAACTCGCTGCACCTCAATCATGGAAAGATGAAGCAAAGGCGGCCTGGGAGGAATTTGTTTGGAGATACCAAGACTACGAGTTAGTTTTTAAATATGATGTGGATATAACAAATGATGACTTAAATTATGATGATTATGGCACTGATTGAGAAAGACGCTTTAGTAGCGGAGATAGAGAAAAAAATAAACGAAATCAACCTCGATAGTATTGAGGATTGGCGTTATAGACTCCAAAGGGAACACGATATAGAGGTAATGAAAAATGTTCTTTCTATCATCAACACTCTTGAAGTAAAAGAGGTGGAAACTTGGCATTTACAAGAAAAAGAAGATATATATGATGCAGTTAAAGATTGGAGCCTTCAAACATTTGCATGTATAATGAAAGATGGAACAATCCAAAAGTTTACTGGTAATCTTGATGAAGATTGTGAGGGCCATATTAACGTACATATATATGGAGTTAATGATGATTATGACAATGTTGATGATATTGTAAAATGGATAGAATTAACTTAAAGCACAGAAAGGAAAATATCATGAAACTGATTGATAAATCCGCTTTAGTGGCGGAGATTGATAGACTTCGCAGAGTAAGACCTTCTGATAGTCTTCAGCCAACTGAAGAAAACAAGCTGGACTGGCTTGCTGGTAAGGCGTTTTGTATAGCTTCTCTTAAAGTATTTCTTGACACCATTGAGATGAAAGAGGTGGATTTAGAAAAGGAAATTGACAATTACATAAGCAGTAATTTCTTTGGCTCTCAAACAATGGGCTTCTTTGCTAATAGAACAAAGGAAGAGCCTAATGGCCAAGATATAGCATTATGTGCCAAGCATTTCTTTGAACTTGGTATGCAACAGTCAAAAAACTACAATAACAATGAAGAATAAAATTGAAGTAACCGAAGGACAAAAATACGGGAAACTTACTATCATTAAAGAGGTGTCTCCTATTGGTAGTAAAAGACGTATTTTGTGTAAATGTGATTGTGGAAATATAAAAGAATATTCTATGGATAGGGTTATTCACGGAAGAACACAGTCTTGCGGATGTCTAAGAAACGAAATGTTTTTTACTCATAGAAATAATAATGGAACAAGTGTTTATCCAAAAGAGGCAACTGATTCAAAATTGTATAAGATATGGAACTCTATGAAATGCCGATGTTATACTGTCTCAAGTGGTGCTTATTTCAAATATGGGGCAAAAGGTATAAGAATGTGCGATGAGTGGAAAAATGACTTTATGGCTTTTTATAATTGGGCACTTGCAAATGGCTATTCTGATGAATTGACAATAGACAGAATAGATTATAGAGGAAATTACGAACCATCTAACTGTAGATGGGCAAGCATAAGGACACAAGCCAATAATAAGTCAAATGTTCGTAAATATGAGTATAACGGTGAGTTGCATACAATGCCAGAGTGGAGTGAAATTATGAATATAAATTATGGTGCTCTTTGGGAAAGGCTTAATGTTCTTGGGTGGTCAGTAGAGAAAGCATTGACAACTCCTGTAAGAGACGATGGTAAACATTAAAAGCACAGAAAGGAGAAGAGGTATGACAGATAAAGAAAAAAGAAAACTTAAGGCTGGCGTTATAAGTAAATTCAATAGATTTAACATACTTGACAATACTGCCACTATTGGAGGACTAAGAGATGACATTCTTAGATATATTAATTCATTTCAAGAAGAATCTGTAAGCGATGACTTGGAAGAAGAAATTGGAAGATACTTTAAAGAAAATGGTGACAAATGGGCTTATACTGATGTTGCCAGACACTTTGCTAAGTGGCAGAAACAACAAGACCAATCCACCATCGAACTTGCTGAAGACCATGCTTATTTCGCAGGTAGAACAAAGACAATAGATGAAATGATGGAAAAGGCTGTTGAAACAACTTTCAATGTTTCATTGCCATCAAGTTTATATGACAAACTTTGTGTTAAAGGCTGTAAAGAAGGTGATAAATTGTTAGTTATTAAGAAAGATGAGTTATGAGTAAGGCAGAAGAACGTGCGTTAAAGGCATATCCTATAAAGATTGCTGAACGTGAAGGGTATGATGAAAACCTTAGAGAGCGTAAAGGATTTATTAAAGGCTACCACCAAGCAGAGAAAGACTTGGAGCTAACTATTGAGGATATAAAAACTATTGATAAACTGCTAAATCAATGTGTTGATTATAGTAATCCGTATCAAGAAGTATTGAAACGCTTTAAAGATTAATTAATATGAGTAAAGCAGAAGAAAAGGCATGGGAATGGGCTTCAAAAAACAAATTAGACCCCTATTCTATGGGACATGCTTATGCAGACGGCTACCACCAAGCAGAGAAAGACTTGGAACTGACTTGGGAAGATATGGAAAAAGTGTTTGATTTGTGCTACGAAGTTTTACGTGATGTTTATCTCATGAAATTCCCTGATGACAAAGAAGAACAAAAAGAGTTTTATCAAGAAGTATTGAAACGATTTAAAGATTTAAAGAAATGATTTACTATAATAGAAATCGCTCATATTGTGATTAACATTTTTTAACTAAATATACAATCGATTTTGCTTATAAGGGGAAAACATTAGCAAAATGTAATAAAGCATATAAATCCGATATTATTACTGCGGTGAATATTTTAAATTAAAATTTATAAAATAAAGAGAATACTATGTTATTAGAACTTTCAACAAATGATTTAGTTAATTTAATCTGTGGCATTATTCCGTCTTGGAGTAACTATAGATATGAGTTAAAAGACAAGGGCTATGGTGACTTTTCCGGCCCTCGTGGTGAAGAGTGGGAGTGGAACAGGTATCATTTAGAGTTAATGAACGAAAATGCACTATACCGTATCTATTTAGATGTTAAAAAGAATATTGCCGAAGAAAAACTGAATAATGCAATTGAGAAAATAGCTAAAAAATACGGCAATCAAGAAGTCGTAATAGATTATAAACCGATTACTATTATTACTATTACTGACGGTTACGGCACTTTTACTAAAGTAAGGTTAAATAATTCTAAATTGGAAATCTATCATGATTGGTTTGAGCGTCCTGGGTGGTGGTCTTTTGAGAAAGCAATGGAGGAATACCCAAGTGCAACATGTGAGGTTATAAATCAAATTTAATTAAAAAAAAAATGAATGCCTTCAATAAAGCTGTTGAGGAACTTGGTATTAATGCCTTATACGAGGTAAAACAGTATATTAACAACGTTATCCAAGAGGAATTAGGAATTTCCGATGTTGTTGATTATGGTACTGATGCATTATGTTCTGAAATATTAAAAGAACTGAAGTCTGCTGTTTGGGAAAAAACCGAAGATAAAGGTATTAAGCATACAACTTTAACATTTGAGTTTATGTTTAACGAGAAACCGGTTAATGTTTCAGTTGAGTGCTATAGTTTCAGTGATGCATATACAAGAGAGGCATATAAAAAGAAATATCCGAACGAGTTTTTCGAGAATGCACGTTCAGCATATGGTAAGACTAAATTACCTCTATCACAACATCCAATTAACCTGAAATCACTTGTTGTTTCACTGTTAAGAGTTAGTGGACAAGTGGATATAGAGAGATTAAGGTATTCTGTAAGGCATGAATTAAGACATATCTACGAACAACAGAAGAATGGTGGTATATCATTCTCAAACTTCAAGGATAATACGTTATATATGGCTGCTGCTGATATGTATAACAAGTCAGCTGAAGGTACTGCCAAGAAAAATGTTGGATTGCTTGGATATTTGTCATTTGATTACGAAAGGCACAGTTTTGTTGAGGAATACTTTGATGGAATTAAGCAATTAATCACAAAGATACAGGCCGGAGAAGAAAATCCTGATAAGTTGGTACATTATCTTGATAATGATAATAAGATTATGAAGATGATAGCCACCATGCGTTTCACATTATCCAAATTGGAGAATAATGACAAGGAATATGTCTCAGCAGCTAATGAAATGTTGGAGAATACGGAATTTAGTTTTGAGAAGTTTATTCAAATGGCGGAAGATGCTATAAAGGATTTATCACTAAGGTATGGCAGATGTATTGTTAAGGCAAAGAATGATTATCCTGATATATTCAAAGATAGAAGATATGCAGATTTGTCATATAGACAGAATATAGATAGACCACACCCGGAATATTATATATAATTTAAATATTAATTAAAATGAAAATTTGGATTGCAAGAGACAATGCCTATTCTGATGACAAGGATTTCGATTTGGAACACTTTTTAGAAAGACATCCTGAGAGTGAAACGGAATTTGGCAAATTACATTTATTTTATGATAAGCCGATTTTTGTAGAGTCAAGTTGGTGTCACTATGCGTGGGAGGGCGGTAGAGTTTCCGCAGACATACCATCTTATATGTTCCCAAACATCAAATGTGGTGAATGTTTGGAATTTTCTGCTCCGGATGATGAGTTACCGGAGTATTGGAATCGTGGTAATGGCATTATTATTAATGAACAATTAAAGTTGCAGAAAAAGGTTGAAGAAGTTGAAAACGCTTCTGACAATACCTATCTTAATAATATAAGATAATCATTTATTATTAATATGTATAAGAGATTTAGATTTATTAAGCCTTACAAGGCATTTGATGGTATTATAGAACCTGGTAATGAATTAACAGTATTAAACGGTGCTATATATTATAATGGTGGTATGCTTGAGCCAAGTTTCTATAATGAATTCAAGGAATTAATTCAAGCAGAAATGAAGAAACAGCATTATCTGAGAGAAGTACCTATTCCATATAATAAAATATAAAATACAATGTACGAATGGTTTAAAGATTGGGTAGCCAATAGGAATAAGGCTGAAAAGAAAAGTATTATTGTAGTTAATAGGCGTGCATTTCCTATTATTGCCGATTTGACAAAGGATTGTTCTGATGTTGCATATATTAGTATATCAGCGTCAGAGGAATGTGCATTGGAGTATTTCTATGATGTTACCGAGGCTCACCATTACCTTGCTGATGCTGATAACGTCCTTAATCTTAATTTCGATGATATTACTGAGGATTTCACTTTTAAGAATGTGTACTTAACTATTAAATAAAAAAAAATTAAACTTTTTTATACTTTTTTTAACAAAAATTGATAACTTTTTAAAATAACGATATATTTATATATGATGAAAGTAACAAATATAGATTTTAAAAATAAAACATTCGAAACAGATAATGGAGAAACATACCCGTTAATGTTCGATGTTGATGAGTCAATAACGCTTGAAGAATTTCAAGAGTTGGTTGATAAGAGCGAGAATGTAATAAAAGAAGTATTAACTTAATTAATGGATAAACTATATAATATATCAAAGACAGCAGAAATATTAGATGTCACGCCAAAGACGTTAAGAGTATGGGATAAGGAAAATAAGCTTAAACCAATTCTAACATCTGGTGGCCACAGACGATACCGTGAATCTGACATTAATAAAATAATAGGAGTTGAACAAAATGATGAGATTAAACAAGAAGTATGTGCAACATATGCAAGAGTCAGTTCGCAGAAACAAAAAGTAAGTGGTGACTTGGATAGGCAATCACAAAGATTATCTGAATATTGCGCAAAACATAATCTGTATGTTGAACATATTATAAAGGATTGTGGAAGTGGTTTGAATGATAAGAGACAAGGGTTTGCCCAGTTGACCGATTTGGTTGTTAATGGAAAAGTAAATAAGGTCATTGTTGAACATAAAGATAAACTGACACGATTTCAGTTCAACTTTATCAAGAAGATGTATGCTGTATTTGGATGTGAGATAATAGTTTTAGATGACAAGGAAGATGTATCTGATGCAGAGGAATTAACAAGAGACTTAATGGCTTTACTTGCTAGTTTCAGTGGCAAGTATTACGGTAGAAGAAGTTTAGAAAGACGTAAGAAGAATAAAAACATAGCGTAATTATGGAAGAGTTATTATTTAGTGGAACATTAGATGGTGAAGCATTAGTTAAAGACATATTAAACACTGATGGTGTAAGTTCTATCACAGACGAAGAGGGAAAATCATATTGGTGGAATACAATAGATAAGACAAAGAAATATCAAATTAGAAAATATAAATACGATAGAGCATTACAAGATTATTCAGTAATTTCTTATAAAATAAAAGAACTATAATGAGAGGTTATGTAACTTGTAAACACTGTCACGGTATTGGAAAAACATTTAAATGGTGGATATTTCCAAAACGTTGCCCATATTGTAATGGTTTAGGTGACATTTGGGTAGATAATATTGATGAATATTTTAATAAACAGACATAATCAAATAATAGATAATTACTAAATTCAAATAAGATGTTAAGAGCAGTTAAGATAAGGTTATATCCGAACAAGGAACAAGCAACAATGTTCAATAAGTTGCTTGGATGCTACCGTGTTGTCTATAATCAATGCCTTAACAGAAAAATAGAATCATATAAGAATGACGGTAAATCAGAAAACCTTTCTACGCTTGGGCAATTTGTTCATCACGAACTATTGAAGGATGATAATTTCATTTGGCTCAGAGAACAGAACACAAAGGTTCTCAAACAAGCCGTGAAAGATATGCTTTCCGCTTATAAGAATTTCTTTGAGCAACATAGTGGATTTCCTAAATTCAAATCAAAGCACGACAACAAACAAAGTTGTAGGTTTGAATTAGGAGCGATTTCTAAACGTAACAACTATACAACATATTATTTGTCACTTGCAAACATAAGAAATGTCAGATTCAGATGCAATGAGAAATATGCGCAGTATCTACAGAAGCATCACGATAATATCAGACAAGCAACATTAACAAGATTGCCGTGTGGAGAATACTACTTGTCCATATTGGTTGATGGTGATTTGACCCACAAGGTAAAAGAAACCAATGCTGTTGTAGGTATTGACCTTGGAATAAAGGACTTTGTAATAACAAGTGACGGAGAAGTATTCAACAATCTTCATTTCAAGAAGTCTGAAACAAAGAAGATTAAGAGGTTACAACGTCAGTTGTCGAAAAAACAGAAAGGAAGCAATAACAGAAACAAGGCAAGGATTAAACTTGCTAAGTTATATAAAAAGATAAACGACAAGAAGCAATACTATCTTCACACAGTAAGTAATTCACTCATTGACGAAAACCAAGTCATATGTATGGAAGACTTGAACGTGAAAGGAATGGTTAAGAATCATAATCTTGCAGAGAGTATTTGTGAAATGAACTTCGGTGAGTTTCGTAGGATGCTTGAATATAAGGCAAATTGGTATAACCGAAAGATAGTATTTGTTGATAGGTTTTATCCGTCAAGTAAGACTTGCCATAATTGCGGTTACATCAATAAAAGCCTCACATTAAATGATAGACAATGGGCTTGCCCTCAATGTGGTGAGGTGATTGAAAGGGACTACAATGCAGCATTAAATATACTTGATGAGGGATTAAGAATAATAGGGTGCAGTACATCCGAATTCACGCTTGTGGACTACCCAACTGTGGATGACAGACTCAGCAATGAGGTACTAAAAAGCAGTGGTAGGTTGAAACAAGAAGTTAATAATGAACAGACAAGTTTGTTCAAGTTTTAATATACTGTTGCTATGGTGATATCTATAAAATAGAGGAACATAATCCGTGTGATACCCCTAATCCTGATGTTTTAGCAAAGGTTAAACGTGCATTTTATGTGAAAAATGATATTTTTCAGTAATTTTAACATTTTTTATTTGGATATTTCAGAAAAAGATAGTACCTTTGCAGACAGAAAGAATAAAACAATAGGATTTAAATTAAAATGAGTTCATATTTAAGTTTTTATTTAGTTCCGAAGAAAACTAAAAAGAAATACAGTTTCTCACCTGAAGGCGGAGAGAAAGAAGAGGAAATCGAGATTTCAAAGGGTGTTCCGTTGCTTCTTATGTGTTATTCAAGGAGTAATGCTATTTATCAAGCATACAATGATACTTTGAATCCTGCATATTGTGGCATGGAAGAAAAGTATACAGAATTAACCCATGAGGATGCAAAACGTGTTGTTTCAGAGTATGAAAGCGAAGTTAAATCCACGGAGAAACGTCTTGAAATAACATATAAGATGTTAAAGGAAGGCGGATACCATGAGGATTTATGGAGTGAAATACAATCAAGTGAGAGGTATCTTGAAGAACAAAAAGAAACACTTGAGCAATTGAAATTCATTGCAAATCTTGTATATGAGGCAACACAGTCTTGGACTAACTTTGAAAAAGTATTGATTAATATAGATTAGAGCATGGATTCACTTACAGAGAATAAAATCAGATTAGTATATGTAAAGGTAGGACATTATACTTTTGAGGATGAAAACCATGAGGTATTGGCAAAGGTGATATTTGATAATCCAGAAATGGTATTGGTTAAAAGTGCAATATATAGTGATAGTTTTATTAAACTACTATATGAATATAGTGCCTCACGATTAACTAATAGATATGAAGAATATATTAAACTTGATAAAGAAAATCCGCAAACGTATCATATAAACTTTGGAACAGTTGTTACTCTTGATGGTGTAAAGGATTCTTTAAGGCAGGAAATAATGGCCAACAAAAATTCAATTAGTAATTCTGAAATGGTAACTATACTTAGGGAATTAGCAGATGAATTATCAGAAAAATAAATAAAAATTTATATATAGAACATATGGAAGACTTCGTAAAAAGAATGTGTGATGAATGTATAGAATTGGATGAACGTGCTAACAAACTTTCAGATTTCATTGCTAACAAAGAAAAATTTGAAAAAGTAGACCGAGATGAGCAGGAACTGTTGATTACACAGTATCATGCGATGTGTATATACCGTACCGTTCTTGGTTATCGTATTAAGAAACACGCGGAATAACAAAGTAAATTTTAAATAATATGAAAAACGAAACAGATAAAAAGACTCAGCCGATGAACCATCTTCCGCAAGTATGGTTTACGGCTGACCTGTAACTGCATTTTCATCATAAAAATGTATTAAAGCATTGCCCAAGGCGTGCTGAAAACGGTGGGTTTGAAGTTGATGATGTTGAAAGTCATGATAAATGGCTTTTGGAGAAATGGAATAAAACCATTGGCAAAAAGGATATTGTCTATATATTGGGTGATTTTGCTTTTGGTTCACCCGATAATGTCAAAAGGTTACTTGGAAAACTAAATGGACAGAAATTCCTTATTATCGGCAACCATGATAAATCATCAGAACATCTTGAAGGATACTTCAAACAAATAATACATATTAAATGTGTTACCTTTAAGAAATCCAACTATGATTTCCTTGATGAGGATTTCCAAGTCTGTATGTGCCATTACCCATTTGTAACATGGCCAAGCAAACATTATGGATGTGTGGAAGCACACGGGCATACTCACTCACATCTTGATGAATATAATGAAGAGTCTACTGATTTAAGGGTTGATGTCGGAATTGATGGCAAACTTGCTGATTTTGGCTTTGTTTCATTGGAAAAACTATATTCCTATTTTAAGGAAAAAACAAATGGTGAGAAATTCATACATTATGCAATGAGGAAAAAGGCAGAAAGAGAAATGATTGTATAAATTAATTAAAATGAGACATTTATCAATTGGTGAAATTAAATACATTATAAGTGAACATGTATCTACTAATAGGATATATAATGACAGCACTTTTAAGTGGGTTGCTATAACTGATAATCCGAGATATAATGAGGCAAAATATAATGCAAGTTTGGACAACATATATGAAAACCTAAATACATTCTTGGAAAATAGGTCAAGAAAATGCCCACTTTCACTTGGTACTGTACATAGTTATTTGTTAGAACCTTCAGTAAATGGCACATATAGTATGACATCTGAACTTGCTGAAAAAATTAAAGAGGATGTCATGAATACCCTAAAAAGGTATCATCATTTCACAAGATTATCAATGACATAGAAGTAAATTAACATTTAAAATTAGAAGAAAAATGACAATAGAAATTCAGAGAGCAATTTTAGCTGATATTCTGGACGAGTTAAATAACTACGATAGAATACTAAACCGAGATTATTGTTCGTTAAACAGAGATGCAACAAATCAACTTATAAAGATATATAACACCCTTAATGAGGAAGACGATTTGGAAAAACTAAAAGAACAAAAGTAAATTAACATTATATTAAACGTTTAATTAAAATTAAAAATTAAGAATTATGAGTAAAATTCGAATTGGTGACAACGTGGTTGTCAAGGAAACTAATGTGATTGGTACGGTTGTTGGCCGTGAGTTGAAGAAATCATCTGATGGCAGTAAGAAAGTTACTGTGGAGTATGTCGTAAAGACAGGTGATGGCTTTGAGAATTATAAGCCTTATACACGTAAGGAGATTGAAAAGGTATCAACGCCTACGGAGGTAGATACTGCAAATGTATCAACATATCCACGTCTCTATAACTATGAACATAAATGTGCTGATGGACGTACAGTGGTTATGACAGGTGTTGTGGATATCTATCATGTTGCTGCTCCGGGGATTAAATCGCAGAAGAATAAAATTCTAACCGTTGGCTATTCTATCTGTCATCCACAGGATGAAAATGATAAGAATATAGGTGCAGAGATTGCTTATAGACGTGCACTTACCAAGCCACTGTCAGTGCTTGCAACACCATTTACAGGTGAGTTTAAGGAGGATTTCGTAACTGTTATCCTTAAAGCAAAGGCACAGTTCGTTGAAGAAAATATGCAGAAGTTTATTGAAAGAGATAAAAGTTAATTATCATAAGAATTTTAAATTAGACATTTTGACATAGACCGTTCGTGAGAATAGTCTATGTTTTTTATTGATAGCTCTGTATACTTTATTTTAATAAATACAAAAAGAGCCTTTTTTATTGTGTAAAAAAGGCTAAAAAAGAATATTCTCCCCAAAAAATAAGGGGAGAATATTTAAAGGTTTAAAGAGCAGCGAACGCCCTGACATAATTGCCGCTATACCTATAGTAGCTATTGACACCACCATCATACCAATAGAGTAGCCACGAACGGGTAGACGCATCATATAAAGTTGAAGTCCAATAGTTACCACTTGTTATTGCAGTACCACCAATAGCTGTCATCATACTATTCACAGCTGTTTTATTCTGATAAGCATCATACCATTCACCAAATGCTCCAAGATAACCTTTTCCATTAAATCTACTTTGGCAATCCTCAGCAGCGGAACCGGTTCTGTATCCATCTGCATACCCACTACAAGCAGCAGCAATATTTATACTATTCTGCTGACCTCTGAAATCAGTCTTGGCAGTTGTAGTATCAGTGGCTATCATTGCAGCGCCGGTTAAATCCTTATTATAGCCACCATAACGAACAGTTGTTAAACCGCCAGCAGCTGGTATATTAGTTTTATCAATAACAAATGCTGAATTGCTTGTTATAACTGCAACGCCAATAGCCGTTGATGTACCTGTAGTACTCATACTTCCGTCTGCATAGTATGCATACACACCTGTAGATGGCGTTTTTATTGTAGTTGTATGCGTAGTTACACTTCTATTAACATTAAATGTACCAGTACCATTCAAGGTTGCTTTACCGGCAACAGATACATTAACCTGTCCGCAAGCAAGACTACTAACAGTTACTTGTCCATTACTATCTGAGGTAAAGGTCTGAGAGGTACCGGTTCTATCAGTAACTATAACGGAGAGACCACTTACTCCACTTGTATCTAAGGATACAAGTGTTAAAGTTAATGAAGTATTAAGAGCAGCGAACGCCCTAACGTAAAGGCCGCTGCTACTCCTATGGTCGCCAGGGAAACCACCATTACGCCAATTGAGTCCCCACGAAGTGGTAGACGTATTATATAAGGTTGATGTCCAATAGTCGCTTTCTGTCAATGCTGTACCACCAATTTTAGACATCATGGAAGTGATATCTGTTTTGTATTTATAGGCAACGTCCCATTCACCAGCAGCCGCTAAATAGCCTTTTCCACTGAATTGTGACCTACATGCCTCAGCAGCTGGTGCACCAGTAATACGATATGTACTATCTGTATATCCAGCACAAGCTGAGATTAGTTTAGTTGTATTCCTATATCCATCAAAATCAGTCTTAGCAGTAGCACTATCAGTTGTAAGTACTATATTTGTACTTGATAAATCCCTATCGTAGCCGCCAAACTTCTTATAATCACCTGTTACATTTGTTTTATCGATTACGAAGTATGCATCATCGTCTATCACAGCCACGCCAATAGCATCACTTGTAGCAGAGGCATATGGTTTCAAACTACCATCTGAATAGTATGCATAGACACCATTTTCAATTCTCTCAGTAAACTCCAAATTGACTGTTCTAGTAATTTGGTTGCTTGTAATATTGCTTATAGTAGTTGGGTCATCATATCCTGTAAGTCCTGTAGCAGCAATGGAGTATGTAGTATTATATGGTATTTTAGTAGTAACGGTCCATATATTTCCTGATTTAGTAGCCCCCTGTGTACCATCTTGCAATACATAATCAATACCGTTGATACTTACAGTGGCACCGTCAGCCGCCACAGTTTCTTCCTGTGAGTTAAGAGCACTTACGTTCACCACACATACCTCAGTGCTATATTCTGCGCTATACGCAAACCCTGTATTGCTACTTGTTTTACTATACCCTGTAACATCCGGCCATGTAACGCTTGTCGGTACGGTATCCTTTGGTAACTTCATTGTACCGATTTTCTGATAGCTTTCCCCACCGTATGTAATGGTTGCCTTTACAGCAGCGATAGTTTCATCCGGTGTACTTTGTGTATCTTGGTTACTTGTAGCGGTGAATGTATATTCATCTGCATAGTATTCGAATGTATTTGTCAGTTCATCACCCATTTGTGGGTTAGTGATTGTTTGGTTGGCCGGTTGTGAATATCCGTCGATGGCACTTACGCTTAATGTATAGGTAAGCAATGGTGCAACACCTTTGAATATCACGCTTGTTTCCCCTGAAGCCACGGTCTTGCTGACAGAAGTACCTTCACTGTTTTCTGTAAGGGTAACTACCACCCCTTCAAGTTCTGTACCAGATGTCTTTGTATATGTATTACCGTCGGTGCTTACGTATGCATCGAGGTTTACGGTTATCTTAACTCTTGAAGTCACATCGCTTTCAGATAAAGCCCATTTAGCAGCCCCTGAGACAATTGCATCGAGTTTATAATAGGTATAGCCTGTTTCGCTACCGTTATCCGGTACTCTGACCTCATCACCCGGTTTGAATGCATGTGTAACTCCGTCAATGGTATAGCTTGTAAGTGCCTCCCATTCCTGTGTTGTACTTGGTGCTGTATCAAGTACTCTTACTACCTTTGCATTTGCAAGTGGTTGTAATTTCTTGGAAAGGTTAGCATCTGCTATATCGAGCCAGTCTTTTGTTATTCTATTTGAATTTGGCATTGTTATTTATCTATATTTTTTATGAAATTAGATTTATTTTGTTTTTCCACCCTGACCATATATATCTTTCTACTTTCCTTGTTGATGTTTGTTAGAAAGAAAAGAAGAAATGGAATAAAGAAATATATATTGTCTTTTCCTTTTTTTCTTAACCTTTTATCTCAGGTCGAGGTCGCTGAATGCATTCTGTGCAGAACTTGTCGGTTCTACATTGCCTGTCTTGTTATCAACATAGCCTTTTGAAGCAAATTCAACGATTTCATTATTATCGTTTCTTGTTGAGATTGTTTCATAGCCCTTCTTATAGTTAACAGCAAGCTCGCCATATACAATGTCATCAGCAGTACCTGCAATGGTTGGCAATTTTGCTGAAGTTACATCTCCAACTGTAACGGTCTGATTAGATTTAACGTGTACTAAATGTTTTCTAGCCATTTTATCTTATGTATGTTAATTTTTTATTATTCTTCCTTTATATTATATATCCTCTGAAAAGCCTTTTTTGCAAACAATAAAAAAAGATGTTGGCACAATATCGGTTCTGCTTTGCGTGTATGTCTATTTTGAAGGTTACTTTAAGTATACTCTCGGAATATAGATTCCATTACAATTTAGCAAGAATGCCAGCGTTTTCTACCTTGACTTCAAATATAAATATTAGCAATTGAGTAAAAAATTCAAGTTTTAGGGGAGAAATAAATATTAAGTTAAAAAACTTGAAAAATATTTTGTTATATGATATATTAATAGTATATTTGCAATTGAAAATAAAAAAATAACATTAAAACAAATGAGTGGATTAATTACATCTATGAACGAAGACAGAACTATTACTGTCGATGGAGTTGAATTTGAAGATTACAGTTCTGAATTATCAATATATGATGCAAATTTCCTGCGTACATATCGAGATAAGGAAATAGTCTATTACTGTGAATACAGAACTAAAAAAGAACCTTCTCTTGGCCAATATTTGAAAAACGAAGGTAAAGAACCCATGATACTTAAATGTGTAAGGAAAATTGCACACCCCCATATACCTTTTTTTAAAAAAGACGATATTGTTAAGGTATTGCTTAATCACGAAATCACAGAGTTTACCGTTATCAGATACGATGCAATAGAGACAGAAAAGCACAATGACGGCTATGATTATTATTTTTTGAAAAGAAATGGCAATGATAATGAATGCTATATTATAAGTGAAGAGTATTTTCTTAAAGAACCAATAACCATATATGAGCAATGAGGTTAAATTAGCATATAATTCAAAAGGAACACAAAGATTAATTAATCTAAATGTTCCTTTCTTTTTAATTAATTTAGTGATTTACTATTAAATAGTAAATCACGGCCAAAAACGACAAAATTTTCTTCAAAAAAATCTATTTATTAGTGAAAATTTATTACAAATCAAAAAATGAAGATTGGTACATTTATATATTCAAGTAATTCTGTTGAGGCATTAAAGGATATGCTTCAGGAATTTTTCATTGTTTTCAACATTCCATTAACTCCTGATAAGTTATTCTACTATGGTGTTTTCTGCAAGGAGAATACCTATGCAAACTACAAATATTGGGATGAAGCCCCTGTGACTATGGAGATACCTGAGGTATTCACAAATACTTGTCATTCACAAGAGGATAGGATTGAATTTGTACATTATACTATTAATAAGGTAATGACCGGTGAAATTGAAAAACCATCTTGGATGCTTTATGTTGAAATGGAGGAAAACTGTAATAACTATGAAACAGCCCCATCCAATTATCTGTACCTTATTCCAAAGGAAAGCAAATATGAGAAGTTAGCAGAGAAAATACTTGATTTCCTGTACTCACCAAACCTTATAGACTACTCTAATCAATATCTCTAAGGAAAATATTTGGTACTTTCAAAGGAAAATAGTATATTTGCAAATGATATGAGTGGAAATTTTGATTATTTAGTGCAAGATATTAACGAGGTAGAACAACATTGCCAACTATTTTCAGATATACGTTGTGTTGTAAATGAGGAACTTGGAATACACTATGGTGCTACCAAAGCCTCGTTTAAAATCATGGATAAAATCAAGGAGAAACTGAACAGTTATCCTAAACAATATTTTGCCAATATTGATGGTGCTTCCTATCGTATTGGTAGTTTTCCTTTTAAGGCATTTAGAAAGACAATTACAGTATATTTCAGATATTGCAATTTCAGAGATAGGAATTTCTATAATGAGGGTAAAGACAAATTACCTCATTTTCCTAATAGTTTTAAACTATCCACATTAACATTATCTATTGATATTCATGCCATCAGTGGTCAAATAGTTGATACTACTTTTTCAGATACCGTACAACATGAGGTAGAACATTATTTCCAAGACACAAAATCAGGAAAAACATTCGAGGATAACAATTTCTATAAGGCAGCAAGGTTTGTAAAAGAATATTTTGGCAAAAACGATGAAACAGCCAAAAGAATTGGAAATATTATGTATTTCACAAGGAAATGTGAAAATGAGGCATATGTCAATGGCTTATATGCGTTGTTAGTGAATAATTACAAGGAAATTGGCAAACCAACAAGCGTTGTTATAGAAGAAAGTCCCGTATACCAAGGTTTGTTACAATTAAGAAGAGACAAAGAATGGCTAATGCAGCATAAAGATAGTCCAAGAGTTACAGCTTTACTAAACGTTATAAATAATAAAGACCCAAATCGTGGTATGGGTCTGAATCTAACGGTTAATGAATTAATCAAATATGCTGAATATTCCGATAGGGAAATCGTTAAACGAATAGGTAAGGCCATTGTTAAGGCACAGAAAGATTGTAACCAATACAATGATTTAGAGCCTACATCTTGGAAATAGTTACTCATTAATTTCCTTTTCCGTCCAACCTTCAGGGATACCGGATTCTCCTGTCTTCCATGAAGCACCTGCTGTTTCGAATATACCTCTTGTTGCCACATTATTCAACCAATGCCCTGTGCAGTTCAATGCTGTTATATTTGTTGCATAGCATTTAACATGTTTAAGAGACGTACAGCCCAAGAACATGCAATAGTAACTGCTTATTGCCAATTTAGTTGCAGGTAACACCGGTGCATCTGTCAATGAGGTACAATCAGCAAACATCTGCATATAGCAGTCATAGGCAACAATTGTTGCAGGTAATTCAGGAGCAGATGTTATTAACTTACAGCCTTGGAACATGGCAACATAACAATCACTTGTTAATGTAGTGGCCGGTAATGATATATCAGATACATCAGTTAATTTCTCTTCGCCAAGGAAAAGGCCTGCAAATGCACCATTGTGTGTCGTTAGGTTTGTGACATCTGCAAACTCATCACCTTTTAACAGTGATATAGGATTGCCATAGGCCTTATATAGACAATTGACTTTGAAATTGTTGTTATACATAAAGAATGATACACCATCATTCCACAAGGCTTTCCACCTTATTTTATCACCTGTAACAACTGTTATTTCATCGTTATATGTATAGTCAATCCATTCACCATCATTCTTGCTGTATTGTATATCTTTCAGAGGATATTTATTTTCGTTACCTTCTGATATGTTTCTGATGAGTTTGATTATACCATCCTCTAATGCCTCTAATGTTAAGTATTGTTTAGAAAAATCTGTCATATATGTAATTTTCTATTATATTATAGTTAAAAATAATTATTTTCTACCTTATTAATATTAATATAGTAAATTTTTTAGTAAAAATTAACAGAAAATATTTGTTTGTTTAAAAAATTTGTAGTATCTTTGCAAAAAAATTAAGAAAAAGGCAGAATAGTTCAGATGGTTTAGAACGCTGGGTGCCCAACTATATGACGGTAATGGGGAAAGCATAGAGAGAAGAATAGCCGTCCTTAACTTCTTTTACGTAGGTTCGAGTCCTGCTTCTGTCACAAAAAAATGTAAAAAAATATAAATTATGGAAACGGTTAAATCAAGGTACAACTACATTATTCGTTTAACTAACATTAATGACGGACAATCAGTATATTTTACACGTATGGTTCCGCATTGGAAATTCATTAATGGTGAAAAAGTACATACACAAACAGTAGAAACGACAAAATATGAAAAACAAGCAACTAATTACACAACAGAGTATTTTGCGTTTCAAACACGAAATGAAATAATAGATTGGCAGCCTGAGTGGGCAAAACAATATGATATTATTGTAGAGAAATTAGACCATCCGGCATTGAAATTACGCAAACTATGTCACCCAATGGAAGAATTAATTGGATTGACGAAAGCACTTAAAATTCGTGAAGATAATGTTGATGAGAATGATTTGAAAAGATATAATGCAATATATCAAAAAATGCTTGAAATTACAAAAGAAATCAAACCGATGTTTGAGGAAATACTGAAAACAGTAGAATAATTTATGGGAAGAACATTAAAAAGAGTGCCAATGAATTTTGATTGGCCTTGGCATAGAGTATGGAAAGGATATATTAATCCATATAAAGGTGTAGATTGTCCGTATTGCTATAATAAAGATGAAAGATGCAGTAATGGACTGACAAAAGAAGCAACGGAATATCAAAACCGTTGGTATGGTTTTAAATGTGGCGGGAAGTATATACAGCATCCTTATAGAACAGGCTGTCAATATAATCCAAATGAGAAGCCATATAGTTTGGAACGTTGGGAATACGATTTTATTCTTTCTAAAGATGAACTCAAAAAAGAACTGTTTGAAAATGATGAACCTGTACCTTATGAGGAAATTAAAAATTACGTTCTAAAAAACCAACGCATAACAGATAGCAGATTAGAATGGCAATTAACAGAGGAATACTGTAGGCGTAATGGCTATCAATTGTTTTGCCCTCATTGTGAAGGTGAAGGTGTTGTATGGCAGACACCGGAAATTAAGAAACTTCATGAGGAATACGAATGGATAGAACCGCCAACCGGTGATGGATACCAACTTTGGGAAACGACATCTGAAGGTAGTCCCATAAGTCCTGTATTCTCTACATTTGAAGAACTGTGTGAATGGTGTGCCGATAATGCAAGTACTTTTGCAAGTTTCAAGGCAACTAAAGAAGAATGGATGAAAATGTTAGATGACGGTTTTGTCTATCATCAAGAAGGAAATGTAATAATGATTTGACAAATATACGAATTTTAACAAAGTTTAAAATGAAATATTTGTTTTTATGACAAATTTTTAGTATTTTTGCAAAAAATTAAGAAAAAAGTAGAATGATAAAGATAATATTATTAATGGGTTTATGCCACATTATTGATGATTTTTGTTTGCAACCTATTTCTCTATCCAATCTGAAATGTAAGTCATGGTGGGTAAAGGAATGTAAGAAAAATCATATCAGTTTCGAGGAATATAAATCCGACTATATCAGTGCACTAATCATGCATGCAATATCATGGTCAATAATGGTGTTATTACCGGTTATGTTTCTTACTGATACAAGTGATTGGCTTCTAATTAAACTATTCCTTATTAATACTGCTATCCATGCATTCGTGGATGACCTGAAGGCTAATAGATATAAGATTAACCTTTGGACAGACCAAATAATACATTTGATACAGATTTTGGTAACATTCTACATTATAGTATTTAATCCAACATTATTAGGATAATACCAAAAAACTATTAATTAATTTAAACATATACAATGATTTCAATTAATAAACAACATGTAAAAGCAATTAAAGTCCATAATAGAGAAGTAAACAAAAGGCAATATAGTATCATTCACAGAAAAGGTGATACTTATCTTACCGGTTTTTTCAAGAAAAGTACATACACAGAAGACATATATTCCACACCGTTTTACCACTACCAATTTGGTATAAAGGAAAGTGAGATATTGGCTGATAATAACATTATTGAGGACGGCACAGTATATGTCAAGCCATATGTAGAAATAGAGTATATGAACCAAACAACTGATACTATATACTTCAATACCTATGAGGCGGCAAAAAAGTATTATAATGACCTCAAGAATAGGTTAGATTTGTATCAATTGTAAAACTATACCTGATAGGATATAATTTAGCAAAAATATACCTTAATTATACCCGATGTAATATAATTTAAACATAATAAACAAGATGATAGAAAAAGATACAAAAACAGTTTCTCTTAAAGAGAGGATGACCAAGTTACGTAGTGCAACTGATTATAAACTTCCATTGAAAAGTTATGTAATCGTTTGCATTGATGGCCATTCATTTAGCAAATTAATTAAGAATAAGTACAAGAAGCCGTTTGATGATAAGTTCATCAATATGATGAATGAGGTTGGAAAATATGTATGCAAAAAGGTAGAGGGTTGTAAGTTTGCATATACACAGAGTGATGAGATTACTTTTGTATTAACTGATTTCGAAACAGAGAATACCTGTGCATATTTTGGAAACAGGTTAACAAAAATATTATCCATTATTCCGGCCATGGCAACTGCTAAATTCAATCAGATGGTATTTGCTGACCTTTGTGATACGCCATGTTCAAATGCAGATTTAAAGCAGATGATTATGGATGCAAAGTTGGCTGACTTTGATTGTAAGGCATTTTCCGTAGATAATCTTAATGATGTTTATGCCTATATATTATGGAGACAGATTGATTGTATTCGTAACTCCAAACAGCAGACAGCACAGGCATGGCTTTCACATAAGACATTGGAGAGACTTGATACTGATGAACAAATCAAATTACTTCTTGACGAAAAGGGTATTGATTGGAATACATTTGATGATGGAAAGAAATACGGTAGATTTATATATAAGGTAGTAGAACATTATCATAATGATGATTTAAATACCGATTACGATAGAAGCGTATGGAAAGCATTCGATGCATTTCCAATTATGGCTGAAAATAATAAAAAGAAGTTTATAGATATGCACATTATACCGGATATCAACTATTGTAGAACAAAGGAAGCAATTCCAAAGGACTTAGAGGAAGAAATAAGAATATTAACTGCTGATGATGATATTGCAATTACTAAGTCTACTAACTTCTACAATGATTTAGCATTCGATAGTTTGGATTTAGTTGAACTTACTATCGCTTTGGAAAAGAAGTATAATATTAAGTTCATTCCAGAAGATGGAACAATAGTACTTAATACGGTACAAGACCTAATTAACGAGTTAGAGAAGCGTGGAGTGAGGTTTTAACAAAAATTAACGGAAAAACATTTTGAAGTTTGGAAAAAACGTAGTATATTTGCAACTGAAAATTAGAGATAGTAAATATTAATTTAAATTTTAACAAATAATTTTAAAGAACATGAGAAAAATTATGTTATCAGGCCGTTTAGCGGCCAATGCGGAGATTAAAATGACAACCACTGGCTCACGTCTTGTTGAGTTCCGTATTGCAAACAATGAGTATGTAGGTGGTACAGTCGGTACAGAAACATATTGGTTCCGAGTTGTAGGTTTCCTGTCTTCAAATCCAAATCTTGAACGCCTTGTACCTTATTTGACAAAGGGTAAGACAGTAGAGGTTATGGGTAATCTGAAAGCAAGTCCTTATGTAAGAAGTGCAAATAATGAGTTAGACCCTGGTCTTGAGGTTATTGCAGATACTGTTATGTTTGATGATAATTTCAGCAATAAATCAGATGCTGACAATACTGTAGGTGCAACACCAACCACTGCAACAGTGGCAACCCCAACAACTACGGCAGCACCAAAGAAGGCAGCACCACGTAATCCTACAACAGGTACTGTTAAGGCAGCACCTACACCACCACCTGCTCCAACGACTACAACTGATGATGGGGCTGATGATTTGCCATTCTAAAAGAAAGCTAAAAATTGAACGAGATTTCTTTGGAAGTCTCGTTTTTTTGTAGTATATTTGCAAAAAAATATATATATGCTAAATATTAATGATATAAAAAAAAGGCTTGAAAGAAATCCTGAGCCAGATGAGGTTAAAGAAATAAGGGAAAATATCACAAAGACGTTCTCTAATCTTGAATTCATAGAAGATGTACATAAGTATTACTTACCACAATCTGACGGTACAAAAACGGAATTGCCAAGTGTAAGTGCTACAGCACATAGGTTTGAGCCTGAAGTGGATTGGGATGAGATTTGTGCTGCAAAAGCATTAAAACTTGGTGTAACGTATGAACAACTTAAACGTGAATGGTTTGAACATAACCATCAAGCCACAAATTTAGGTACAGGAGTTCATCTTTACGGAGAAGATTTCATGCATTTTATGCAAGGGCATCCTGAGCAAATATCAAATATAACAAAACCTCAATATGAAGAAGGGTATCTTTTTCCACATTCACCAAAGGAAAACGCTGTTATGCATTATTGGGAAGATTTATACAAGATAGATGAAATTTACCCTGTTATGCCGGAAGCAAGAATATATATGGGGGTTAATGATAAATTCAATGTTAAGAACCCATACGCAGGAACTTTTGACATACTTTTAGCAATGAAACAACAAGGTAAGTGGAAACTTCTTCTACACGATTATAAAACTAATAATGACATTTATAATGATTTTGCAAGGAGTAGAAATGAAACCCTTCTTGAACCTTTTACGGACTTTATCAATGAACCTAAATCACTTTATACACTACAATTAAACCTCTATCAGTTAGGTCTTGAACAACTTGGATATGAAATAATCGATAGGAGGCTTATATGGCTTAAAGATGATGCAACATATGAGAAGGTTTCATTACCAGACATAACTAAACGGTTAATAACAGTATTATAAAATATATAAAATATGGATAACAATAGAGATTATAGAATTGAGATTTTGCCTTATGCATTACCCGAAAGTAATGGCAAAGTATGTGAGATAGGAATAGAAAAGATGTCCATCACCTATATTCAAGAGAATGATACCAATATGCGTACAGAAGATGACCCTGTTCAAACAATCACAATAGAGGCAGAGGACGCAATATGTAGCCGTGAAGAGGCTTTAAATAAGCAAGGGTACTATCTTGTCATAAAGACGGACAGATGGGCTGTTGATGAACCTGAAGACCTTACAATGCTTGTAAATGACTTCAAGGACAGACTATATTGTAACCTTCAAAAGTTAAAGGAAAATGAATGTGTGAATAAAATGGAACAGAAATACCGTGACAAAATGACAATCACAGACGGTCCGCAATATAACATCGGAGTATTAAGTCCTGATAATCCACAAGATTTAAAAGCAGAAGGACGGCCACTTCATGTGGGGTATGAGCAAGCTGACCCAGTACTGTGTTAGAAACCATAAATTCGGAATTACCAAAAAAGGTAGTTCCGTTTTTTTTTACACCCAAATTTTGCAAATATTTAGGAGAAGTTAGATTGCTGTTAATAACAAGGCAATATTCACTATAAATTGGTTATACATTAAACTATTCCCAGCATAACCATAACAAATATTAATTAATTTTTCTAACAAATGCATAATATTACTTCTTAATATATTATACTATAAATATAGTATCTGCTGATGGCAAAAATCAAGAAAAAACGTCCATCAACACCTTATTACAGCATCAACGGACGGAAAAAATTATAAATATAAAAAAAGATGATTAAACTTTCTTCTCCAATGTCACCTTATATCCAAGTGATAGGAGTTCATTCATTAGTTCAAATGCCTTGGTATCAGGACTTAGCTTTGTTGCCGTAGTTTTCTTCTGCTTGGTCTTTGTCTTAACAGTTGTAGTATTTCCAAACAGGTCAAGCTGACGTGTTGCAGAGGCCTTACGATTAGTCTTATTATAGATTGTACGGTTATTGGCATTAAACCCATTACCAATCTCATTCTCGGCACGGAAAAGGCTAATTTCATTCATTTTATCAATTGCCCAATCACGGTCAACAACAACATGCTTTAAGTCACCAAGCATTTCCTTCTTAACCTTACCAAGATGATAATTGGTGAAGTAATAAGCTGCTGGGTGATAAATACCATTACGTAAATCTCTCTGCCATTCAAGACACATGGACATAAATCTGTTTAACCTGTCCTCAGTTGTTCCAATTACTTTTTGCATAGTTATAAATGATTTTTAAATATTAAAAAGTTTTAAAGAGCAGCGAACGCCCTAACGTAATAGTAGTTATCCCTACCGTCGTTAGTGACACCACCATAACTCCAATCGAGAAGCCACGAATCGGTAGACATATCATATAAGGTTGATGACCAATACAATCCACGCATTTCTTTGCCACCTATCTTTATTAGCATTCTATTAATATTTTCCTTATATTTTTGCGCTAATTTTAATTCGCCAAGTGCTGGCAAATAACCTTTGCTATTAAAGCAAAAATGGCAATAAAATGCGGCAACATCTGTTGGTACTTCATTTTTTTCTAAACCTGCATCCAATAAAACCGTTGTATTTCCCTCTCCGCAATAATCTTTTACGGCTTTTTCTTTATCACTTGTTAGCGTAATTCCGCAAGTAGGGGCACATTTATTGCAAAACCCGAAAGAAAAAACGTTTTTATCCTTAAATGAAACATCAAATTTATCAATAACAAAAGAATGCTCTTTTGTGATAACAGCTACACCAATTGCATTACTATCAGCTTGTTCATACTGTTTAATAGTTCCGTCTGAGTAGTATGCATAAACTCCGCAATTGCATTCGTTATCTTTTCTAATATCAATAATACGCTGATATTTTTCCTCATCAACAAATTCAAGCCATTTTCCACAATTTCCGCATCGTTCACTTTGTTTAAGGCCATCATCATTTTCATCAATAAGAAGCAATTTCTTATTATCAAAACCATGAATAGGTGTTGTACCACCAACTGTGTCCCTTACTTCTGTAAGTTTAGTAATTAAATCATCTAATACCATAATAGTTTTTATTTTGTTTTATTTTTTCAAGTGCAAAGATACAAATTATTTCTGATATGTCAAAATATTTTTAGTTAAAAAATACTAAAATTACTTATTATACCACATAACATGTGTAAAATCTCGCCTAATATAGCCATCACATATCTCAGACGGTACACAGGGTATATTTGAGATTTCTGTTTCAGTTGCATAATAGCCACTACCATCATAGTCAGAGAAGAAACTGCCAGCATATGCTTTAAACTCATCCAAAGTCATATGTGAACCTCTATTTCTATCTCCAATTGGTTTAAGAGTATAGTCCTGTACTAATCTGTATTCAGCAACAGTTTTCCAATATTCCATTACAGTTGAGTTTTTGCAAAAATCGTCCCATGTCTTACCATCTGCAATATATTTGTCCTCAATGGCATTGGCTTCCTTACGAAGTCTATTGACCTTTTCTTTTAACTCTTCTTTAGACATATATTATACAACAATTGTATCTCCGTTAGCAAATGTGATTAATTCTTTTCCTCTTACTGTATGGTAGAGATAATCATACATTTCAGCGTCAATACCGTCTTCTTCCATAGTATTGGACATAGCATCCCACATTGACATGACAAAATCCCAAGCATCTTTTGATACTTTTAAAAATAACGGACCTTCAGGGAACTTCTGAAATACTGAATAGTATTCATCACCCTTATTAATAGGCTTACGTGAAAGAGCACACTCATATGGTTTCTGTGCTATGCGTTTTTTGGCTGATACTAGCATTTGCTAATAAGTATTTTTTAAGCGAGTTTATTGAAACGTTCAAACATACCAAGATTTCTCTTCAGTTGATTGACAATTGAATGGGCGGCACAATCAAGATGTGAGATAAGACTAAGATATACGGTATCATGCTTATAATCACCAATGATATTCTCTGCAATCTTGTTCTTTGTTCGACAATATGGATTACGAGCGATATTCATCTGATAATGGTCAAATAACGGATGCCAATACTTGGTTGGTACATCTTCTATACCCTTGAAAAAACGGCAGAAATCAGTCATCATTTTACCGTTCTCCCGTATGAAGATGTCAGTGATTTCGTCATCATCAATCTCGATAAACATGTCATTAATTGCAGTTACACACGCACTGTCACCGGTATGCTTTTTAAGGCCGGCAATTGCCTCAGAATAGGCATTTTCAGAATAGTTTCTCATTTTTATATTTTAATTAATTTTTAACTAAATCTTTGAACTCATCTTCTCTTCCTTCGAATTTCTCTTTAAGACGAAGATAGTTTTTATATTCGTATTCCTCACGTCTGTGTTTATCATCCTCAATGACTTTTTGCGCTTCATCCATTGTCAAATTCCACAAACCAACCTTAATCCTATTTTCAATTAATGGGTCAAATCTAAGTTCACCATCAACAACGCTGATGTGGCAATCATAATTACCAGTATTATAGCACTGAGGTGGGATAACCCACGAATTTTCCAATATGGGTCTACGTTCAGATTCATGGTCATCTGAAACATCATCGATTTCAAACGCCACATATGTTTTATCTGTAAATGTAATGATTAACTCATTCATGTCGTAATTATCCCTATCAGTAGCAAGAGAAATTTTATCTACGACCTTACCTTTAAGTATATCATAATCATTCTTATAATTACTTCCGATTATAATATGTTTATATTCCTTATTTAATTCCATATTAATTAATTTTTAGTTAGACCAAATCCAAATTTCAATCCAAATATAAATTGCAATAAAAAATAAATTCAGAAATATATATCCGATTGCACTCAGTAATGGATATTTAGATTGTTTGATAGTTTCGAATACAGTTATCGGATAGCCTGTCTTATCGGTTTTCTCTTCTTCTGTTATACATAAAAGCCAAAGGCATAATAGGAAGAATAGTATAACCAAAGAACAAAAGGCCTTGATGGTAATTGATGGAAAAAAGATAAATAAAACAAGGCCAATAATGACACAGACAAGTTCAATAAAGGCACGTTTATTGTTCCTTATTAGCTCTACTACCTCATTGAATAGTTCAAGGATAAGGCATTTCCATATGATAGAGCAAATCCTTGATACTCCACTAAAAAACTTCTTTACTTCAAACATTGTATATCCTTATTATTATTCAACTGCAAAGATACTATAAAAAAACGAGACTTCCAAAAAAATCTCGTTAATTTTTGTTAATTAAGCATTATTCAGTTCTTCTACAGTTTTTTTCGTATACGTATTACGTCTATTATTAATCCACATGTCATTTGGGATATTGCAATCTTTTTGTGCTTTAACAATAACTCGTCCAATTCGTCTGACAAGTTCTTTTTCGCCTTTTTCTACTTTTGAAATAATATAGTTAAAATCCTTACCTGTGGCCTTTTTGATTGTTGAAAGAGTTTTGTTTAGTGATATATCATCCTTATTATTTAATATTATTTCCTTTTCTTTACGCAAAGTTAGTAAAGCATTATAAACCGGGCTATTGTCAAGTATTTCATACGTGGGGATATTGTCATTTTTGTAATTATATACCAATGCAGCATATAAACCATTTGTAAATGCTTCTTCCTCACATTTCGTTGTAATATACATAATATCACCAAGCATATAAGTCAAGGACTGTCTTGGTCTATTTTTACATTTTAAAGCAATTTTATACCAATTACTATCTGCTAATGAATGGTTTATTTTAGTTTCTTGGAAATAATGTTCAAGTTCATGCTGTATTGTATCAGCAAATGTATAAATGTCTATGTTTCCGCTTATTGATTTAATTGTTAGCCTAAGTGTCTTAGTAGCATAGTTGAAATCATTTGGCATTTGACGTATATTTGCATCATATTTGTCAAAATATGACTTATCACGGTAATTAATATAACGATATTTTACAGTTATTTTTTTACCAAATGCTTGATATGTTATTAGTCCATCTTTAAAAGATGCACCCGGAATATTTGTAAAATATTGTTTAGGTTGCATGCTGATATCCTTTGATATTTCTTTCATTATATCAAGTGATACCTCAGCGACCTTATCGTTAATGCCAAGTTCTTCTGTTATAATTTTGCAAACATCATTATGCGTTTTACCTTCAATTAAAACAGAATTGATATCATTTAATATGCTATTAAGGCTACCCATTTTCTAATTCTTCCTTTTCCTTTTTTCTTCGTTTAACATCTTTGTCTTTTCCTTTGGCAATATTTTCCCTTACTTCTGCAAGTCTATCCTTGGAGAATTTCACTTGGTCTGCTGACAATTCACAACCAATGCACATCATGGTATCTGCTTGGCAGAATTTCTCACAAGCAACACCTGTAGTACCTGTTCCCATGAATGGGTCAAAGACAACACTATTCTCTGTTGCATACAAATCAAGCAATTGCAGACACAAGTCACTTGAATAGGTGGCCTTATTCAGACTATTTGAGCCATCATTATTTGCGGCTTCAATGAAATTATATGTATTCTCATAATATTTCTGACCAGTGTCTTCTCTTACAGATTTAACCTTCTTATTGATATTGAATGTCTTATATTCATTTTTACGGCAAAGAACAAACACAAACTCTGTAATACGAGTTAGTTTATTTCCCACATTATTGGGGAGCGCCGCTTTCTTCTTCCAAATAATACAGTCAGCAATCATAAAGTTTGTCTGTCTTATAATATCACTCATTGCAAGCCACATTACACTTGGGTTTTCAGAACCGTATGAAATATTATACAGCACAACACCGTTCTTAGAGAGTACCTTGTCAAAATGATTGAATATATCAATTGTCCAACTGCAATATTCATCATCATTCATGTTGTCAAGACAGATATCATATCGTCTGTTATAGGTCTCAATTGCCTTTTCGGTCTTAACAGTACTCCTTGATGTTGCATAAGGAGGTGAGGTTAATACAAGGTCAATCTTAAAATTCTTCTCTGCCATGCGTTTCATGTTCTGAAGACAGTCTTCATTGTAGAAATAAACTTTTGCCATATTAATTAATTTTAATTAGTTATAAAATGTTTGCATCTTGATTTGCATCTTGATTCGTATAGACGTACTGGATTATCTTTATCTTCATATTTCCGGTGAATGAAGTGTTTTAAGTCTTCATAGTTATCCCTTAGAAGAATAATTTCCTCTTCTTTTGCATACGTAACATCTTTTGTCATGTCATCATGCAAAAACAATTCATATGATTTACGGACAGTATCAAATTCATTGACCGTCCATATTCTTCCATCATATACAACAGTGTCCCCTTGTTTAAATTTATTTTTCATTTTTACTATTTTTCTTATAATGCTCAAATATTAAAGTATATACCAAATCCGGCTGATGCAAGGATTATGAATAACAATTTCCAAAAGATATCATAATTGACATCAATATCTCGTCCAATAAATGCATTACCCAATGTGGTAAATGTAATATTAAACCACATCAAGAGGCAAAATAGTGAAAATGTTAAAAGAAATGCCTTTAAACCAATGGTTGCCCATAATACAATACATATGATGGACATAAATGCAAATAAAATACTTCCGAAATTATCCCTCATATTACCAATAAGACCTCCTCATGCCAAGTATTACTAAACCTAAGAACACAAATAAAATAATAATCACGATTGCAAATGGTACCCAAATAGGTGCTAATACCCACCACCAACTCCAATCAATCTGATTAAGCAATTTCAGCGCAATAAACAATATAGTTAATGCACCTAAAAAACCAATGCCACCACCCGATGACTTAACAATAACTTTATCACTCATAAGTAATTCCTATTTATTTAATCTACTATTAATATATTCATCTGGTTTAGGACATAATACAACCAATTCACTTCTAATTTGATTTATAATTGGTTTGAATGTCTCTTTATACACTTCCCAAGGACTGTCTTGCATTGCATAAATCATAGTCCAATATTGATTTGCCTCTTGATAATCAACTATCTTACCAAATTTGGCAATCTGTATGCCGAAAACCATTACACGTATTGAATGGAATAACGATTTCTGTCCCCTATATAGGTCGTAATCCTTTTCAACGGCCATTTTCTTATGTGCCTTTGCAAATGCATTACTCGCTATACTGGATACCACTTGTCTTAACTTCCACTTATCAAGTTTAAAATAAGGCTCATATCTCTTTACATCACCCTTGATTATAAGGTCAGAAGGAAGCCAAAACATCTCAAGTGCTACGATGTGATGTTCCGTAACCATATTGATGAACGTTGACTCATTAATAAACTGATAGTCATTGGTATCATTTTTAAATTCTGCAATACCATTAACATAACCGGACAAATCAATTTCATCATCGACAATGGCAACAATGTCAACATCTGATTTATCAGTCATCGTACCATATACCCTTGAACCGTAATAGAACATTGTAATTACATGTTCCATTAACTCATTAAAAAGTTTATCAGTATCTATTAAGTCAGTCATTTTAATATTCATCGGTGCTTCATCTATTTCTACCATTTCTGTTTTACTAATTGTTCCATATATTTCTATTTTTTGCAAAGATACTACAAAAATTTGAAATAACCAAGGAATTAACAATATTTAACCTTAATAATTATTTTTTTTTGCAGATATACTATTTCCTATGTATAATACGAAGAAAGATGGGAATTTTTTATAAAGTTCCCATCTTCTATAAGTAACTTTAAACGTTATGCTTCATCAGCTGTATCACCATATCCCTCAGAAGCCTCAATATCAACAGCCCCGGAATCATAAACGATGGCTTCTTTCAAACGGAACCCGACGGTCTTTAATTTCTCGGCACGAAGTACAGAATCACCAACTCTACGTACAACAAGACCCTCTCTCGGTGAATCAGGGAATTTCTTACAGAGTGGTTCCGGTTCCTCCATTCCGAAGTGTTCCTTATCGTTTTTCATACGTTCCAACAAAGCCTCATGCCAATGATTCTCAGTGTCCAAATCGGGATAAAGGTCTTCAAGAGTACCGTGATAAAGAAGGTCAATTGGATGAATACGTGTCCAATTCTTGTCACCTGCTGCCTTCATTTTCTCAATCAACTTGTTAGTCCAATCAAGAACCTCAGATACTTCCCACTCTTTCTTAGTACCGTCTTCATTGGTAGTTGAAATACGGTAGAACATAATATTATTCTCACCTTCAGCACATCCATAATCATAAGCCTTCTGTATCATTGACGGTTGACCGGTAAGATAACCACAAATCTCACCATAGACGGTCATACCTTCATCAAGATATGGATAGATAATGTCGCCATACTCAGTCCAAACGTCAGCATTGTAGTAGCCACCACCTACGCCTTGATTGATGTAACGGTTTTTAATGACAGTACGTGAAGAATATACAGGGCCATATACAACCTCACTATCAGTAATTCTAAGTGATTTAAACAGATGTGTGAAATCAACAAACTTGTTAAACATTCTCTTGCAGAAAGGCAGTTTAATTGGCTGATTTACATGCAGTTTACCAATTATACAACTTGTTCCGTGTAGTTTAACACTAATATCTACAATATCATCCGGCTTGAAATACTGAATATCCTTTTCGAACTGACTTGTGCTGTAGTGGAAGAAGAATTCACCATCAATCATGCGGTCAAATCTCTTAATTGTTTTTTGTGCTCTATTCTTATTGTTCTTTTTCTGAGATTCTGCCGGCATAGGTGGAATATATACCTTAACGAACAAATCACCATTTACAGTATCAAACTCTTGACCAACATATGCCTCAATATCCTCCATCGTAATTGTCGGGTCATACTTAATCAAGTCCTCAGTTGCAAACAGAACACCAAATGAAGGAGTATTTCTAAGAGTAAGACAACGAACGCGGCCATACTTGTTCATATATCCACAATGTTTCTTAACCTCTGCAATAATGTCAGCGCCAGACTTAACAATATCCTCTACTTCTTTCTTCAAGTTGGTATATGTTGTGGTCTTTGCGATTGCACGTGCTGTATAATCGTCAGCCTGCTTCTGCAAAGTATCAATTTCAGCCTTCTTAATACCATACTCTTCAGATGAACTATCAAGAGACTCAAGGTCTTTTGTCATCTTCTTAATCTGCTTGTTAATCTTAGCGGCCTTCTTGGTGAGATTATCCATTGAAGCCTTTACATTCTTAGCCTCATTACGGATAGTATCAGCCTTTGCCTTAATTGGCTCATAAGGTTTGTAGATTTCATCAACCTCTTCCTTATTGGCATTCTTCTCACGGCAACTAATCTCATAAAGGTTATTAACGGAAAGGAATTTCTCATTAAGTTGCGTCTCATTAGCGGCATAAATCATAATGTCACCCTCTTTTACGTCCTTACTAACTACAATCTGTGTACCAAACACGTTAGTTTTCATAAGGAAGTCTGAACCCTCAATTGGAGTAAGTTCACCAACACGTATCACAGCCGCACTATACTCACTTTTGTACGAATCACTTTTAGTAAATACATTTTTTCCCATTTTCTTAATCTTTTAATTTCTAATTTTGATGCAAATTTAATACTTTTTTTCCACTCCACCAAATATTTTTTGTTAATTAATGTTAATACTGAAAGAATAACATCAGATAATATATTTCCTCATTATTTAGGTGAGGATACAAATTGTCCAAAATACGCCACATCATCAAAACAAAGTTTAAAAATACAAGCCATTACCTTTTTAATATCAAATTTATCATCAGTCCTAACCGAGCTTTCCATATCAACCCAATAATCTCTTACAATTGGACTATTCTCAAGGAAACTTACCTTATCTGATATATTATCGAATGATATGCCACCGGCATAACCAACTTTAAATGATGAATCAAGTGCTACAATAGGAGTATCTATCCCTTGTCCGCCGGAAGCATCGAGCAATATGGTAATTTTATTGTTAGGCATTGCACTTTTCCATAATTCGATATTATCGACAGAATGTTGTTGTATAATAACTTCATCCAATGTTTCTGGAATATCAAGTTCAAGTCTTTCCGGATTAGATTTATTATTAGATACATTCAATTGACATCGTTTAAACAAATCAAAATTACCTTCACATAAATCAATAACCGGTTTCCAATTGTTATTCACAGCCTCCCTCGCCAAATAACCGCATAAATGACAAGAAAGATTAAGTCCTAAACCACGTAGTTTATGCAAATCAGATGGGTCAAAATAACGATTACCATTTTCTTTCCAATTCCGTGAAAGTAACACTCCAAATTCGATATTCGGAACATATTTTTGTATTTTCTTCAATTCTGATAAATCAGTCCATCTATCAATACCAGTAAATGTAATTTGTTTTAATTTCATATTATATTTTTTTATATTTATCAAATTATTCTAATAGTCTACATTCTTCAGGTGTATACTTTTCATGAAGTTTTTCCATCCACCACTTCGTCTTGAATTTAACTTTTGGTAGCCTCTGACCTTTCATAAGTGTCGTTCTTCTACATACAACTCCTTCTTTTACATTTGGATATTTACAGACAGGTTGCGTCCAATCATTATCTTGTATAGATTTGATGAAATCCTTTGTCAGTTTACCTCTATATATTAATTCAGGCTGAATAATCTCCTTATGAGAATAGAATAGTTCCTGTAACGGCTTTAATTCAATATAGCCTTTTTTCTTAATAAAGACATCAATTAATGCAAGTTTTAATTCATCACCCTCAACATGAACGCCAGCAAATGAATTTTCTCCATACCATTCAAAATAGAATGTTACTTCATCAACACCTGTGAATAGTCCTTTCTTCTTTGAGTTATCGGTTACAATCTGAGATAGCAATTGTGGATAACAAGAATTCTTGAACCATTTAACAGCATTGCCAAACTGTTCATCAGTTTCATCAAAGACACGTTTTCTTGAACCGAATTGGTCGAATTTCTTTGTCCTTGGTGAATACTTTATGCAGATATTTTGTCCGTCTAACTTGTTATAGGCAGCAACCTCTTCACCTAATAACGTACCGTCATCTTGTATACGGTTTATAGTATCGTAATGTCTCATTCTTTATGAAGTTTATCTTTTACAAAATAATATGCTTTATCATAATCCTTATTATCGGGATATAATTCAATGGCTTTATCAATTATATTATCCAAACGGTCTCCCCTTCTTGTATAAAATTCATACAATAGGAAACGTTTCGTAGGGTGATAATCACCAAAAACATCTACCATAGCATGATATGAACACATATGTTTTGGTATCTCATATTCAATAACAAATTTCGTAACTCGTTCTTTATCACAATCCCATTCTCGCATATGAGATTTTACATCCCGATATATTTCCTCATATAAGAAATCATTAATGCTTCTATTACTTTTCTTGATTATCTCATCAGTAAGTTTTATTAATTCTGGATAATAATCATATTGTTTATTAAGTTCATCTTGTGTGGTATCTGGATAATATGTTTTAATAAATTCACAAACATCAGTATAGTTGTACTTTTTCTTTGCAAATTTATTAAAAACGTTAATTTCTACATCCTTTGGTATATCAACACCTTCATCCCAAGCAGTTTGCTCTTCTTGATTACCGAACATGCCTGGGCATAAATTCAGTGTGTTTATATCAGGTGGCGTAGAACTGAAACAGAACCAACCGTTTTCCTTTGTTTGTGCAAACCAAAAACCGCCACTTTTAGTTTTATATATTTTCATCCTCCTATTGCTACAAGATAGTCATTTTCCCAATCAAAACACTTTAATATATGTATGAAGTTAAAGATTGCATATCTATAAGACATGCCATCACTTATCCACCACTTATTATCAGACAAGTCAATATTCATATAATGTTTTGTGCCATCATCATCAATCCAATGGCTATCCCAACATTCAGCATCGAATCTTGCATCAAGGCAAACCTTTCTAACTGCTTCTTCCCATGTTGGTTTCTCCCAAGAATATTTACCGGTTATGTCCTTTCCGATTTCTTGTTCATCATAGTCAACCGTATGAGACATTAAATAATCATAGATGTTGTTTTTTCTGATATACTCTATGATATTCAATAACTGTTCCTTGGATATGGTATCGAAGGACATATCATCTTCAATCTCCAATTTGTTATTAAACAATTTTGAACAAAGATTTTCTTTTTCCGCATCACCTCTATCAAGAACCCAAGCAAGAGTGTCGTACTTTATTCTATCTTTCTCAAGAGTCTCGAATATATTAGTATTTTTATATTCTTCATCCGTGATGTTTCTAATAGCATCCACGTCTTTTTTTGGACACCTATATAAACTAATTCGAAATCCCATATTCTTTAAAATTTTAAATCATAAATGTCAAAATTACCGTTTCTCCACATATCGAGCATTACAAACTGTATACCGTCTATATACTCTTGATTATGAAAATGATAATGCCCATAGAACCACTTATAAAGCGGATGGCCATCTTCAATCAACTTATTGTATATATCATCCATTACCTTACGTTCTGCATCAATATCAGTTTCAAGCTTTGGGTCTACCACTATCCAACTTTGTATTCCGTTTTTGTTTAAAGGTTTGGCAAATGATGGACATGTATGCGTAGCAACAATATCAATCTTTATTCCCAATTGATTTAATTCATTTAATGTTTCCTCATCATAAACAGGCGCTTCATCAGACCAATAACATTGTCTGCATAATTTTTCAGCATCCTCTAATGGACATTGATGGTAATATGCATATTGTATTGCATTCTGCCTTGTTGCAGCAATACGTCCTGACCTATCAATAGAAGTGGCGCCTCCTACACAAAGAATATTATGTACTTGTGTCTGAATAACTGTATAATCCGGTATGGCTTTGAAATATTTTCTGTTTATTTTCTTGCCATCAAAGTATTGGGGACAATCATGATTGCCCCTAATGAATACAAATTCATCATTGAATTGTGATGCTGTCTTTGACAGTTTATTGAAAATATTCTTATAATGTTCTTCTTTCTCAAACCCGAAACCGCAATCACCTGTAATTATAAAAGTTGTATCAGTAAATTCTGTACGTTTCATCAAACCTTGTAAAGAATTAAATTCTCCGTGCATATCACCAATAAAACAGACCCCGGTTCTATTCGTTTTTATTAAGTTCATTTAGTAATTTTTTTATTTTTTCTTTAATATTTTCATTGTAATTTATATAATATATTTGAATATTATGTTTTTCACAAAGTTCTTTTTTTACTTTATCTCTTATTTGATTTTCTTTAAATTGTTTTAAGGCTAATACATTATCATTATGCCAAAATCTAGTTGGCTTAAAATGTTGAGGACCTTGATGTTCAATTGCTATATTATAGTCATCCAAATAAAAATCAAGTCTCAATAAGCCTTTATTACGTAGCCATTCAAAACTTTTTTCTAATGTATAATTTATGTTGTTTTTAATTAGTAAATGTTCTATATAACGCACCCTTTTTAAATTATTGCACTTTGGACAACCACAACCTTTCAAGTGACTATTTGGTATTTGCCAAAATTCACCATGCTCATTACCATAACAATCTTTTTGATGGCAAATTATGCAAACTTTTGTCATATGGTTAATATATTCAGACTTAGAATAATCATATTTGTCGCCATGTACTTCTTTTGCTTTTTCAATAAACTCTTCAGTGGATAACTTATCACTTCCCCCACATTTATGACACCCCTTTGGATGATTTTTATTGATATGATTTGCAGGTATTTGCCAAAACTCACCGTGTTCAACCCCATGTTCATCTTTATTATGACAAATTATTTTAACTTTTGTAAAATAATTGAGATAATCAACTTCTGAATAATCATATTTATTACCATGAATTAATATGGCTTTATTTATGAATTGTTCCTTGGTTAAACTTAATCGTTTTGATATTTTTATATAGCGTCTAGCCGGAGAATCGTGACCAGATAAATGTTTCATTGGTGTTTGCTCAAACGGACCAAATTCAGGGTCAATTATTTTAACCGGTGTGTGGTTATTCACATATACAACCTCTGAATAATCATAGTCAATATCCTTATGTACCTTTTTAGCTTTTTCAATAAATTCCTCCTTTGTTAAACGTGGTTTCATATTATATTATTTATCTTAAATATAATAATTCTACCATATTTAATCAATTGTTTCTACTGTAATCTTTACTTTCTTATTAAGTAAGCCTTCATTGAATACTTTATGTGTCCGACTTGGGTCAACTGATGTAATAGCAATATCAACTGTTTCCTCATTCTCAGGGTCGTTATCACTATCAAGTACAAACCTTGTCATTTTAAGATTTCTTTCATTATCTACGGAAAGCAAATCATTTACGTTTCCTTCTAACTCTAAAATTACTTTACTCATTTTACCTAATTTTTTATATATATTATTTATGTTTCGACAGCAAATATACTATTTATTTTTCAAATAAAGAAGAGAATATATTACGATAATAATACACTTTATTATCCTCAAAACTACGATAAAATGCAAATATCATATAATTCTCATGTATACCAATCAATATTTTACCGTCAGTTATTTTATCGAATAAGGGTCTGAAATTATTTAACTTCATATTAGCCATTATTTATCTCCCCCTCTTTAACCTCTATACATTTTATTTTAAACAGAGTCAATTTTTATCTTCTAATCCGCATTTAGAACATTTATAGTAATCATAATGAGAATCATGACCATCATATATCCAATCATGAGTGCAATGTTCTTGTTTTTCTTTAAGGTATTTATTGATTAAATCCAAATGTTTTTTTAATGGCTTAATATCTTCATTTATATAAGCCATATTTTTATCATATGAATATTGGTCACACTTTATACCAAACCCTTTAAGCGTTTGAACGGCATTGTTTATTGTATTACGATTATCGTAATTTGAGTTAAGTTCCTTTTTTATATTAGATGAATAGTCTTCGATTTCATCAAAAGAACTATATGCAATGAATGTCCTTAACTCGTCTTCTGTTTTCAACTCCATATATTAAATGTTAATTAGTTTCAGTATCTTCTTCACCATATACCTTGAATCCGTTATCCCTACGAATATTGGCAAATGCCTCTATCGGTGTAAACCATGTTTTACCATGTTCTTCACAGCCTCCGTACTTAATGTCGTAAGGTTTGTCTAACTGATATGATGATTTGTATGCAAAACCTTCAACAGCATCAATATACATGCTATATTCACCTTCATTCAATGTAATCGTCTTGTCAGTTTCAAAATTCTTTTCAAGCCAATCCTTATATGTATTGGCAAACGTGGTATCAATACTAACCAATAAATCTTCGCCGAACAACTTGGTTAATTCATCATTAGTGAATGTCCTATACTCTTGTGTCTTTCCTCGTCCATTAGTCTTATAACCCAAGAAAAGGAAATTGAAATACTCATATTGCTTTTCAATCTTCTGTATAAGTTCCATTGTCTTCTCAACGCCAAGAAGTTCAGGTATCAGATGAATTGTAATCTGCTTATAGCCATCACGATTGAATGAGAACTTAAAATCACCAAGAATATCAATATCTTTCTCATCAGTTACAGATACGCCAATTGCGGTGACATAATCCTTAAATAATTTAAGATATTTCTCATTTGAAAGAATCTCTTTGCAGTCTTTTGCATTAATAGTTGTATTAATAATATGACCACGTTCTTTCATGTACTTGAACAACTCTTCAAGATGTGAATAAAGAAGTATGTTTCCGCCACCAACTGAGAACTCAACACGTCTGTCATATCGGTCATACTCATTTGACGATAATTGGTTAATTATAGCTTTAAGTTTGAAGAAATCAGCCTCTTTCTCCTTCATTGAAGAATCCATGAAACAGAACGGACAACCATGTTGGCACTTGTTAGTAATACGAAGGTCAACAAGTTCAGGATATGATGGAACACAGTCACCTTTTTCGGTCTTGAAACGAATTTTTCCATCCCATCCGTACCCAATCCAATAATTACCGTTCTTTACTATACCTTTTGAAAGACTACCAATTCCAATGTCATCCGGCAATGCTATCTCCTTATGTCCTTCAGTTGTAGCATATACAAAATCTGCTTCATCAGAACCGCCGACAATAATAATGTCTTCATCATCGATTACATTTTTAAGGAAATCAATGCTTGCTTCAAGTTCTGTACCTTTTCTGAAACTAAGTGCCCCCCTGGTATACATACCAAATTCCTCATACAAATCATTTTCCCTTGCTTTTTTGGCAAGTTCCTCATATTGTTTCATTTCCGGATAATACTGGCACATTATCTCGAATAACGTCTTATTCCAAAAGATATTTGCTGCAACGTATTTAATTTTAGCCTCTCTTGAAGCCGCAATTGTGTTATCAAACCTATCATAATAATTCAATTCAAAGATATTCAAATCCTTAAACATTTCATCTTTATTACGATAGATGATTGAATGTGTTGAACTACTGTTGGTTGCAAACCCCTTTCTGAAATTCTTTAAATATACTGCTCTCATATTAATTTATCTTTAATGCTTAAATTGCTTATCCAAAATCATTTCATTATATTCCGTAGGCTCCGGGAAATCAAACTGACTCCACATACGGTCAATTACCTCTAACGGCATCATACCCTTACGTCTGTCTTTATATGTCTGCAAGTCAGGTGCCTCTATATACACATATACAATTCTAGGCATGAACCTTAATGTCATATCAGTATATGCATCACGATACATCTTACGGACATTAGTGTTGTCAATTACGAAGTCCTGCTTATTCTTGCAGCATTCCAACATTCTCTCATTGAATATCTCCGTTACATGACTTTCCTGTTCCTTATTACCTTGTGGTTTCTCACCCTTGATACCAATCTCTGTACGTATAAGGTCACGGCTAATCTGAACGGCATCTTTAAGATACTTCTCAATATAATACGATTTACCACTACCAGGTACTCCTATCATTACATACATGGTGAATTGGCCATAATCCTTTGGTAATGCATATCCTTCCGGGAACAGTCTGTCTTTGAAATGGAAGAACCTAATCTTCTCATAATCATTGTTAAACTCATAAGGAGTCTCATAGCAATTCAAGCCTTCGGCAAGTGACTTGATACGTTCCTCTTTCTCTGCAATAAACTCTTCATCCTCTTCATCATTCTTAGAACCAAGAGAATCACAGATATTAAGAATAAGCATATCCTTAACTCTTACCCTACCATGAGACAACTGAATCATCTTACGGGTAGACATTTCCTCCTTATCAAAGATATGGTGTAAATCCATGTGATGACGTACCATATAGCAAACCTTCTCACGTAATGTAAATTCTTCATCGAAGAACAACCTACGTGTAATCTTAGCACCCACAAGTCCATGACACTTTGTAGTGTAATCGCCCTTTTCCTCATCAAACTTAGTGGTTGAAGGCTTTCCAAGGTCATGACATATTGCGGCAGACATCATCATAATGTAATATTCATTATCCGATGGCTCAATGTTCTCACGGTTAAGCAAAAATGACTGTAACGCCTGAGTGACTAATTTTGTGTGCGTAGAACAAAATTTTTCTTTGTGCCATATCTTTGACTGCTCACAGGTTTCCATATCCTTGAATTCCTTTATTGAGAAAATCTTATCCCAATCTGGAAGCCATGTGTCTTGATTGAATAAATCTCTAAATTTCATTTTTTAACGTATTTGTTTACTAATTTCCTTGAGTCTAACCGCATAACTGTTAATTACCACGTCCAAGTTTGTGTTGTAACGGAACTCTTCTGCAATTTTCTGTGCCATCTCGTACTTTGCCAAAATGCTTTCGTAATCGTTTTGAGACATAATCTATTTATATATTTTTTGGTTTTATCGTTCGCAAAGATACTAATTATTTCTCAATTATCCAAATATTTTATGTTAAAAAATTGAAAATTAATTTATTTTCGCCTAAATTAAATATTGTATATGGATGGTATAGTATATCTAATTTGCGATGCTGCAAATAATCTATTTAAAATAGGTGTTACCAAGGGGAAAATAGAAAACCGAATTAAAAAACTCCAAACCGGTAATGCCACAGAATTATTTCTTTCCAATTACCATACAACAAAATATCCATACCGTATTGAAAAAATGTTACATACTCATTTCGAGAACAAAAGAGTATTAAATGAGTGGTTTGAATTAACAGATGAGGATGTAGCAAACTTCAGTAATACATGTGAGTTAATGGAAGAACGTATTAATATACTTTTAGACAATCCATTCTTCGTTAAAAAGTTACATTAATTTTTTTCTTTACGTTTTTCCTTAATTTTAGCAATTTTTTCTTTCATTGAACGTTGAATTAGTTTTTTTGCTATAATTTCTGTATGACAACGTTCTTTACCTATATCACAGAAGCATCCAAGGTATATTTCATCATATGTCTTATATGCCTCATACATTCTATCCCATTCTTGTCTGAACATTTCACCTACTTCTGTTTCATCTTTCAGCATGTTGTCAAAATATGGGTCATATAGGTCAATGGCTTCATCACGAGTCTTTACCTTTATCTGTGCCTTTGTTTCCCTATTCTTAATATGTGTATAGGGATTACCGAATATGTTAGGCCTTGAAACATCAAAGGCATTCGGACCGTAATGTTCCTCTTTTAACTTACAATAAGGAATTATCTTGGACATATTAAAAAAAAAATTAAAAAGGTTTCAGCAACCACGTATTATTGTAATCACCGAAACCCTACTCAAATGAACGATTTAAATTAAGTATTTTCTTACTTCGCCATTGTTACAATAGCAACACGTCCGCTTTCAGGGTTCTTACCCTTACCGACAGCACTATTAACCTTGATGCCACGACCCTTGAGGTATGTTGCAACAGACTGTGCACGCCACTCAGAAAGCTTCTGATTATACTCATCAGTACCGGTGGTAGATGCAGTTGCTACGATATCGACAACTGAATTACGGCTAATCTGATTAAGGATGAAGTGTGCCTCAACGTTAAGATATGCACTGTTGTTATTAAATGGAACAATCCAAGCATCACGGTCTGTGTCATTTGTGACAGGTGTGCCCTTCTCATCAACGACAACCTTCTGACCATCAGCCGTAACAGGAACCTCCTTAACAACAATCTTCTCAACTACCTTTGGCTCACGGCTCTCACACTCTGCAAGTGCGCCATTCAAACGGTCAATCTCACTAATCATTGCACCTACATCATAGGTCTTGAAATGATGTGTACCATTGCTTGTCTTAAAGTGATACATGTAAGTCAGATTAAGTGCAAGCTGTGCTCCATGCTTTGTAAACTGAATTGCATCAATCTTATGCAAATTCCAATATACAGCAGGGGTCAATACAAACGAATGAGCCTTGTTCTTGCCAAGATTAAGAGCCAAATCAACGCCTGTCTTTGCAGACAAACTATTGTCCTTAATGTCCCAAGCACGAAGCCATCCAAGGCCGGCTACAGCACTTACCTCAAATGTACGTGGTGTACCATTGTAGCCACAAAATGCATTTGAAAGGTTAACCACTCCGTTAAAACCAAGATTGGTTGTCTTAACCAATGTCTTAATGTCGGCAAAATGGTTATCATTCAAGAAAGCCAATGCCTCAATCTGAGCACCGAATACAGGGGTAAAATCCTTCTGTACCTTTACACCAACATTGGTGTTGAGAGGGAATACAGAGTTGAAATCAAGAGGGGTACTTGCACCAACCGTTACACCTGCTGCAATGTTATCCAATGCATTACTGTTCTCAGTCGCAATCTGTGCGTTTGCACTCATAATGGCTACGAAAGCCATCACCAAACTAAAAATAAACTTCTTCATAGTCTTTTTACAAAAAAAAATTAAATTTTAAAAATTTATTTATTTACTAAATTATAATTATTGTAGTTTTACCAAGTGAATTGGTATGTTTTACATTTCGTCGTGCAAAGATACTACTTTTTCTGCATATATCCAAATATTTTTTGTTAAAAATTGTTAATTGGACAAAATTTCAGCCGCAGCATTATTGAATTTATCCCACCATTCCTTGTGTAATTCAGTCTTTTCATCTTCTTTGAAGTCTATTTCACCCAAATTTGCATCATCGTCATAGTTTGTATATATAGCAGGGTTTACTCCAATTAGATGTCCTTTTGACAATAAAAACATCAATCTATCATATGTTTTTTGATATGTATCAATTGTTTCTTCAGGAAGACCTACTATAATATTTGCTATAAGTTTTATACCACTTTCCCTTGCTGCTTCAACTGCATTGTCAAATAGTTTTTCACTACTTGGTTTCCTATATTTCCTTAGTATTTCGTCATTATAAGACTCAAGACCAATCTCAGCAACTTTAACACCAATATCATTGAAATCCACTGATTTCTTAACTAACATACCGGATGTTGTCTGAACAATAAACCCATTGAAATCATCTTTACCAGTTAAATCAGATAATTCCTTTAATTTTCTGTAATTGTCTGCTTGACCAAATGTTTTATCGTCAATATAGATTAATCTGTAATCAAGCGGCTCAAATGATTTAATCTGTTGTTCAATGTACTTATCATTTACTGATGTAATCTTTCCATGAGGTACAATACAGAATTTACAGTTGTTAAGACATCCATAGGACATTGTTAATCTTGGTATAATCCTTTCACCATTGAATAAAGTATAATCAGTTCCGAATTCATAAGTTGCACCAAGTTCCCTTGCTGTGTCTTTTGTAGTGTTACATATTCTTATATTAGGGAATTGTATACGCATTTCCCACATGAAATCCTCATTATATCCACCAATTAGGAATTTCTGATTTGGGCAAGCCTTCACAATATCCTGTATGAAATATTGATTGGCATTCATCAATGAGAATAGAACAAAGTCGTATTTCGTGATTTTTATGTGATTTATTACCTCAGAAATGTGATTTTTGCACCAAAATACCTCTTTATTATCGTCCGGCAAAAAATACGCAATCTCAGTAATCCATTTGGGTATCTCAAAGGTATTCTTACCCATGTAATACCCGATATTTTCCCATTTCTTATAGAAAACATCCCAATAGGTATCACATGAGCCATGCCTTTTAAACATGCTGTTGGCAAATTGTACAAATAGAATATTTCGCATTATTATATCTTAATAATTTTTCCAAAGCGTTTCTACCTTTGTCTTGGGCTTTCTATTACCACTAATTGTGTTAACTTCAAACTGAAGTTTAGTAAACCCATTGTCTGTTAATTGATTATACAATTCATTGTCATATCCACTGATAAGCAATTTTGCCTTACTTCTAAGACAAGTTTCAATAAACTCTTGCTGTTGTTCATCAGTCATATCAACGACATATCTTTCAGCAGAAGACCTTGTAGACAGTACATAAGGTGGGTCTGCATAAATGAATACGTTTGGTGAACTATATTCATCCATCAGTTTCATTCCATCCCTACGTAACACCATTACTTTACTTAATCTCTGATGTATCTCCGGAAGACGGTCAATCGTAGACATGAAGTCACTTACAGATTTGGCCATATTTCTTCTAACCACTCTGTTCATGGAAAAACCACCAATACCATTATGACTGCTACGGTTTACATAGAAGAAATAATATGCCCTCATAAGTTCTGAGAGATTATCTTCTTTAAGTTTTTCCTTAAACTCTTGACGGAAATATTCATTGTAATAAGAACAATCACACAACGCCTTGAACTGCTCAAATAACTCCTTGTCAGTTAATACCTTAAAAAGACAATATACATTATTGTATAAATCATTGTATATCTCAATAGGTGCAATTAAATCTTCCGGTGTATGGAAACCAACACCGAAAGAACCACCAAAAGGCTCGATATAAGTATCATATGAACCCTTCTCAGGAAATTGTGCTAAAATATTATTAAACATAGAATTTTTTCCACCGAACCACTTTACTATACTATTCATTCTCAGTAATTTACATTAGTTTGCTAAACGTTTACTCATAATAAGTTCTCTAAGGAATTCATTATTTTCTCCTTCAATTACAGTATCAATCCATTCCTTATAATGTTTACTATAATCTATATCTCCACTAAGACTGCTTGGTGAATAAGTAAGGTCTGTAAGAATTGACCTATTCGGATATTTTCTGTTTCTCCATGTATAGAAATCAGGATATGTATCATCATCGAATACGTGGTCATCAACAATAAAACAGAATGCTGTGGTAATCATACCCAAATCCTCTTCCATGAACTCTGCGTACTTAATTTCATGTTCGTCAAGTTTCTCACGGATATCATCCAAGTCAAATAAGGTACCGCCATCAAGGACAATAATTGTCTTATCAAGTTTTGACCATTCCTTATATTCAATTGTATCACCGAACAAATCAGCATATTCTACAATTGCATGGGCTGACTGTATTCCCTTCTGCATTGGGGACAATTGTCTCAATACCAAACAATACATCCTATATAGACGTTCATCATCAATTGGCAAATCAAAATCCCCTTCATCAACATCATTATACATTTGTGTTACCGTTGTATCAGTTGGTACCTTACTTACATCACCACTTGCAATATTAACAAATGTGGTTGTTCCATTGTTGTTTTTATCCATATTAATTAATTTTTTTTTATTTATTTTTCAGTTGCAAATATACTACATTTTTTTGAAATAACCAAGGAATTAATAGAATTTAACTGATATTTATAAGAAAATTCATACGTAATGGACAGAAATACATTAAAAAACGAATTAAAAAAGATGATACGTGAAAGTCTTGACAGACAAGGCCTGAGAAATCATGTAAAAAGTATCGTTACTGAGGAAGTAAAGAAAATATTTGAAAAGAAAGCCATCAGTGAAGCAGAAGACAGTGAAGGCGAGGGTAATTCGAATATTAAACGTAAAGCTGTAATGAACATGCTTAAAAATGATAAGTATGACCATGCTTATTTTGCTTATCAACTGTGGCATCCAAAGGATGATAATGAAAAAGATACCTATCGTTCACTCTTCAGTAAGAAGGCTACAGGTAAACCAGATGCTGACGGTGCTGTAAGACAGTTCACTGACGATGAAATTACAAAACTGTATGAATTAATGAGAAATAACTAAAAGGGCAAAAAAATAATTAAAACAATACATATTTAGAAATGTCAATAACCCCTCCCTAAAGTGAGGGGCTTGTGCAAAGAACATTAATTCTTTG